ACGTCTTTCTATGAAATTAGAGATGACTCTATAGAGTCTTAACTCTATCAATCTCAATCTCTTTATGAAACTGTCATCGCCAGCAACAATTGTTTTATCCATCAGTAACCTCCTTCATAGAAATTAGAACCGAGTTGAACAGTAGTCTTACAAACTAAACATCTTAACATTGGATCATCTTCTTTGTTAATACCCGGATAGAGAGGATATTCATCATTAGGACAGACGGGTGGTGGAATCTCTTCATTCTTAACTTTATCCCACCATCTATGTAAGTAACTCCATTTATTAGTATCTATTTCTTCATTCATATAGTTATCTTACTCATTAATCTTAATAATAAGATAAGAACTTATAACTATAGAACTATAAGGTCTTTACTTATCTTAACTCTTAATTTTAGACATAGACGTACCCTAAGGGTATAAGCCCTAGAGGTCGCTCACAACAATGTTGCTTAGGGGCTGGATTAGTCATTATGAACCCCGGTTTCCACCACGTAATTACTTGTAGAAGTGAAGCGTGTTACCTGGCTACTTCATCGGGAATAAAAAGAACCCCAAGTAGAGGCTCCTACCACTCTACTTGGGGTTCCGTGTTATTCGTACGAAAGTTCTCAAGGCAAAGAGTAGGAGTCTTACCTTCTGCGTATAGTATATAAAGAACTATCCATGCCTGTCAAGTGCTACACTGAACTTTTCCAGAAAGGATATTAAACAATGAGAATAAGTCTCTCAATGCCTGACACGATGATGGTTAGGTCAACCGGTCACGGTGAAGTAGGGTACCAGATGGTACGGTCTTTACAGAAACTAGGAGTAGAGGTTCCCTACAGAGATAAAACGGCCCCTGTGGAAATAAACTACTGCCACCCTCAGGACTGGACGTGGAGTGGAGTTAATTCGTACAAGATAGGTTATCTAGCCTGGGAGAGCACTGAACCAAAGCAAGGGTGGAGTGAGATTATCAATAACGGCCCTGTCGATGAGATATGGACGCCTTCACCGCTTGTGACACAGTGGGTCAAGCAATGGACAAAAAAGCCGGTAGAAACTTATGAGCATGGAGTGGACGCATCCGTTTGGACTAAGAGAAAAAGGCGGGTGGACGATGTTATGCGATTTATTCATCCTGACACTTCTGCTAATCGAAAAAATGCTCCTATTACTGTTGAAGCATTCAAGCAAGTTTTTGGTGACTCAGATGACTATCGCTTGACGTTAAAACATGTCGGTCATTCTTTGGTTAGAAAGACCGGAGGTAATCTAAAGGACTTGCCGGGGGTTCTTAATATCAATGAACTGGCTAGAGTTTATAAATACCATCACGTTCTCGTTACTCCAAGTGCGGGAGAAGGGTTCTTCTTACCAGGACTGCAAGCATTGTCAACTGGAATGCCCGTTATGCTCACAGACGCTTGGGTTCCTTATAGTAAGTATCTGATCAAAGAACTAAACATTGATTCTCAACTAGTTAATTCTCCTTGGCCCCAAGAACATCCAGGCAAAGTATTTGAACCAGATTACGATAGTTTAGTAAGTTCTTTTGATTATGTTGCCAATAATTTTGATACGGTCTCATATACCGCACACTCTTTGGCTAGTCAAGTTCAAGAAGAATATAGTTGGGAAAATGTAACTAAAAGAAGTTGGAAACACATTTTTGAAAGTTTTTAAGGTTAGGCTTTTGACCTCGAATGATTACATAAAGTAATTTATTTGTCCTCTTGAACCTAGACGAACAGGTGCTAGACTAGACCAAAACACGGACCCCCGTCAGGGGGTCTATTTTTGTCGAAAGAAGGAATATATATGGTAGAAGTTTACACAAATTCGGGATGCCAGCCATGCAAGGCCGTGAAGAGATTCCTGAATGGTAACGAAATTAACTTTGTTGAGAAATCTATTGCAGATGAAGAGAATCTAAATTACGTCAAGAGTCTGGGGTACAACAGCGTTCCCGTAGTAGTAACTCCTTCTGGTCAACACTGGAACGGCTATCAGCCAGATTTACTACAAACTCTTAAATGATCGTTTTTTACAGCCTACACGAAAACACCCGCCGGTTTGTGGATAAGTTGGATGTTGAGTCGGTAAGGATTCCATCTAATCGAGATCAAAAGATCGTAGTGGACAAGCCTTACATCTTGATCACTCCAACTTATTCCGGGGGCAGACCCCCCAAACCTGTGTCTCAATTCCTTAATGACAAACAAAACCGTCCTCTCATGGATGGTGTCATTGGGGCAGGTAATCGCGGGTTTGGCCGAGAATTTGCATTAGCAGCAGATGTCATTAGCATTAAATGCTCAGTTCCTTTGTTATACAAGTTTGAGATTATGGGAACGACACAAGACGTAAAGAAAATACAAGAAGGGATTGACAAATGGTGGATACAACACGCGAAAAGACAAATTACATCCAACTGAATGCCATGGTAAAGCGCTATGACGCTGAGGGCAAGATGCAATTGGATAAAGATAAAGAGGCGGCGAGAGCCTATTTCCTCAACCACGTAAACTCAAATACGGTCTTTCATCATGACCTAGAAGAAAAGTTGAATTTTCTATGGGACAATGAATATTACGAAAGAGAACTCTTTGATCAATACAGTTTTGCTTTTGTTAAAGATCTCTACAAAGCCGCTTACGCAAAAAAGTTTAGATTCCAGTCATTCGCCGGTGCATTTCAGTTTTACAACCAATATGCACTGAAGACGTTTGACGGAGAAAGATATCTTGAAAGATACGAAGATCGAATTGTTGCTAACGCCCTCCTACTTGGAGGCGGGGATGAAAAACTAGCAACAAAGATCATGGAAGAAGTCATTAGTAACAGGTACCAGCCTGCTACCCCAACATTCCTCAATGCTGGACGTAAGCAACGTGGAAGTTATGTTTCGTGTTATTTGATTGAAGTTTCGGATGATCTCAACAGCATTGGTAGATCAATTAACTCCGCTTTGCAATTATCTAAGAATGGTGGAGGTGTCGCCCTCAACCTTTCTAACTGTAGAGCACTTGGAGATGAAATTAAGGGAATTAAGGGTGCTGCTTCAGGAGTAAGACCTATTGCTAAACTCTACGAAGACTCCTTCTCTTATGCCAATCAGTTAGGCGCGCGTCAAGGCGCGGGTGCTGCTTATTTGAGCGCTCATCATTTAGATGTTCTTGACTTCCTCCAAATGAGACGCATCACGGCGGGCGATGAAAAGAATCGTCTGAAGACTCTTAACATCGGTATTGTTGTTTCTGACATCACTATGGAATTATTCAAGAACAATGAAGACATGTATATGTTCAGTCCTTATGATGTATCCAAAAAATATGGTATTCCTTTTGCTGACGTCAACATGACTGAGAAGTATCGTGAACTTGTCGATGATCCAAACATCCGTAAGGAGAAGATCAACGCTAGAGATTTCTGGAAGATTATTGCTCTTACTCAGTCTGAATCAGGCTTGCCATATGTTCTTTTTGAGGACACAGCAAATCGTGGTAACCCCATTCCCGGTAAGATCAAGATGAGTAATCTTTGTGTTGAAATTGTCCAAGTTCAAAGAGGTTCAGTTCTTAATGATGATCAAACCTATCAGGACATTGGTCGAGACATCTCCTGTAACCTCGGGAGCCTAAATGCTGCTCGCATCATGGAGTCAGAAGACTTTGGGGCTGCGATTGACACTGCTATGCGCTCACTTTCATGGGTTGCCACTCACAGCGACATGACTGTGGTTCCATCGATCAAGGATGGAAACGAGAAAGCCCGCGCTGTTGGTCTAGGTCTTATGAATGTTGCCGGATGGTTCGCGGAAAATCATATTCACTATGGATCGCCAGAGGCTGTAGAGGCTGCCGGTGTTCTAGCGAGAACGATCAACTACTATTCTCTTGTCTCTTCAGCGCAACAGTCTAAGGAAACAGGAGAAGTTTTTGATGGTTTCTGGCAAAGTAAATACGCCACTGGAGAATATTTTGACAAGTATCTAGATTCTGACTATGAATTTGCGTCAGATAAGGTCAAGAGCATTTTTGCTCATGTCAAAGTTCCTACTGCGAAAGATTGGGAAGCCCTCAAAATTCAAGTTGGTAACCAGGGATTGTTTAATCAGAACCGTCTAGCCCTTGCTCCAAACGGTTCTAGCGGATATGTCAATCACTCTGTTCCTTCATTCCTCCCAGCAACAAATATTGTTGAAGCAAGGAATTCAGATGTCATTGGAACTGTTTACTATCCGGCACCTGGCTTGACAGAAGAGACAAGAGAATATTTTAGAGACGGATATCAGGTCGGATGGAAAGGTGTTATTGACGTTGCGGCGGCATTGCAAGAGCACGTCGATCAATCTCTTTCTACAACTCTTTTCTTCCTCGACGGAGTAACTACTTCTGAGATCAACAAGGCTTACTACTACGCCTGGAAGAAAGGTCTTAAAACTCTTTATTACATTAGAACAAAGAATGATGCCCTTGCAGAAACTCAAGATAGAGGATGCGTGAGTTGCGAAGTATGATTTTTGAACCTATTAACTGGAATCGTGTTAATGAGACAGATAAGATGGTTTGGGACAAACTGAAGAATCAGATTTGGTACCCGGATGAATTTGCGATAACTAATGATGTAAAGAAATGGAAAACATTCAATCGGGAAGAGCGCTGGCTTTTTATGCGTTTGTTCGCTGGCCTAACTCTTCTCGATACATTGCAAGCGGAATATGGAGCACCTTCTCTAGAAGTTGATGCTAGAACTAAAGAGGAGAGAGCCGTCTATAAGAACATTGGTTTTATGGAAGAGATTCACGCTGAGTCTTATTCCTATATGTTCCAAACACTCGGAGCAACTGACGAAATGGACGCTGCCTTTAGATGGGCGGCTGAGAATCCAGAACTTCAGGCTAAGGCTGCTCTTATTCACAGTTACTACATGGGAGATGACCCGCTTAAGAAGAGAATTGTTTCTACTCTTCTTGAGTCCTTTCTCTTCTTCACGGGGTTCTGGTATATCCTTTATCTCAACGGATACCACCAGAAACTGACAAATTGTGGAGATTGCGTAAGAGCGATCATCAAAGACGAAACAATCCATGGATTTTATATTGGCCTTAAATTTCAAGACCTGTTTAGTGAATTAGATGCTCAGAAGAAAGAATATTACCAAGATTGGGCATCCGAAAAGGTTGACGAACTTTATGCTATCGAGGTTAAATATACCCAAGATCTGTTTGATTCATTTGGCCTTACTGAAGATGTCAAGAAGTTCGTTCGATGGAACGGAAACAAGGCTCTACAAAACCTCGGATTCACTGCTTTGTTTGTTCACGAAGATCTTGATCCTGTTATTGAGAATCAATTAAACATCGAGGGTGTCACAAAGGACATCTTTACGGGTAAAAGTAATTATTCAAAGATTAAAGAATCAGCGATTGATGATTCATTCTTTGATGACTTAGATGATATGTAAATAGTTAATAACAAAACCCCCACCATTCCCGGTGGGGGTTTTGTGTTATAAGAATAAAGTTTTACTATATTTGTATGGGTAAAACATTCGTAAGCGAAACAGATAACGAAGAATATGAAGTCATCGACCCTGATGATTTCGACAACTTTGACGAAGTAGATTCGACAACTGTTGACAGCGCGAAAGGTGCTCCTGCTTGATGGCTAAAAGCCAAAACGGTTGGAGTGCTAACGATCGTTCTGTAATTGCGTCATACTCACTACCCGGCGGTAAAGTATCACTAAGAAAAGGTGATGTTTCCGTAATTCTTCTCCATGCTGCAAATAGATGGCATAACGAAGTTGGTAAATTAGAGTGGCCGGGAATTTGGGGGTATGCCGAAAGACCTATTAGGGGTTCTACCACAACCCTTTCTAATCACGCTTCAGGTACAGCAATAGACTGTAATGCGCCTAAACACCCATTGGGCGTACCGATTAGCAAATGCTTTACCGCAGCGCAAATAAAAAAGATAAGAGAAATTGTAAAATATTACGAAGGTGTTATTCGCTGGGGTGGAGAATACTCTCGTCCTGATGGTATGCACCTTGAAATCAACAAAGGTGCAAGTGAAGTTAAACGAATAGCAGACAAAATTCGTAATGACATGTTCAATGCGACTGTCAAAGGTACTGTAGGAACTAATGCTAGTACTAAAAACAGTACTGATAAAAGAGTTCCTGATACATTACCAGTAATCCGTCAGGGAGATAAAAGCCCCTGGGTCGGTTTAATGCAGAAGGCTTTGAACTTCAACTCAAAAGATATTGATGAGAATTTTGGACCAGGTACAAAGACAGCCCTTGTGGCTCACCAAACAGCATCCAAAATAGGCCCTGATGGAGTTTGCGGGCAATTGAGTTGGGCGTCCCTCATTTCTAGATGGGGAGACTTGCAAATAGGCTCTAAAAACCCTGGTGTCGAGATTGTTCAGAACTTTGTTGGTTTTAGAGGTAAAGAATGTGATGGCGATTTTGGTCCTGCGACAAAGGCTAGAGTCCAAGCCGTTCAAAGATGGGCCGGTCTAAGTGATGATGGTGTTGTTGGAAATGACACCAGAAAAGCATTTGCCGGACTAGTAAAACCTTTGACAACTTCAGCCTAATAGTTATACAATATCCATATCATACCGAGTCCGTGGTATGAGACGGGAATGGAAGTGTTACGCCATTCGTTGTGCAGGATATAGGAATTGTGGTTTCTTATCTTAGGATGGAATTAGTTACCAAAAACCCCGCTTCGGCGGGGTTTTTGTTTTATACTCTTTATCAATTATTATAATAAGATGGTGAAGGAAAGAGCGGCCAGAATAATAGACGGCAAGATACTAGAGTCTGTCGTACCTGACGAAATTCTTCGAAAAGTACAGGCTGACGTTTTATATCTTAAGCCGAACATATTTATTCAAACCACTCCTGCGTCTACTTGGATTGTTAACCATAATTTAGGCAGACTTCCATTAGTCAATGTTTTTGTTGGCAATGACCAAGTAGATACAGATATTATTGTTACAGATAATCAAATAACCGTAGTATTCCCCAGCCCTCTTGCTGGTAAAATTTCATATACTTAGGAGATAACGAATGGCACGTAAACTATTAACCGGTGCTGATGTAAACAATCAGCGCATTATTAACTTGGCTGACGGTTCTAATCCAACTGACGCCGTAACATTCCAGCAGTTGCAGGCTGCTATTAGAGGACTTGACTGGAAACAGTCTGTTCGTGCTGCTACAACCGCTAACATTACACTTTCCGCTACTCAGACAGTTGACGGTGTTTCCCTTGCAGTTAACGACCGTGTTTTAGTCAAAGACCAGTCAACTGCCTCAGCAAATGGTATTTATGTTGTTCAGTCCGCTGCTTGGTCAAGATCCGTTGACGCCGACGAAGGTCTAGAAGTAACTTCCGGACTCGCTGTTACTGTTGAACAGGGAACTGTCAATGGAGACAAGACATTTATTCTAACAACTGATGGACCTATTACATTAGGAACAACTGCGCTTGCATTCTCACCTCTTGGTGGTTCTGCACCTGTATATACAGGTGGTAACGGTATTAATATTGCCGGACAGGTTGTATCTGCGGTAGTCAAGAGTGGTGGAGGTCTATCTCTAGACTCAACTGGTCTTTACATTGATACTTCCGTTGTTACTCGTAAATATGCCGTAACAATTGGTGACGGATCTGCTACAGCCTTTACAGTCACTCACAATCTTGGAACAAGAGATGTTGACACAACCGTATTCAACATTTCAACCAATGAAGCAGTGGATGTAGATATTGTTATGACTAGCACATCTGCTATTACAGTCAGTTTCGCTAGTGCTCCTGCATCCGGTTCTTACCGCGTAGTTGTAATGGGCTGATTAAGTGGCTAGACAGAATTTAGGAACTAAACCAGTAAGGGCTAGTGACGTTGCTTTATTAAGTGACGTCACTAGCCGTATTGGAACAATGTCTTTCGGTTCTTGGGTAGTTTATCAGGGAGCAGATTTATCAAACGCGACAACAACCCAGGTTGATACTGATTTAATGGTCAGTAATTTGCCAATAGGTTTGTATGTTATTGATGTTTATGGATGGGACTCTAGTGCTGCAACTGGCTCCGGGCCTAGATTTTCCATAGGTTCAAGTACATCAGGCGCTGTTGGAACTGTTTATGGATCTTTAGAGCAGAATACTTCTGCCACAGCAATTTCCACAGGTAACCTCAATACGGCTAACTCTGCCGGTGGGTTTAACCCTGGTACCGCCAACACAGTATTTCCATTTAGAGTCCACTCATATTTTCAAGTTCTTAATGCCTCGGCAAAGATTGGTATTAGATTTGCTTCATCATCAACAACGTCCATGACTTTGAAGGCTTATTCATATGCTGTTATCAACGCGATTGGAACGCAAAGTCAGGCTGCCGGTGCTGCTCAAAGAATACTTACCAAAAGAGATATTACGGGGGCTTATACATTAGTTTCAGCGGATGCTCAAGATATGGTGATGAACTCAACATCTTCATCTGCGTTAACAATTACTCTCCCAGCCAACGGTGTTATTCCTATAGAATCTGCTATTCCTTGGAGACAGACTGGCGCTGGTCAAATAACGTTTGCGCCTGCTAGCGGTATGACGCTTCTTAGTCGTGGTGCTTTGACAAAGAGTGCAGGCCAGTATGCCGGTGGTGTAGTAACCCAAATTAGTTCTACTCAATGGCTTCTTGAAGGCGATATCGCTTAATGAGCATTAGGGCGAACAGGTATGGAGCGCTATTGAGTTCTAGAAGAAGACCTCTTGCAATTCTAGATATTTCCACTATTCCCAATATGACGGGGTGGTGGAAAGCGGATTCTATAACTGGAATTGCTGATGGCGGTACAGTTCAATCATGGGCTGATTCAGGTCCGGGTAAATTTCCAGCGGAGCAGTCAAACAGCGGTATATGCCCAACCTTTCAGGCAGCGGTACTTAACGGCAAACCGGTTGTCAGATTCTCTAATGACAGACTCGTTTCAAACGTTAGTGCCTCAGACCCTAACCGTACAATATTCTCTGTGGTTAAACCAACAAATATAACCACTATTAGTTCTATTATTGGTTCTTCTTCTCAAGGTGGACTTCAGTTTAGAATTTATTCAGATGGAAAACTAGAATTTTTAGTACAGTCAATTGAAGGAACTACTAGATCAAATAGTTCGGTAACTGCTTCAAATTTCCAAATTGCTACTGGATCGTTTGCTTCTAGTGGCGGTTACAATTATTGGATAAACGGAACAGCATCGGGTGGAGGAACTATTGGGCGAGGACTAGATAGCAATCAAGTCACGATCCTAGGTGCTCACGCAGTTCAAAATGATGAGTTTTTCAATGGTGATATTGCAGAAATCATTGAATTCAGTCGAGTTTTAAGTGCCAGTGAGCGCGCCCAAGTTCATTCTTATTTGCAAGATAAGTATGCTGTTACTACAAGTGATTACGTCAGCCCTGGTGGTACTGCACCGGTAACCCGTACTAATTTGACAGTCAATCCTTCATTTGAAAACAATGTTACTGATGGCGGTTACACATACGGCTCAACCACCGCACAAACTCGTGATACAAGCAACTTCTTTATCGGCGCTGCAAGTCTCAAAGTTTACGCGCAAGATGAGGGAAGCGACCTAGGAATGATTGTTTCATTTGGCGCTCTAGAGGCTGGTTCATATACCTTCTCTGGATGGATGAAGACGGAAAACGTTACCAACAATGCAACTTTTGTCATCAGACGTTTGGATACTTATGCCACAATAGGTACTGAACATCACGTTGTCGGTACAACGGGTTGGACAAGAAAACAAATTACATTTACTGCTCCTGGCGGGGCTCAGATAGAATTTGTTGGCGGCATTGGGTCTTATGGAACATCGTCAGCGGGTACCGTTTGGTTTGATGGTCTATTAATGGAAGTTGGAACTGAACTTAAGCCTTACTTCGATGGTTCTTATAGCCAGGCTGGAAAATCTGTATCATGGAACGGAGCAGCACACAATTCTACTTCTAGGGAAACACAATAATGTCTTATGAGAAAATGATTCAAAAGGATGTGCCTTACGCTTACTATAATTTAGATAGCGCGGGTGCATCTAGACCTCCCCTTGTTTGGGCGGGAGAGGGAGCATCGTTAATAACTAATGAGACGATTACTTATTCTCTGCCAGTATTCTCTAATCGTAATCAAGCCTATGCAATAGAAGTTTGGTTTAGGCCGCTGGATGAAAGATCTATATCGGTTATTGGTCACAGCGAGGGAGATGGACTTAAGTGGTCTAATAAAACTATTTCGTATGAACTATGGATAGGCGATAAGAAAATAATTCTTTCTTATTACGCAGATATTATTAGAACTTTCCACGTAGTTGTGTCTTACAACTCTGCTTCACTTTCTTTGTTTGTCAATGGAGAGTTAAAAGACTCGTATATCTTTGATCAAGACGAATACGATTATCCCTATTTTAATTTTACTGACCCATCTATATTGCAAACTGCCGGTAACGGTAACCCATTTATTATTGACGCTGTTGCCTTTTACACAGATATCAATATTAATCTCCCAAAAATTCATTACCAATGGGCTCAACCAGCAACCCAAATAATTAGTAATGTCGCTATGCAAAGTGCAGAAACTTTTGAATTTCAGTATGAAAATATTGTCACTATTGACGAAAACGTTGATATTACGGTTTCTTATGTTGATAATGTAACAACAACCGGCGGTTTTATTACACAAGTCGTCAATGAGCAAAGTCAAGTACTCGCTGGCTCTTGGACAGGTTATTTTCGTATAGGAGATATAAAGAACAATATAGTTTCATGGGATGCCGATGGACCGGTTGTAGCGTCATATTCTCTTGATGACACAAATTGGACGGAACTTAAAAATGGCGGCTACATTGCCACGACTAGTAGCAGTCAGACATATTTTCTTTTGAAATTTACTTTTCCTGCCAATCAGCAAATCAAGGTAGAAAATATTAGCATCGTTAAATACGATAACCAGTCTGTCTCTTCTCACGGAGGGTCAAGAACCGTTCAGTTGACAAACCAGCCCATCTTTAAACAATATTTTTATCCAACAATTGCCTTTGATAGAGGAGTTAGCGGCTCTTTGGCTGTTTCTGGAAACGAGGCGGCAGCGGCGGTAGAATTTTGGATTAAGGGCCCGTCAGAAGATTCCATAACTTCTTTGTCGGGAACCAAGAAGATAAATAATGATAAAGGATGGTATCAAAACGACTGGAATCATGTTGTTGTTTCAGGCAACGTCCCTAATTCATTTACAGTGGGAAATTCAGATTCTATAGTTTCCATACTAAACATCTATGTTAATGACCCGTCCGTACCATTCTTGTACAACTCTTATTTTGGTAATAATAAATGGTTTACAAATGATGTCTCTTTGACAACCATTTCTGACGGTTTCAAGCAATACGGTTACAACTGGTCTATTGTTATTAGCGGATAGTGTCTACTTATTGACATAAAATGCTTATCAACTTAGAATTTTGTCCATGTCACAGACAAATATCAAAGAAATAGAACAGACTAATCTAGGGGTCTACGTTTGGAGAACTGATGATGGCAAGGTTGTCGGAGATGAAGATGGCAATTACATGCTTATTGCTTCTGCTAAAGGTGACCAGAGAAAGATAGACGCTTTGCAAAAAGCGGCTCGATCATATGGCATTGAGGGCGGACGCCCCGAGTTTCGCGCTGGCTCTAGACCCATTAGTCAGGCTGAGTGGGAAGAGCAACGTGCTAGACAAAACGATGGCTATGTGCCAGACCCATACGACTTAGGCAACCTACTAGATGAGTACCGTTTTTCCAAGGAGAAGAATAAGCAGTGATTCAAGAGGCTGAAGATAATGCGCGCGACGATGCAGAAGAGATAAGAGTATCGTTTAGAACTTCTAAGGCACCTGTCCATGAATACATAGACAAGTTTGCCTTTTCTAGCGACGACCTTAAAAAGTTTTACAATGTTTCTGCTACCGTGCGCCGCCGTGTTGCTCGTCAGTCTGGATCAAAGAGAGTCGAAGAGGAACAGTACAACGGCTACAACTTTTTTGGTGCGGTGACACCACCAGAAAACTTGGACTATCTCGCACGTCTGTATTCTCTATCCTCTCCACATTTTGCGGCGGTAAGAACTAAGGTTGCCAATGTTGTTGGCCTAGGCTATGACTTAGTAGAGTCTCCAGCCGCTAGAGATAAAGTAAACGCAAAATCTACTGAAGAGGCAACTGAATCTGCTCGCAAAAAACTCAGTAGAATGAAGTCTCAGGTATACGAGTGGATAGATACTCTCAATGAAGAGGATGATTTCACAGAAACTCTTAACAAGTTCTACACTGATTTTGAAACAACCGGTAACGGCTATTTAGAAATTGGTAGAGATAACAACGGACAAATTGGATATATTGGACATATCCCTTGTTTGAGTATTCGCGTTCGCCAGGCCCGCGACGGATTTATTCAAATTATTGGCAAAGAAGTTGTCTTCTTTAGAAACTTTGGAGATAAAACAACTCCAAACCCTATTACTGATGATGAGAATCCTAACGAGATATTACATCTTAAAAAGTACTCACCAGTCAGTAGTTACTACGGATCTCCGGACATAAAAGCAGCCACTCAGGCAATCGCTGGTAACGAGTTTTCTTCTCGATACAATCTGGACTATTTTGAGAACAAGGCTGTACCTAGATATGTTATTGTCATTAAAGGTGGAAAGTTAGGTCTGGCCGCTCAGGCAGACATTATCAGTTTCTTTGAGTCAGCCAAAGGTGAGAACCACAGAACGCTATTTGTTCCACTTCCCGCTGATACTCAGGATTCAAAAGTGTCCTTTGAGATGAAACCGGTAGAGACTGGTATACAAGAAGCATCATTCTCTAATTATCGTAAGGGCAATAACTCAGATGTTTTCCTAGTAAATCAAGTACCACCATCAAGGGCTGGTCAGGCGGAAAACATCGGATTGGCTGCCGCTCAAGATGCCAGTAGAAATTTCCTAGAACAAGTCGTTAAGCCTGCTCAAAGGATTCTAGAGAAAAAACTCAATAGAATTATTGCCGAGAAGACTGACGCATTTGTTATTAAGTTCACCGAATCTTCCTTGGTCGATCAACTAACTCAAGCAAAGATAGACGAAACCTATCTTCGTTGGGGTGTCATTGTTCCTAATGATATTAGAGTCGGCCGCTGGGGCAAGGAAGCATTACCAGATGGTGACAAGAGGGCGAAGATGCCTGCGGTTGATGGTGCAGCAGAAATAGCCGCTCAGAAGAACGCTGATCAAAATGCTACTGCACGTCAGTCAAGAACTAGGGATCAGCAGCGTTCAAGTAATGCTACTGACAGTATCAATGTTGGTAGAAATGCACAGGGTAATGGCAGAACAACAGAATGAAACAACATAATTTGACTTTATATTTGAATATGTGAAAATGAGAAACATGAAGATTGAAAAGGCCAATTTTGGGGTAGACGGTGAGAGAGTTTCCCTTTCCGTACCTCTTGCCAAAGTTGACGCAGAAAATCGCATAGTCTCTGGTTTTGCTACATTGGACAATGTTGATACACAAAGCGACGTTGTTACTGCCGAAGCGAGTGTACTAGCGTTTGAGCGCTCACGTCGTAATCTCAGAGAAATGCATCAAAAGAAAGCCGTTGGAAGAGTTGTCTCTTTCAAAGAGGATGAATTCTATGATGCAGAAACTCAGAAGTTTTATAAAGGCATCTACGTTGATGCTTATGTATCTAAAGGAGCACCCGATACTTGGGAGAAAGTTCTAGATGGAACCCTTGCTGCATTTAGCATCGGCGGTTCTATTGTTGATGCAGAGACCTCAATAATAAAAGATGCTTCTGGCACTAGTAAACCAGTAAGAATTATTAAAGACTATAATCTTACAGAATTATCACTAGTAGATAGTGGTGCTAATCAACTTGCTAATGTTTTCTCAATAACGAAGATGGCCGATGGCGACCTAACTGCTGATGGGATGGCGGCGGAAGTAGTTATTGAGAATGTTTTTTTCTGTGAAACAGATAATATTGCTAAGTCTGTACAAGCAGAAGCGGCTACTTGCTCTAATTGCTCTCAAGTAATGAAAAATATTGGATGGATTGAACCTGATTCCGATAGAGAAGCGGCTGTAAGTGAACTTGTTGCTAAAGTAATTACAACGAGAGACATAACTACTATTGAAAGGAGTGAGGAAATGTCCGAAAACACAACATCACATGGTGACCACGACAACGTTACTGTTAATAGTGCGACTGCTGAAGACGTTCTAGAGAACGCTGAAGGAGTAGAGCCTGACAAGGAAACTGTCGAAGAGCCAAAGGAAGAAAGCGCTGCTGACGTAAAAGAAGATGTTCCTGTTGACGAAGAGCCAAACGTACAAAAAATGATTGGCGACCTATCCGATCAAATCAAGACATCATTTGAAAAGAGTTCGGCAGAAACCGGAAAACTTATTGGAGAGGTTGACGCCAAGTTAGAAAAATCTAACGGCGAATTAAAGGCTGAAATTGAAGCCCTCAACACAAAGCACAATGAGTTGGTTGAAAAGTTTAATGGTTTGGAAAGCAACTCCTCTAGCGTCGCAAAGCGTCTAGATGTAGTAGAAGCCGGTACAGCCATAAAGAAGTCTAATGATCTTGGCGGATCATCAGAAGATTCTACCATCACAAAGAGGAAAGAATCATCAATTTGGGAAGGAGCCTTTCTCGGTACTTCCTCATTGTAAGGAAACCAAACTTAGAAAGAAGGTGAAATAAGACTATGACTGATAACTTGTTAGAAAAGGTAATTGTAAGTACAGAAATCGGTGCCCCTGCGGGTTCCGGTCTATTGAAGCCAGACCAGGCAAATCGCTTCATCGACTATGTGTTCGACGCGACTGTTTTGGGAAGCCAGGTCCGTACAGAACGTCTTAGAGCAGATTCAGCAGAACTGAACCGTATCGGCGTTGGACAGAGACTTATCCGTGGAGCCGTTGAGGCAACTGACACAGGTGAAAACCAGGGTGTCGTATTCTCAAAGATTTCACTCACAACAAAGAAGATTCGTCTTGACTACGAACTTTCAAGCGAGACACTAGAAGACAACATCGAAGGTGCTGCTCTAGAAGATCACATTGCTAGACTAATGGCTACTCAAATGGGTAACGACCTAGAAGACCTAGCCGTAAACGGTGACACTTCTTCTAGCGACCTATCCTTGAAGATCTTTGACGGATGGCGCAAACTTGCTCTAAACGGAACTTCAGATGGCGCTGCTCACACAGTAGACGCTGGTGGTTCTAATGTTAACTTGTCCATCTATAACCGTGCTCTAAAGGCAATCCCCCGTAAGTACATGCAACGTAGAGGTGAGTTGAAGTTCTTCACAGGATCAAACTTGCTACAAGACTGGTACTACGCATTGTCTCAGGGTGCTGCTGGCGAAGACGTACAGAACTCTGTTATCGCTAACGGAAGTATTGTTCCTCAGGGTCCAGCCGGTGCTACAGCAGGTTACGCTTTCGGTATTCCTCTACAGGAAGTTCCTGTATTCGATACTGCAAAGGCCGGTAACTACTCTGGTGCAGCCGGTGATCACGGTGAAGTATGGCTAACTCAGCCAAGAAACCTAATCTGGGCTGTTAAGAGAGACGTACAGGTATTCCGTGAGTTCAAGCCAAAGAAGGACTCTATTGAGTACACAACCTACCTACGTGCAGGTGTTGGAATTGAAAACACTGAATCTATGGTAGTTGTCCGTAACGTCAAAGTACGTTCCTGATAATTGAATAATAACTGAATAGGAAGGGGCCGGAGAAATCCGGCCCTTTTCGTTTTTACTTTTGAGACTGTACAATGAATTTAAGGAGGTATCATGTCTAAACCATTCACAAGATACAAGAAATCGGAACTATTAGAGATTGCTCGTAATTTCAACGTAGAGTTGGAAGACGGCGATACGAATTTTGAAATAGCATCTAAGTTGAAGCAGGCCGGTGTAACACCAGAGCAAGCCGAAGGACTTTTTGAAATAGATGAGGAATACGTTGGAGAGAAAGAAGCAAATACTGTGAATTATGATGTAGATCAAGATGAAGACGACCTAGAATCCGCTAATGCTGAAAGTCTTGCTTTGTCAGAAGACCAAGGTTCAGAAGAGGCAGAGGAGACAACTGTTGTGGCAACACCCGAAGCGACAACCGCAGAACTTGATGTTAATGATTCTGCGCCTGTTACCGATCAGGTTGAAGATGAGCCAGTAAAGGATGTAACTCCTGCAACTGAAGAACTACAAGACACTGGACCTGTTAAGGGTGACGTTGAAGAGCCTGTAGTTGAATCTGAGCCCGTCAGAGAAGAGCCAGAGGTAGTTGCCCCAGTGGTCGTCGTTGAGCCCGTAGAGGAAAAGGTTGAACAACCCGCTGCGGTTGAAGAGGCTGAGGTAGAAGAGCAAGAAGAAGACAATCTCGTCCTTATTCGTATGACTCGTCACAACTACAGTTATGAAGTGCGTGGCTATAAGTTCACAAGAGAGCACCCATTTGGTTTAGTTACCGAAGAAGACGCTGATTATCTTGTAGAGGTTGAGGGCGGTTTCCAAATGGCTACACCATCTGAAGCACGTTCTTTCTATAACTGATGATTAACAGAGGAGCGCCCTTTACGGAGACATTTAATTTTAAAACCGCTGATGGTCAGATTGCTGATATAAGCGAAAAAGAGTTTGAAATTGTTGTTATGCGTAATATGTTTATTCAAAGATATGTCGGCGGACAAGGGCTGACGTATGGCCCTAATTCGGTGACAGTTAATTTGACTGGCGCTCAAACTAGCGAGTACAAATTTAGTAAAATAAGTTATTCGCTAAATGATATAACTGACGGTGAGTCAACTCCTGTATTCACGGGGGTATGGGAGGTAAGTTGATAATCTATAGAGACAAGGCTGCAAAGGCTTATTTAGAACACTCTTTTAATAAGCCTTTGACAGCAACCGTATATCGTTCTAGCCAGGTAATAGGCCAAATCAATAGACCTGTAGTATCAATAAACGGTATTCATAGTGTGGATTTAACCTATGAAGACACCCAATACGACGGCGACATAGATGTTTACTGGTCAGGAGAAAACTTCGAAAGAAGGACTAGTGTTCCTGTAGTAAGTCCTATAGTTCCAATTGCAAGATTAAAAACACTATTCCCTGACAGAGATGGTGACGAAGAGTTCTTCGTAGAACTTGAATCATCTGTAAGGCTAATCATTGAGTCCTACACAGGCACTAAGTTTGAGTACTTCAAGGGGCTTATTAAAGTACCGGCATCAGGATCTTCATTGATGCTTCCTGTTCGGGCCATTGATGTTTATGAAATACCTGGATTACCTTCTTATAGGGTTTCTCCAAACGGAAGAGTGATTATTGGTATGAACGAGCAATACTTAGGTATTAAGGATGCTCCACCTGAAGAATTCTCTTTCGTGACTCATGGAGTAATTACTGTTCCTAACTGGTACAGACGTATTAGAAACGGGATGGTGTATGAAGTTTATGGAGAATTTGGTTACCTGAATATTCCAGAAGACGTTCAAGAGGCCGCTCTATTGCTCGCTAATGATTTTGCCTGCAATGACGGCATCTACAGGGACAAGTATATTCAAACCGCTAAGACAGAATTAACCAACTATGTATTTGCTAATCAAGCCTTCACTGGTACCGGAAATGCGAGAGTTGATTTGTTGTTGTCTAAGTACAAGGTAGATGGTTATGCATGGCTGTAGTTAGATCATGTTTATCCGGGGCTCGTTTTGCTATGAAGGCTGATGTTGTAACAAGAAGTTACTCAACAGGCGATCAAGTCGTCGGCGGGGAGTACAGGAACATTCAAGATCCTGATACTTTTGAAGTCACTAGGCAATGGGTTATTCCTACGGATACTGAACAATACAAAGAAATTATTAAAACAATTCCTTGTGTTGTTTCTAGTTATGCTGGAACCGCTGGAAGAAACTTGAATAATACAACGGTCATGCGAGATGAAAATTTTAGGATCGATGAGTACTTGAGCATTTCTTGGCCCGCTCATTACAAACTGTCTGCAAATGACAGAATTACCAACATTCGTTCGCAAGACAATGTTCTTATCTGGGATGAGGGCGATCACGGTAGCAATATAAAAGTCGTTCCTACAGTGTTTCAGTTGACCGGAATCACACCTATTGTTGGGTTTGGTGCAAAAGTTGTTGAGTACTATTCAGTTCTAAAGAGGGCTAGTGTTCAGTGAAAACAACATTTGAGGGTGACTTTGCTAGTGCATCAGCAGCGCTTGGATATATTTCAGGCATAACTAAAACAGTTAAAACTGATGCTTATATATCTGACGTTCTGACATTTACTCACAACGCAATGTCAGCAGAAGTCGATAGATATATTGATAACATTGCTTCCGCAAATCCAAATATGTTACATCACATGTACGAGTGGCCTAGTGGATGGGATACCGGCGGCGGAAACACAAAAAGAGGCGGTAGTCCACGATGGAGAGAGACAGTAGGTGTTCCTACCCAAAGACTTTGGAGACACACCCTAACAGGTAGAGGTGCAAAGAAAACCGCTGGATATACTTTCTTACCATCTAATCAGCCAAGTCCTGTTAACCCAATACTTGTTGAAAAAGGTGTTAAAAAGAATGTTCATGTTTTTGTTTGGAAGGCTCCAACGATGGAAGCCGGGGCTCACATAGAGGTCAGCAGAAAACTCGCTAAGACTCTTGCATTTGTTAACAAAGATGGACAAGTCTCTTTTGCTCAAAATGTTGATACCGGTCCTGCCGGTGGCGGAATGACTACTGGTCGTTTTACTGCTACTTATTTATCGTGGTGGGCGGGAGAGGCAAACAACTTCTTTAACAGATCGATTGCTCCCGAACTTGGTAGAAATATTAACCCGTCAGGTGTATTGGCTAAAGAAGCGGTGAGAATAGGAACAAGAACACGAACCAAGACATTTGAACTTAGTGTCAAGTCTGCTCAAGAAGCAGAAAAAGAGGCACAAAAATGGGTTGTGCGTAAAGCAAAGGAAAACTATATAGACGACGCGGCGGCAAGGAGGGCTTTCTTATATGGTAGTTAATTACGATAAAGAGTTGTTTGCAGTTCATGGAGTTAATCATTTTCTATGGAGCAAGTTGCAACAACTTCCTATCATGAAACCAGAATATTATCTAAGTGGTAGCAGTAGTAATAAGATTCAATGGATTCCTATTATGCCTACTCAGGAGGCAGAAGAGTTTACACAATCAACTGATCTTGATGGTACAAAGGCCCCGTATATTGTTTATAACTGGCGAGTAGAAAACATCAATCAGAATTGGTTTATCCAGTCTGATCAGATTGCTTACATCATTTACAGCGACAATGCCGCTCACCACAGAGACGTTTCAAAGGTAATCATAGATTATCTAAAAAGATGGGATGAGTCAGCCAGTGAAATTAATGACTTCCTGGCGCCGCGCGGTGGTAAGTGGACTCAGTTCAATTACAAAAATACTTCCATCGTCTCATCAATTGGCGCAGAACCTACAGATGAAAGCGGTGGACGAATGCAAACAATTATTACTGCCAGAATCACTTACACGGATGAAGGCACATTTGGTAATGGCCGGGCAATACAAACCTAATATTGACTTTTGAATTAATCAAAATTATTATTCGAACAACGAGAAAGGTGCCCTAGCCAAGCATATTAAACTTTAGGAAGGAGGAAATACCTAATGGCATTAACAGGACAAAACGTAAGGAACATCATCATCGGTGCTGCCGGTGTTTATATCTCAAAGGCGGACAGTTCTACATGGACTAATCCAACTACTCTACCTTCATTGGCTGCTAATACATCTGCCAGAGTTGCCCTAGACGGCGCTTCAACAGATTGGAGAGACGTAGGATTTACAATGGAGGGTCTTGAAGTTGCATATGAGCCTGACTATGGTGAAGTAGAAGTTGACCAATTGCTCGACTCTGCGAAACTATTCAAGCAGTCTATGCGTGTAACCCTAAATTCTTCTTTCGCTGAAGCGACTTTGGAAAACCTTTTGGTTGTATGGGGTCAGCGTTCTGCTTCTTTGGATTCAGACGTTCTAACAATTGAGGCTGGTGCTCTTGGTGAAGAGCCATACGAACGCTCATTGGCATTCGTTGGCCCAGCGCCACGTCAAAGCGCTCAAAAGAGAGAAAGAGTCTATCACGTAAGCCGTGCTATTCAGACAGAATCTACAAGCCACGCATTGCGTCGTAATGAAGCAACTGGACTTCCAGTTTCTTTCCGTATTCTGCCCGACACAAGTTCATCTGTTGCTCAGTATGGAACTGTGCGCGACCGTAACGTTACCTGATTTTATTTTTACAGTAAATACCCCCGACCACCACGGCCGGGGGTATTTATTTGTTCAATGACATGTAATAACATATACTTTCCAGTAACCAATAAGAAAGAGGAATTATGGCTAATACAGTTTATAATATAGTTGAATATCAATTACAAGATGACAGTGCAGTAACCCTTAAGCCAGCAACCATTAAAACAATGCGTAAGTTTAATGCTGCATTCATGGCAGGACCTGAAAAACTAGAAGAGGGTGCAACTACTGCCGAACAAGAGGATGCCGGTATTACTTGGCTAACTGGATTGGCGATTATTTTACTAGAAAAGCAACGCCCAGGTCTTACTTTAGATGACGCTGAAGACATTCTAGACATGGACACTATCTACAAGATCATCGAAATTTGTGCGGGTGTAAAGTTGAATGACCCAAAATTAACCGAGATGGCAGCGGCAACTCTGAACCAGGCGTAACTTGGGAGGAAATGGCTTTAGCCGAACTTGAGGCCGAAGTCTTTATTCTAGGCAACTGGAAAAATTTTGATGAACTAGAAGAATGCTTAAATCTTGATGAGTTGAGTTTACTTATTAACTCATCAAGAAAAGCAGAAAGAGAACGTCAAAAATTCGCTGCTGCACTTAAAGGCGTCGATCTCGACAGTGAGAGTAATGACACCAAAAAGAAGATAGAAGATGTACAAAGAAGAGCAAACGCTAGACTTGCAGGTATAGATGAAGATAAATTTGACGAGTTAGAATTAATAGATTTAGGTATATCATTTACCGAAGAGGAGTGACATAAAATAGAATCAGTAAATATTCGCTTTAGCGGTAGCGCTAACTTTGGTGACGTTAATAAGCAGATCAAGGCGCTTCAGTCAAACTTTAGTAACCTTAATCAAACAATGCAAAGCGCATTATCTAATGCGTCTTACCAAAATAAGCCTAGTGTCTACAGGGATCAGATCGCTTCCCTGAAGCAATATAGAGCGCAGATCAACGAAGCCGTGCAGGCGCATGGCGACTTTGCTGTATCTCAACATAAAGTCATCTCTTCAACAGAACGTTTCAATGATGCTGTCCGTAAGAACAAGATTGGTATTGGTGACGTTCTAACCGGTAATATCCGTGAAAATCTAAAAATGATGAAGCAGGCTCAAAGAGAGCAGGCTGCGCTACAGAATTCTATGGGTACAACTTGGAGTTCTGGTACTCCGGGTAAATCTAATGTAGATCTATTTGTTCCTCGTAATCTTTCTGCATCTATGAATGATATTCGTCAAAGATACGGATATATCAATCAAGTTGTTTCATCTATTGCAACACAAACCGTCAATTGGGGTAAGAACACTCAGTGGGCGGGTCGTCAGATTATGGTTGGTATTACCGTTCCTTTGGGTATTGCTGCTGCGGGAATGGCTAAACTAACTTACGATACTGATAAGCAACTTACTCGTATCGCTAAAGTTTATGATCTTCAGACAACGGCTGCTATGTCTTCAATTAATCAGCAGTCAGCGGGAGAGAATGAACTACGTCAATTAAGAGAGCAGTCTCTTAATGATGCTATTCAATTGGCTAAAGATTATGGTCAGTCTGTCAACGACACTCTAGAACTACAGGCCAACTTGGCTGCTACCGGTTTGAGTGGCGACAGCCTACGAAACATGACTAAAGAAGTTAGCCGTATCGCCGCTCTTGGTGAACTAACAACTCAACAGTCTACAGACATGGCAGTTGCTCTAAAGACAGCGTTCCGTATGACAGATGAGGGTGTTGTTCACTTCAATGACTTCGCCAACGCCGTAGAAAACGCTACAAGCCTTTCTATCCAAGATATTGCTGAGGCCACTCCCCGTGCTGCGTCCGCTTTGGCTGGTCTAGGTGTTACCGCTGAAGAAATGACAGTATTGCTTGTTTCTATGAAAGAAGCAGGTGTTAATGCCGCTGAAGGTGCTAACGCTCTTAAGTCTGCTACTACTCGTATTCTTAGACCTACTCCTCAGGCTAAGAATATTTTCAGTCAGTACAACATTGATTTGCAAGCACTCGTCGATTCAACACAAGGTAACTTGTTTAAGACTTTGAAGAAACTGTCACCAGCAATGGAGCAGATGACAGATTACCAAAGACAACAAGCAATTGCGGCTTTGTTTGGTACTTACCAGTTCAACCGTCTGAACGCTGCTCTAGCGAACCTGAACGATACTACGACTCAGGCCGGTACAGCAATGGAGATCATGGGCAAGAATGAAGAAGAACTCGCCTCTATCTCAGCAGGAGAACTTGAAAAGGCTGCCAAGAGTGCTTCTGGTACTTTTGACAGATTAGTCGAAAGCATCAAGGGCGAACTTGCCAAGATGGGTCAGCCTCTCTTAGAAGCAATCAACCCTGTACTAAGTGTTATTAACACTATGTTCGAGACATTTAACAAGATGCCAGACAGCGCTAAGAAGTTCTCTCTAATTGCATTGGCAGCAGTGGGAATTATTGGTCCTGTCATGATGCTTGTTGGTGTATTTGGTAACCTTATTGGTTCATTCCTTAAGGGTGCTGCCGTATTCAGTAATCTCTTCTTAAGATTTAAGATGATGACTGCCGAGGAAAGAGCGGCGGCCGTCGCGGCAAAACAAACAACTAACGTATTCGATACTCAAGCAATGTCTGCTGCAAGACTTGAGCAGTCAATGAAGATGCTCAATGCTCAAATGGCATTGTATACAAGAGCCCAGGGTGGTATTACACCTGTCGATGGTCCTAATGGTATGTCTGCACAAGGCCAGAACTCTACTATGCGTAGAAATAGTAGAGGGCAGATTATCTATGGTGCGGGCAGTAAAGATGCTTCTGGTAAGGCAATCGGTGGGCGTGGTGTTAGCGCCGAAGATAAAGCAAGGTTTGAAGCGTTAGAGAATTCAACTGATGACATGGCACAGAATTCTAAAAAATTCTCTGTCAACATGGAAAGAGCAACTGCCGCTGGTATTGGGCTAACCACTGCTGCTGTGGCTGTATCCGGTATGGCTGGTAATGGTAATAAGATGGTTACTGATTTTGCAACCATTGCCACAACTGCTCTAATCATTCAACAGGCTCTATCAGTTATCCCATTCGGTAAGATTGCCACTTCTATGAAGACTATGAGTGGTGCTGCTACAGCAGGTGTAGCAACAAACGCCGGTAAGGCCAGTGGAATTATTTCCAAGATTGGTACTTCACTTAAGGCCGCTGCTCCTTTGGCCGCTGGATTGTGGCCGGTTGCCGCTGCTGCCGCTGTAGCATTCTCAGCATATGAACTTTACGAGTGGTCACAAAAAACTCGTAAAGAATGGGATCAAATTGTCAATCAAGGTAAAACATTAGCGAGCATCGTTGGTGCTACTGGTGAAATTCAGCAAGTTGATTCTGTAACTGGTGAAAAGAAGGTCAGCGATCTTGAAACTCGTACAAAGAATGTACAAGCACTCAAGGATTCAAATGAAGACCTCTTTAAATCATACAAAAAGTTGAATGACTCTGATTTGTACAATACTGCCGTTCAAGCAGGTCTGTCCGTTAAATTCCGTGACGGCACACCAGAGCAAGTTCGTCAGGCTATGGAAACTGTCTTGGCTGCTGCTGGTAAGGGTAATCTTGAAATTCAAGATATCATGGTCAAAATCAATAAGGTTGATTTTGATAACCCTGAAGAAGTTGCCGCTCTTGTTGATCAAAGCATCGGAGAAGCACTTGAGTCAGCCAAAACAAAGAACAAAGATCGTAAATGGTGGAATCTTGCACTTAACGATGGCGAATTGACTCAGGGTGCTGCCGGTGCTGCTAGAACTGCTGCTGAAACTTTCTATGAGCAATTTGCTTCTGCTGACCCTGGAAACAGAGGCGCACTACTTAGCGGGTTGAACAAGAAACTTGAAGCAGAGACTGCTCAAACTATGGCTAATGTTAACTCCATAGTTTCTATGAATGGTCAGAAAGTTTATGATGGACCTGCGGGAGTCATCAAGGCAATGCGTGAGGAAATGAAGAAGGCTGGTGCAGCATCTACAGAACTCAACAATGCGACTTATCTGAGGGGAACACAACTAGCAAAGACACTCAACCTAGATACTAAGCAAATTGAAGTGTTGATGAACAACGCTGCTATGGAAAGAGAGTTCGCTCAACAAATTGCTCGTAGCAATGGAATGAGTGACAAGCAAATTGCTAAGATTGAGACTCTTGAGGATGTATCTAGAGACACTGGTTATGCGTTCAAGGAGGCTGCCGGTGGTAATAAGCAACTAGAAGGTGCTTCCCAGGCTGCTACTGCTGCTATGGAAGAACAACAAGCGGTTGCGGCAGATCTAGCAGAGACAATGCGTAATGACATTGTTGACGCTATGAAGACTGCTTCCAGTAGCGCAATGGATGCTGTTTATTCTAAAGCCGATGACATGCTTGCCTCTCAACAAGAAGGCATTATTGACGGTATCAAGGCTAAGGGCGACGCTGATATTTCTGCTTTGGAAGCAAGGGCTGAACGCGCTAACGATAGATTTGAGGCTAGAAAAGATGCTATCCAAGAAGAAACCGAAAGACTCAATGACGACCTAAAGAAGTCACAAAAGCAAGAGTCTAAGGCTTTCGATAAGCGCTGGGATGACATGATGAAGTCTCATGAAAAGACATGGGACGCTCGTCAGAAAACTGAAGAAGATGCTTATGATGCTCGTATCAAAGCCATTGAAGATGAGATTGAGGCTGAAGAAAAGGCTGACGAAATTCGTCAACGCCTGTTTGAAGCAGAGATCACTCGTATTCAAAGACTTTCTCAGATGTTCAACACAAACATCGATTTCAATTCAGCGCTTAACTCTGGAAACATTGATGAAGCGGCTAAACTTGCCAGCACTGCTCAAGCAACTCAGTTGCAATGGAGTGTTGATGATCAAAGAGCAAACACAACTAGTTCATTGGACCAGAAGAAAGAGGCTCTCAATGGTCAGAAAGATGCTCTTCAGAAAGATAAGGAAGCACGCCTAAATCAACTTAAGGAAATGCAGGAGGCTGAGAAGGAAGTACTTGACGCTCGTAAAGAGCAGGAACAAGAACTTTTGGATGTTCGCCAACAGAATGCTCAAAAAGCATTAGACGTCGAGCGAGACAGAATGCTTAAAACTCTCGATGCTGAAAAGGACGCTTACAACAAGGGCGTTTCAGCCAATAAAGAGAGATTGCAAAAGCGTACTCAGGCTAACCAAGATGCTGCTAACAAAGAATTTAAGGCCAACAAGGAAAAATTAGACCTTGAATTGATGCAACTCAAGGCTTTCATTCCCAAGGATGAAAAAGAACGTCAAGAGCACATCAAGAGAATTCAGTCTGCCTATGAGAAGTATGGTAGTGGTCTTAAGTTAAGTGGTAGTGAGTGGAGCAAGTATATCGGAGACTCTTTGGTTGCTAGTGTTGATACCGCAAAGGTCAACATGCAGGAAAAGAAGAAGTGGCAAGAAGTTGGTAACTCTATTACCGACGGTATGGCCTCTGCATTTGATATTACAGGCGCTCAATTGATGCAATGGCTAAAGACTGGAATTTACCCAACACGTACTGGTGTCGTTGGTGGTGGAAAGCCTACTGGCGGTAAGATCGGTCAAACTGCTAGACACAGCGGTGGTGGAATTGGATGGAGTTCTAAAGATAGAACAGGAGTACCACGTAGTTCTAGCCTTTACCCATCTGAGTACTCAACCATTCTTAAAAAGAGGGAGTTTGTTGTTAATGAGAAGGCTTCTAGAAAGCACGGACCTCTTCTTAATGCTATAAACAGTGGTTCTTATCACGAAGGTGGAATGGTTGGAGTAACTGCTCGTCATGAGGGCGGACTTGCTTCTATTGCTACCGGAATGGCTGCATCTGTCGGTAAGATGATTGCTTACTCAATTGGTCAGAGTATGACCAGTGCATTATCAGAATCCGCATTCGGAGGAATGTATGGAATTGCTGAAAAGGGTAAGTTTGGTAACACTAATCTTGATGATGAGCAATTAAGAAACGCTTCTAGCATCATGAACACTGGTAAGAACTTAGGTGCTTCTACCAGAGACATTATGATTGCTTTGATGACTGCCCTTCAAGAGTCATCTTTGAGAAACCTTGCCGGTGGAGACAGAGATTCGGTCGGTCTATTCCAGCAACGTCCTTCTCAGGGCTGGGGAACAGTTGCTCAAATTCGTGACCCTAACTACGCTGCGACTAAGTTCTTTGAGGCTTTGTTCAAGGTAAACAACAGAGATGGATTAGCACCTACTGTTGCTGCTCAAAAAGTTCAGCGTTCAGCCTTCCCAAATGCGTATGCAAAATGGGAAGATGAAGCACTCGCCATCATGTCCGCAACACCTATCATGGCTGCTGTAAACGCTCAGTTGAGTGGATCAGTTGGAGCGGGTGGACGTACTGTTGAATTACTTCAGCAAATGATGTCTAGAAGTGGATTGCCTTACCGAGTTACATCAACAACAGGTGGACAGCACTCACAGGCTTCTTACCACTACAAGGGGCAGGCGATTGATGTTGCCGGTCCTAGACCGGGCGTTGACACTCCTGAAATGGCTGCTATCGCTCAATATCTATACCGCAACTACGGTAATGGTTTGGCCGAACTGATTTACGCAGGCCCAGGTGGAATAGGCTTGAAGAACGGAAGGCCGTTTAATTACAGTAATGGAATTCTTCAGTCTCACAGAAATCACGTTCACGTTGCCGCTACACCTGACAGTTTGTCAGCACTAAGAATTCCTGGTCTTAAGGTCGGTGGAGAGATTAGATACGATAACACTCTTGCTAATCTACACAAGAATGAAACAGTACTTACTGCTCCATTATCTGCTAAACTTAATGAAGGAATTAACAACATTAGTAACGCTGGTGACACTAATGTTAATATTGATCTTAGAGGTGCTCATGTCACCCAAGATACTGTACAAGATATTAGAAAGGTTGTCCGTGATGTTCTTGATCAAAGAGACAATCGTAACGGAAGGAGCCGTAGAGTAGGTTGAAATTCAGCAAGCCACGCCTTTTAAGGTGGAACAATAATGCTATATCTGATCACAATAGATCAGGTTTAGGTGTTGACTTCACAAGAATAGGAACTAACCATAGGACTGCAAATGGAACTGCTAGGTCTTATTTCGTTGCAGATAAGAGAGCCTTTAGCGTTAGTTGGACTGACCTTCCTCATTCAGCGGCTTTTACCGTTGATAATTTTTGGGGTGGTAAGGAAATAGAAACTTTCTATACCAACAATCAATCTTTTACTTGTGAAATTACTAATGGTGATGGATCAATCGATGTTTATCAATGCTACTTTACTAATTTCAGTAGGAACATAAAAAAACGTGGTAAATATGATCTTTACGATATAGAAGCGTCGTGGGAACAAGTATGAAAAATGTTTCTACCGAACTTATTAACACTATTCGTAATGAACAAACTGTCACATCTGCCTATAGAGTAGTTGCCGAATGGAACATGAATAGGTACGTTCCAATCACTTCAGTGACTGTAAACGACGATAATACTTATCTTGATGCATTTCCCATTAAAAGTGTTGTCTCCCCAGAACGACCATCCAAAAGCGGTATTGTTCGCATGGCTACTGACAATGGAATTATCGCGGAACCTGAAGATAATCTACCTGCAAGATACTATCCTGTTGCTACCGATGATCCCTACAAGTATTGGATATCAAAGCCGAGTAGCGGAGTAATTGTTGCCGGTGGAGGCTTCAGGTTTGCAACCAACCCTGAAATAACTGCTATTTATGCAAAAGGTTTTAAAACAAACAAATTACAAATTTTGGTTGAGAATAATTTCAACCAAGTCATATCTGCATCTTTGCAAGTTAAGACTGAAATAGGATCAGACACTTGGAGCACCGTCAGCAATAATGTTACTTTTAATGCTGAAGGAAAAGGCGTTTTATATTTTCAAGGATCTTCATGGTCAACTGGCGAGGGTAGTTATCTAAATAACACAATCACCATCTATGGTTTAAGACTTACGATAAATGCTGTTGCCAAAAGAGAGCAACCTGTGGGTATTATTGAAATCAGTCCTCGTCTCGTATCAGACATATCTCAATATATTATTGATATGTCTGTTGATGACGAATTAAGTGATGTTTCTTTCACTTCACCCATCGGTGCGGCGTCTTCTAATCAAGCGTCACTAACTCTATCTAATACAGATGGTACGTTTAATAACGATAATACTTCTTCACCATATTACGAACTTCTAGACAAGAACGTATTAATTTACGGGGAAGTTGGAATCAAGGTTGGCGGGTCTTTTGAGTACGTCCGAATGTTTACCATGCTCAGTCAAAATTGGTCTGGTCAAACAACTGAAGAAGTAAGAGTAAATCTAGAAGATGATTCTTCTAGAATGAAATTATCGATTCCACCTAAGATGTTGCTAGAAGATATAAATATTGGTAAAGCAATATCTATTCTTTGTGACGTCATGGGCTACACCAATTACTTGTATTCTTTGAGCGTACTTGATGGCAGTCAAACTATTGATTTCTTCATTGTCGATGGTGAAAAGACTTTGTGGGAGATCATATCTGAACTGTCAGTGGGTACTCAAACAGTCGTGTACTTTGACTGCTTCAATGTCATGCAAATCAAATCCAGAAATACTTTCTTGAATCAAAGTAGAGATGCAGTTTGGAGATTAGAGTACGAACGTAATGGTTTGGCATTGCCAGATATTATCTCTTATGAGGAAGAATATCTTATGGAGGCTAATTCAGTTGACGTTGTGTACACACCCACTAAACTTTCTGAGTTCAACAACGGACAACCTAAGATGGAAGTTTCTTGGGAGCCAGAAGATACTATGGTACTTCGCGCTGCGCCATTATCTCTAACGCTAGAAGATAATGGTAGAACGGTTACCATTCCACCTGAAAAAGCGGCGACGTGGCCGTTTGAAGGTATGTTGCATATTGATGCTGAAGTTATTCGTTTCAAAGGTAAATCTTATGAATATTGGTTAGACAGCGCTTATTCTGTGACTGTTAAAGTCAATAGCCAGGAAGAGCAAAAGCGTTATGACGCGATGACTCCTGACAGACTGAGATATAGAAACAAATATATCGGAGTACTTCATGTCACTACTCGCGGGGTAAATAATACTCCTATTTCTCGTCATTCTAGGACAACTGAGGAGAATTGGCAGGGGTACATTACCGAGGATGGGGTCACTAATCCTTGGACATGGAATGGTGGCTATTCTGTCAATAACAGCATAATGACTTTGACAACCAACTATACGTTTAGGGAGCAGAACAATTATTGTGTTCGTAGCCCTAGTTTTGCAAACCCTGCCCCTGGTAACAAAGTTCATTACGGAACAAGGCTAAAATTCCGAGAAGGTTATTCTCCAAATAATCTGGGAGAGGCTGGAATATTCATTGCTTCCAACCCAACTAACTTTGTTGGATATTGGGTTTCTCTCAGACTTACCGAAGCCGTAGAAGCAACAAACCGATTCCGTAATGAAGTTGCTATCTGGGGTCGCATGGGTGATTACTGGACAACTACTTATGACCACCAGCCGCTAGAAATCCGTAGGGGCGTCTGGTATGACGTAGATGTTACTTTCGAAATAGCCCCCAACCATGACCACATCATCGTGGTATTTATCAATGGTGTCGCTGTTGCCTCTACTAAACTAACCGGGGGAAACAGAATTATTACCGGTGGAGGTCAGCACGGTATACAAGTCGGTAATTTCTCAAGTGTTGATTTTGAATATTACTATTCTGCTCAAGGTGATGCATCGTATGCTCCTGACACTTCAACTTTGCACGATGAAATTCGTGGCGGGTTCGCTAATGGTGTTATTCAATCCAATTGGTATAAGACAGCATTTTATGATGACCTTGGCGGATTGTCTGGAACTAAAGATCTAGGTCGTAATGTTTTCTTTGATGATTATGGCGCAATTGTTCATGAGATCAGAGAATTTGACGTGACCTTTGAAAAGCCCGTAGTCCATTCAAAGCCTTATGTAACAAATGAAAAAGTAGCAATACCGGCATACTTTGGTAACCCCTTTGGTGCTCATTTTGTCATGATTAATGCTGGTAGAGAAGATGCTATTGTCAAAGGTGAAGATTCACAAACTTATGGTTCTGATAATACTGTTACTCAATCAGCGTTTATTTATGGTAGACAAATCTATCAAGAAGACGCTGAAACAATTACCATTGTCAGCCAAGAGAATATAAATAAGCGTGGTGTTCAAAAAACACAGTTCGCTAGCCAGTATCTTCAAAATAAAGAAGTTGGTGATGAGTTAGCAAGGTGGGTCGTCAAGCAATGGGGAAGTACCGTCAAAACTGCTAACGTTACCATCTTTGGTAATCCAATGCTAGAGGTTGGAGATATTGTTACTGTCACTTATGTGCCTAAAGGAATATACGACAAAAAGTTTTACATCAACAAAATAGGTCATTCTTATAGCGCAGGTCTTGAAACCAACCTCACTTTGAGGTCAGTGGCTAATGATGTTGTAGTGTCGATGAATTCCTTCAACACCGGGTCGGCTGGTCAGACATTACCGGGAACAGTTTACGTTACTTAACCATTATAGATTATTGAAGTATAATCAAATAATGGCTAATAATATTGTAATTGACCCTAGGTTTGCTAAACCTAAGAATGTTGTGGGGCTTGAAGACCCTGAAGAGGGTGTAAATTCCGGCGCTGACGGTACGGCAGCCGGTGCGGGCTCAGGTGACGGCGGCAACGCCGTAAACCCTGGCGGTGGAGGCTCCACAACAAATCCTAACAACCCAGGAACAAAGCCGGGCTCAGGGATACCAGCGCCTACCTTTGTTTTGTCTTCACAAGAACTAGTAATTGACTCTTTTAGAAACTACCGAGTAAATGCTATTCTCACTGTAACAAACGCTATTGATGGCGCAACTTACGAAATACGGATGAGTGAAAGTTAATGATAACTAATGCTGGTAAAAACCATATCCTTAGAAGGAACGCGGGTATTGTCAATAGTATCGCTGACACTATTTTATTAGGTATTTCTAACACCGCTGAATCCGCAAATGACAATAGGCTTTCTCATGAATTTATGCGTCTAGATGTTGTATCAATTTACCCTGACGTTGATAATGGCACTTTAGTATTTAAAACTGTTGTGCCCGCCGAGTTAAAAGGCTCTATTTATGAAGTTGGTTTATTGTCGAGATCTTCTGTTGATGTTGATAATTATTACGATAAACTTTTAACCACTTTTGATCAAAACGAATTTTGGTCAAGCGGTAGCCTTATAACTAATGCAGGACGCGCTGGTGGCAACATGCTGAGGTTAACTGGTAATTCATTTGCTACAGTAAATTATGATCTTTCATATTACGTGGGAGAAGATATATTTGCGTTGGCAGTTAACTCTGCCACCAGCACAACCGTGACAATGAAGATAGGAAATAACTCATCAAATTATTTCTCTAAGTCAATATCTCTTAACAGCGGTTATCAGTTCATCAACTTTGCTAAGAGCAGTTTTAGTGTCAATGGTAATCCTACATGGAATGAAATAAAATATCTTGCTTTTGATGTGAGTAATGCAACTGTTGATTTAGATTCTTTAAGAGTGCAAAAGAAGAGCATCGTAGATACAACTTATGTATTAGTATCAAGAAAAGTATTTAGTTCCCCCTGGGAGAAGTTAGCGGGTTCCGAAAGAGAATTGGAGTATAGTCTAAAAATAGTATGAACAAAGACATAAAGATGAATACCCTTATAGCGGGTAGAAATTATACAATTCAAGTAAGAGCCAGGGTTGGCAACAACTACTCCGATTGGAGTGCAGCCTACACATTTAAAACTATAACTGACGGTGACCCACCAGCAATACCGTCAAAGCCCACTGTTGGCGACTATCTTGGAACCATCATTATTGGATGGGACGGAAAAGATAAAGATGGTAGGTCAATGGCCGCTGACTTCAAGCATGTTGAGGTTCATGTTGGAGACACTGATGGTTTTGTGCCTGACGCAAACTCTTTGAATACCACTTTGCCTGGCGCCATCTCCCAAGAGACTGCTATATCTGGTTTGACGATGAACCAAACTTACTATGTTAAGTTTGTTGCCGTTGACACTTCAGATAATAAAAGCCAGCCATCTGAGAGCGGAAACGGCAAGCCTAAGAAAGTCACCGGGGATGCTTTAGATAATTTGGCGGTAGAAGTAGCCAACATCAACTTTAGTGCCAGAGACATTGGTGCGACCTTTGCTTTTTATGCTGACGAACCTCCAACTAATAATGTCAAAGAAAAAGATATATGGTATGACACTAATGATGGTTATAAACAGTATGTTTATGCTAATGGGCAATGGAAAGACGTTAAGTCTGCTAGTGCTGAAGCGGTTGATCAGGTGGCTAGAGACAAAGCCGATCAAGCCCAGCAGTCCGCAAGCGGTAAGAACAAAATAACTTACTCTCTTAATGCGCCTAGCAACACGTCCAATCCTGGTACAGCGGCAGGAGACGTGTGGTTCAGAAGAAATGACAACGGTGTCATTATTGCTCAGTATGAATGGACCGGAAGTCAATGGATTGAGCGTAAGATCGAGAATGCTGTTATTGCCAATATTGACGCTGGAAAGATCACGGCAGGAACAATCTCAGCAGATCGTATTGGCGCTAGAACAATTACCGGTCAAATGCTTGTTATTGGAACTGTTGACAGCACTGTCATTGCTGACGGAGCAATCACTACATCAAAGATTACTGCAAACTCTTTGAATGCTGACCGTATTACTTCTGGAACAATCACCACTGACAAAATTGGTGCGAATCAAATTACTGGCGCCAAGATCGCGGCGGGTGCCATCAGTGCCGGTAGTGCCATCATTGACACTGCTGCAATTAACAGTGCTCAAATAGGAAGCCTAGAGGTAGGTAAGTTAACCTCTGGTGTCCTTAGCGCCGTCATTACGGTTTCTAATAGAATTCAAACATCTACCGGATACCCTTCAGTTGACATTACATCTTCTGGTCTAACTTTCTACGGTAATGGTGGAAGTACCACAGTCAGCATGGACACTCAATCTGGAAATGCTTCTTTCAATGGAGACATGGTTGCTAAGACCTGGTTCTCAAGAAACTATGTCAATGGCGGCGGATATATTCAGATTGGTAACTCAAGTCTAAACGAAGACAGCAACGATGAACTAAGGTTCTTTGTTAGCAACGGGGCGGTGGCTTTGAGATCACCGACTGCATGGCCGGGTAGGTTTAGAATTTCTCTAAGAGACTCAGGTTATAACACAAGAGTTATTGACTTTGATGTTACCAAAGGAATTCTTGCTAACAGGTTCACTATGGGAGGTCAGTTCAATACCTATCCATATATGGAGTCTTATGACGCTGGACCTTCAGGTATCTGGATTAGAACAGTTCTTGAAGGAGGATATAACTTCTATATTGGAAGTGTTGAAAATTCTCACACTTGGATTGCCAATGATCGAGTTGCTATTTCATTGTTGGGATCTAATCTAAATCAAATCAACTTTAGAAATTCTAGCAACACAGCCTATTGCAATATCCAAGCGAACACTGCATATTTTTCATCATTGTTTGTCAATGGAACACAGATTACTGGAAATGGCGGCGGTGGTAATGTTAATTATGCAAACACAGCCGGGTATGCAAACGAAGCAGGATTAGCCAGAAGAGTTGACTCGAACACCTCACAACTATTTCTTGGTGGTGGAGTCGCAAGTTTTGGTGGAGACTCAGTACTTATTCAAAATTATGGATCTAGTACTTACACCCGTGTCCAGGGTGGCGCTGGTATGTATGTCGCGGGAGCATTCGCGGCTGCTGACAAGCGGTTCCTCATCCCACACCCTGTTGACAAAGACCGTTGGTTAACACACGGATCTACCGAGTCTCCGCAATCAGGAGTTGAATATTGGGGAGAGGTCGAACTAGATTCAAATGGTCAAGCAACAGTCACTTTGCCAACTTACTTTGAGGCGTTGGTTAAGACCGAAAATAGATCTACGTTCTTAACTCCTATTGATGAACCTTCAATGGGAGCGGCCTCTAAGATAGTTGATGGAAAGTTTGTTGTAAAGGGTCCATCAAATGCTAAATTTTCTTGGCTTGTAAAGGCTGAAAGAAAGGGAGCGGACTTTGAAGTTGAGCCAAGAGTTGATAGTTCGGAAACTCCTGAGCCTGCACATTTGTTTGATTTCCCACCAGACGACCAAGAACAATGGAGGAAAGCACAAGAAGAAGCAAGCAATTGATAACTCAATGATGTTTGCGATACAATGAAGATAACAGAAAGGTCAAAATGACTGACAAAGAAATTGATGGTAAAAAGTTTTATGAAGCAAAGATTCAACTACTTCAGCAAATTAATTCAAATTTGCAAGATAGTGTAGCAACTCTTCAAGTTCTTTTAGAAGAAGAAAGAAGTTCTAAGGATGCTGTTGACACGGAAGGCTGAGTAGTCTAACGTATTCGTTACACTTGGAAGAAGATAAATAAAATAACTAACTAGAGAGAATATATGTTATTTAGGAAGAATAAAAAAGAAGAAGTAAAAGATAATAATATATATTACTCTAATGTTAAGTACTTTAATAATTCTTATATTAGAGATAAGACAGGTAGATACTATTTCATTTCTAATAATAAGAAATATCTAATATCTTCTGAAAGAATTTTACAATCTTGGGCTCCTCCCGCTATAGCATTAAGTGATGATGAAACAATGAACACTTATAAACTTGGCGGGAGGCTAGGATTTAGGAATGGAACATTGATACTTGATCTCTCTTCTAATCTCTATTATCTAATCATAGAAAATAAGAAGAGAAAAGTGACAAGTCCAGATACCCTTGACTCATTAGGTTATTCAATCTATGATGCTATAACCGTGTCAGAGGCAGAATCTAAATTACATGAAACAGGTGAGGATCTAGTATGACTGAATCATATTCACCTGTTACCATATCTAAAGGCCCATTATCTAGATCTTTGCTCGAAAGAATGGCTAACAACGATCAATGGCTTTTCGAGCACACGCCAAAGATGCGATACCAGTCCGCCGTGACAAAGGACAATGGTTTAAAGGTATTAGCCGGTAAAGCATACTATGGTCCCAACGATACAAATGATCGTCAGGATGTTACCGTTTACTTTGGTAGTTTCTTCAGTGTAGGATGTAATCCTATTGTTGTAGCCAACTCTGAACCTATTTCTGTAGGTTTTAGAAGATTGGTAACTGTTAGAGGAATTGGAACATCTAATATAGATTACCGAGGATTCATCGGTCACGTTTCTAATCAAGAAAATGCATTGTCAGATCAGACTAAGATAGTTGTTGGTGGATATATGCATTATATTGCTGTAGGATGGTAGAGGCTGGTGACTACAGGACACGTAAATAAAATTTGGTTAGGTAAAATTTTAAGTGTCTAACTGTGTGTTTTGCGGAGTAGAGTTTGAATCAATCTTTACTCAGACTATATGCGGTCCTACATGTTCAAAATTCAAAGATGAAAAATATAAATATGTGGAGCCAAATAATAAGTATTACACAGCACGACGACGTGCAAAGATGAAAAAGGGCGACAAGATTGTTGCTTTGATTGTGTTTGAGATGTATGACTGGACATGTTTCGTTTGCGGTGCTAGGATCGACCCTCATCGTAGGACACCAGACCCTATGGCTGCTACTCTGGAACATGCCATTCCATTGAGTAAGAACGGCCAGCACACATGGTCTAATGTTTTCCCCGCCCATAATTTGTGCAACGCTGTAAAAGGCGATGACCTAAAAGAATTAGGTCTAATTGTCACTGATAGAGGTATACAGTTTATGTAACCTCCGAACATTGGAGAAGTAATGAGTAATGATCTTAAATGGCTGATGTGTTCGGATGTGCATTTTCCACTTCACGATCCAAGGCTAGTAGAACTTTGGTTAAAGGTTGCTAAGGCGTTCAAGCCTGATGCCGTTGATCTTTTAGGTGATATTGATGACGCAGATACAACTGGTCGTTGGGCGACCGGAGCAGATATCACAAAACCAATTCAAGACGCTGGTGTGAATCAGACAAAGAAGTTTCTTAAAGACATTCGTTATTATCTGCCAGATGCTGATTGCCATTTTCATGATGGTAACCACGGTTGGACTCGGCACGAAGCCTATCTAAAAAAGAATGCTCCCACCTTTGCATCGTTTATTGAACCCGACATGCTTTATGATTACCAGCAAGCGGGTTTCAATTGGCACCGTTATGATGAGCCTCCGGTGAAAAGGTTTGGAGATATGTACGCCCATCATGGAGATTCGATCTCGAAACACGCGGGTGAGTCTGTTAGGAATGATTGCCTTAATTGGGGCGTTTCAGTAGTTAGAGGACATTCACACAGAATGGGTAACTACAACATCACTTATCCAATTACAGGCAACAAGATTCGCGGGTTTGAGATTGGTCATCTTTGCAACTCTAGTGCAATGGATTACGATCGTTCTCCCAACTGGCAAGAAGGATTTGCTATTGCTCACGTAGTCAACGAAGATGGAGAACAAAAGGCTCACATGCAGTTGATTGAAATCCATGATTACACTTGCTTTGTTGATGGCGTGAAGTTTACTGCATAAATGATATAATTCGGCCGTGGATACAAAAATAAAACTACCGCTGCCAGGACCACTTAAACCATACGGTAAGTTAGTGGTTTTTGTTCTCGGACAGATAATATCAATTCTTGCGTATCAGTACTTAGATGATGTTACGGCATATTATGTCATTCAGTTCCTGACGGGTGCGGGTGTTTTCCAACAACCTAATATAACAAAGGAAGATGTTAAACGTGCCGCACCCAAACACCGGGCTCACTGATATAACATATAGACCGGACAATTTGAAGTCTGCAAAAGACGATTTACCCGATGGTCTTTTATTTAATCTCAGAAGACAGAGAAACAAGTACAAATATTTCTTTCTCAATGGCAGACTGCATAAAAAATTATCTGCCAATAGAGGTCTAGATATATTGAGTGCTTGGTCTTATGATACAAATACAGTAGTGAACTATCCCTATAGCGCTGTCAAGAGTCAAATGAAGCCGGGATACTATACGAAAGAGGCTTGCGCCCTTCTTAATCGTCATAGGGTCACCGTTGTTAGAGCAATCTACGATGGAAAGATAGAAAGACCTCAAAGAGCATGGGTATCTTCTATTCCAATAGAAAAAAGAGATGAGACAGCAACTACAACGGGTTTGTACATATGGTCAGAAGATGACATATTGAAAGCACATACTTATTTTGCTAATCAGTATATAGGATCATTGCCTAGCGACGATAGGGTAATAACTGCTCCTAAAACTTTAAGAAATAGAAGAGAAGTTAAGGCCATGTTAAACAACCAAGAAGTTTTTTACGCTAAGACTAAAGATGGTCAGTTTGTACCAATCTGGAAGGCACCGGAATGGTAAAAGATTACAAAAAGTTAGAAGGTGATCTAACTCCTCTCAATGTAGCAACTCAAGCGGCCTATACACTAAACCTGATTGGTTCGCTTGCATCTGAGGTCAAGGATACTGATACACTACTGGCGGTAGCGAAACTGTGGATCGATATGGTTGAAGTCGCTGGACACGCAGTGGTTACTCCCGCCGACACACCAGAACTAGCCAATGTTGTTGGCTTTCAACGAAATGAGGAAGAGAAATATGGCAGAACTGAGCCCGGTGAATCCACCGACGAAAATCACAGTAAATCAATCATTCAAGATTAATCTTGGTAATTATCAGACAATGGATATTTACATTGGAATCGAAGACTCACCTCGCAATGGAGAGAACACGAATCAAGCATTTGAACGTGTTTACTCTTTTGTGCAACAAAAACTAGCGGAAAAAGTAGCAGAGGCGGAAACGGTACTTAAGTGAACGAAGAAGAGATCAACGATCTAGTCACTCTGTATAAGGAAACTTATAACAAAGAACACGGTTGTTATCCTAATCTTAACAAGTTTAGAGACTCTTTTGGCTTTGCTTCAATGCTTCACGATTTCAATATTGTTGAGTGTAGAGAGATTATTGAGTACTTCTTCAAGACTGGCGGCGAGCACACCACTCGCCGTCTTTTTGAAAATTACGATGGTTTGAGGCAAGCCAAGGAAAAATCAGACAGAGACCGTGACAAGATTGACAGTTTGCTAAAGGCAACTCAAGCGCGGGTCAAGCAATGGGAAGATAAACATCCTTCCTGAAATTAGTAGAGGACGTGAACATTGACTCTCACAGAGGCAAAAGTAATTAATGCTGTAGTTATTAACAAAGATATTCATACATTGCTGACAGCACCCGATGAACTATTTACTGCTTATCACGATGTTTATGCAACACTCAAGAAGCATTATCAGAAATACCGTGCTGTACCATCTCTTGAATCACTTCAAAGACAACACCCTGATCTAGAGAAGTTTAATGCAGATGAACCGACTGCTTTTTACGTTGACGAGTTAAAGTCAGAGTACCTTAACAAACGCATGGAAGACCTTATTGTTAAGGCTGCCAATGCTCTAGATTCAGATATGACCCCTCAGGAAACTCTTGAGAAACTAACTAATTCGATTTCCAAACTTAGCGCTTTTACCTCTCAGGCTTCTGATCTGAATCTAAAAGATGTTGAGGCTGCGGAACGACACTTCCAAAATCAGGCAGAGCGAGCCAAGCAAAATGGTGGTGTGCCTGGAATCCCCACAGGATTCAAATCTCTAGATAGTGTTTACGCAACTGGTATGGCTCCCGGTCATTCTATTATTCTTTTCGGTAGAACCGGTAGGGGTAAAAGTCTGATTGCCGCACTGATGGCAGCCAAGGCATATGCACAAGGGTATAAACCCATGATTGTTTCTCTTGAAATGTCTAAAGAGGAACAGATGGAACGTATCTATACCATTCTTGCTAGTGGTATCTTCACTATGAGTGGTATGGCGCGCGGTGAGGTTGATCTAGAAGAGTTTAAGAGTTGGTCTGAAGACGCTCTTAAACAAGACTTCATCATTGTCTCTAATGAGGGTAACCAAGACGTTACACCTAACTTTATTCAGGGAAAGATTAATCAGCATCGACCAGATGTTGTTATTCTAGATTATATGCAGTTGATGATGGACAATGGTAAGAACTCAGGTATGACCCCGCGTATGCTTGCTCTTTCCCGAGAGATCAAACTTCTTGCCGTATCTAGCAATATCCCTATCATTTCTATCTCAGGTATCACAGATAAGGATAATGATGACCAGAGTGAACCGCCTACTCTAGATCAGGTATCATGGTCGGCTGGTATCAAGTACGACGCTAACCTTGCTATTGCCGTACAGAAGGCACAAAATAGTAATATTATCGCTATGGTCATTCGTAAAAACAGAAATGGCGACCTGGCCGCTTGCTACCTTGATTGCGATATTGATAGGGGAATCTTTGAGGAAAGATTTACGCTATGAGTGACCAGATTATTAGAAGATTTCAACTTCATGGCTCAACGTCTTCTCCTTGGAAGCGCCGTGAACTTGAACTTCAATTGCTTGCTCAGATGTATGATGAAGGATATGCTCAACTATTAGATATAGATACAACCTTTAAGACTGACTATGATGTAGAAAAAGATGTTTATAATTTTTCTTTGACCATTCAGGGAGTACATGTAGGTGATGAGCCGTGGAATACCGTCGTAACAGCGGGACGTACTATTCGGAAGACGCCATCCGTGCAGTAATTGACTTGTGTGAAGTTGAGGTAGTCACTGAAACAACTACCCACTTCATGCTCTACTGCCCGTTTCATGGTAATACTGATTCACCGTCTTTTGTGATTCAAAAAGACGAACAAGGTTTGTTCAACTGCTTTAATCCATCGTGCGAAGAACGCGGTAATCTAAATCAATTCGTCAAGAAGGTTAAAGGCTGTAATGAGTTAGAAGCCGCTCGTATCATTTTGAAGGCCAGTAAAGAACACGCCCGACCAATCTCTGAAATTATTGCTAAGAGATTCAACGCCCCGCCCACCTTTGTGAAGTTTGAAGTAGATTTTGATGATCTTCATGAAAAGATGTGGGGTAGTCCTGCTCATGAATATATGAAGGGGCGGGGGTTTGAGGACTCAACTCTAGCCTATTTCAAAATAGGATACAGTCAACTAAGAGACATGGTGATTGTTCCCATGTACTCTCCGGATGATCTGCCCATCGGTCTAATTGGAAGAGCCATACAAGAAAAGCGTTTTAAGAATTCAACTGGTCTCCCTAAGAAAGAGACACTGTGGAATTTCAATAACGCTAAGAAGAGTGATAGAGTTATTCTTGTTGAAAGTTCATTCGATGCTATGAGAATCCATCAGGCGGGTTTCTCAGGAGCAGTGGCAACATTGGGTCCAATCGGACCTAGACATTTTGAGCAAATCAACCGAACATTTAATTCGGTTATTATCATGACCGATGACGATAAAAAAGAGTACAGAAATGATTGTGCAAAGTGTCGTCGTGATGGATCGTATATGTGTTATGGTCATCAGCCGGGACTTGAATTAGGAAAAAAGATTGCTGAAGGAACTAGTAATAAAAAGGTCTATTGGGCTAATTATGGAGATACTAGATTTCCTAAAGGTTGCAAGGATGCTTCAGATATGACAGACGATCAGATACGTCAATGTATCAATGGAAGTGCTACTTCTTTTGAGTTGAAGATGAAGTACGGAACAGATGTAACTTGATCGAATCTGTGGTAAACTTGCTGGTAGAAGGCTCAGAGAAGCCTCGTATCTAAGGAGAATATTAAAAATGACTAACGTAAAGAAAGGGCTAGCCGCCCTAAAACAGTTCAAACAAGACCAAGAAGAGCGCATTGCAGCAGCCTCTCGTCCTAAGGCAAATTGGTTTAGTTTTCCGGATAAACGAACAAATGTAGCAACTGTTAGATTCCTACAGGAACTAGATGAAGACGCTGAAAATTACAACCCGGACCGTGGTCTAGGCGCCCTTATTATTGAGCACCTGTCTCCAAACCCTGATTTCCGTAAGCAAAAGCGAGCCTCATGTACAGCAGACACAGAGGGTCATTGCTACGCATGTGAGCGTCACGCTGAGGATCGTAAGGCCGGGTGGGGTCAAAAGAGTTCACTTTACATCAACGTGCTGTATTCATTCGATGAAGATGAAGCACCTAAGGTTGGTGTTCTAAAAAGAAACTTCAACTCTTCTTTTGTCACTCAGTTGATTGATGAGGCAGCAGAAGAGAACACAATTACTGATGCTAATTTCCGTATCACTCGTAGCGGTGATGGACCTACAACTCAGTTAACTCTAAAGAAACTATCTCCCGCTAAGGTTGCACCATTTGATGATTCAAAGGTTGAGGTGTTCAACCTAGAGCAAACCGTTCTTTATAACATTGCATATTCAGACCAGCCAAAGTATTATGGCTCTGGTGAAGAATTTGCTGCGAAAGAAGAGAAGGCAGAGCCTAAAAAGCCTGCTTTTGAAGATAACGAATGGTGAATTAATGACAGGGGGCGGACTATTTTGGTCCGCCCCTATGTCATTATATAAAGGAGATAAATGGATGCAACAGACAAAGAGAATCTAACAGTTACATTAGACGCTCTTATTGATCGAGTAGTAAAGTTAAAAGGTTTTGAAGGTTATGAAGATAACGATATTGTTGATTTCATGTATGTTTTAGATGAGGCAAAGTTTATTGTTGCCGGTATTGTCTATAGCAATGGAATTTCTATATGTGATCATGAAAAAGACCCTATGACTGGTGAATGTTTAAATGACGAGGACGACTAATTGGTGGTCCTCATATAATGCGTATTTAAAATCGGCAGAGTGGACAGAGTTTAAAAAGTACTACTTCACCAGATATGCTAAACTCTGCCGGGTGTGTGGCAGTAGCCGACGTGTGGCTCTTCACCACCTACAATATATAAATTATCGCTCTAAAGACACTAGCCAATATGTGCCGTTATGTGAGGTGCATCATAATATGCTTACTAAAGAGTACAGACTCAAAGGTAAGAGATTAGGTATGTCTTTAGAGCAGTTTACTAAATTTTACATCATAAGAGAACGGGGCAAGCGAAAAGCCTATTAACGCTTGCCCTTCAACAAGAAGGGCTTATTATGAGCGGATTTGCAAGTCTACATTGTCATACTGAACGTTCACCTATTGACTCAGTTGCTCGTATTGAAGAATATCTAGAGCGTGCTGTTGAAGTCGGTGTGCAGTCAGTAGCCACCACAGAGCATGGTCGCCTCAGCGGTTTCCGTGATAACCAGGCGGCTCAAGAAAAGTATGGAATGAAAGTCATCCAAGGGATTGAGACATACTTTTCATCTACTGATCGATTTGATCGTAGGAGCAGTAAGCAGAGGGATGACGGTTCGTCTGTCTACAACCACCTAATTTTGCTCGCAATGAATAATAAAGGTCTGCGGAATCTCAACAAGATGAATGAGATTGCATGGACAGAAGGTTTTTATAACCAGGCACGTATTGACAAAGAACTATTAGAAAAATATGGAGATGACATTATTGTCCTCTCTGGCTGTATGTCAGGTGTTATGGCCGAAGGTATTCTCAATGATGATATGCAAAAGGCTTACGATTGGGCCGGGTGGTTCAAGGATAAGTTTGAAGACAGGTTCTTTGTAGAACTACAGTCTGAGAATGATATTGCATTGAATACAGCCCTACTCAAAGTCGCTGACGATCTATCCATTAAGTCTGTCCTTACAGAAGATAGTCACATGGTCCGTCCATCAGATCGGTGGATTGAAGAGGCATTCCTAGTCCTATCGACTAAGCCTAACGCTGATAAGTCAGTCAAGTGGGAAAGTCTTCCCAAAGACATGCCAATGCTTGAGAAGTTTAACGCTCTTTATCCCGGTCGAAAGATGACCTTTGAGCATCTTGACCTATTCATGGCTGGCCGGGAGCACAGGGAGAACAAACTCAAAGCACAAGGTATTGACCGTCCCGAACTATTTGATAATACGGTAAACATTGCCAATCGTGTAGAAGGATATGATAATCCTACAAATCTTGATCTACTGCCCCGACCTAAGGCAGAAGATCCTGTAATTAAGTTCAGGCAGATGTGCCGACGTGGTATGAAGCAAAAAGGGCTTGCTGGTGATCCAGTGGCTGAGGCTCGTCTAAAGCATGAACTAAATGTCATCGAGTCTAAGAACCTCTCGTCATACCACCTCATCGTGGCAGACATGATGAACTGGATTACCGCTCAGGGTATGCAGAAGGGGTTTGGTCGCGGTAGTGCTGGTGGCTCTCTAGCCAACTATGTTAGTAACATTACAGAGATCAATCCACTACCCCATGACCTACTGTTTGAACGGTATCTAGACCCTTCTCGTGATGACCCCGCTGACATTGATTCTGATACATCAGACCAGGCGGCGGTGCTTGGTTATCTAACTCGTATGTATGAGCATGTCGCCAAGATTACTACTGTCAATTACTTTAAAGAGAAAAGCAGCCTGAAGGATGCTTGCAGTATTATCAAGGTTCCTTTTGCGGAGGCTAATAAAGCACTAAAGAACATTGAGTCGTTTGATGAGTACCTAGAAGATCCTGCTCTATCTGACTTTAGGTCAAGGTATCCTGACGTGTTCAAGATTGCGAATGAGTTCAATGGACGTATTCGCGGTTATGGAATGCACGCATCGGGTGTTGTGGTGTCAAATAAAGACTTCACTGATTTTATGCCAATTGAGTCACGCCCGGCAGGCAAAGATGAGCGAGTGCCTGTTGTTGCTTACGATGGTAATGAAGTAGCAGAAATTGGCGCCTACAAGATTGACGTTCTTGGGGTTAAGACCCTCGCGGTTATTAACGACTGTATCAATCTTGTTGCTAAACGTCATGGTGTCAATGTCATCATGCGTGAAATTCCACTAGATGACGATGCAGTATTTCAGAGTATCTCTGAGGGCTATACTCGTGGACTGTTTCAGGCTGAACAGTCGGCATCTACGAAACTCATCGTAGAGATGGGGGTTGATAACTTCAATGATCTTGTTGTGTCGAATGCTCTAGTGAGAACTGGTGCTTATAAGGCATTTGGTAAGGAGTACATTGCTCGTAAGCGTGGTAAGCGTAAGGTTAAGAGTATCCACCCAATCTATGATGCAATTACTAAAGACACTCTAGGTCTGCCTCTATATCAGGAAACCTGGATGAAGATTATGAACGAGTTCGCCGGTATGAACATGGGTGATGTTAATAAAGTTCGTAAACTAACCGCTAAGAAGAAGTCAGCAGAGGAACTAGCACCTTACCGTGAGAAGTTCATTTCTGGTGTGGTCGCTAATGCAGATATGGAAACAGCAGAATTCCTTTGGGAATGGCTACTCAAGACCTCTGAGTATCTGTTTAACAAGTCGCACGCTGTGGCTTATTCGATGCTGACAAATGCAACCGCATGGCTGAAGTATCACTACCCCCTTGAGTACATGCTTTCACTTCTACGCAATGAAGAAGACAAGGACGCTATTACTGACTACTTCATTGAGGCAAAGCGTCTAGGTATTAAAATTCTTCTTCCTCACGTCAACAAGTCAAAGGTTCACCACGAGATTGAGGGTGATTCAATTCGAATTGGTCTTTCAAGCATCAAGTACATCTCCGATCTAACTGCGCCAAAAGTTTTGCGCTATGCTCCATACAAGAACTATCAGGATCTCTACAACAAGGTTATGGAGAAGGGTAACGGTCTTAATGTCCGCTTGCTTCAAGGCTTGAATGCTATTGGAGCGGCATCATTTGATGATAACCCTCCCAAGGGTAATGAAAGAGATAATCTTTATGAGTATCTTCAAATCCCTGCGTTCAACTCTTCAGAATTGCTACCCAAGATTCGTTATCAGATGGATGCCATTGAAGATATTAGTGAAGATGGTATTTACAAGATTCTTGCTATGGTTCGTGGAGTTAAGAACGGTGACGGGTGGACCCGTGTGGATCTTGTAGATGAGAGCGGTTCCATTGGTCTGTTTACCAACGCTCCTCTAATCCAAGGCCAGATGTATGTGGTGTTTGCATCGGGTAGTAATATTGTGTCAGCAATTCCTATTGAGGATGTGTTGAACAAGGTGCGAGTACCTATGGTAGAGTATCTGTATAGAGATGAGTTCCCAAATATGAGTAATGACGACTACAAGGTCATCTCTTGGGAATCACGTAAAACTAAAGCCGGTAAAAATATGGCTACCGTTGTCATGAGCAACAACCAAAAAGAACTAACATCTGCGCTGGTATTTGATAGAGTTTTCCTACAGATGTATTCTATGTGTAAGCCAGGCAATGTGATTAGGCCAGAGATAGGCCGCATGAAAGATAATACGTTAACACTAAATGACTGTAGAGTACTCAGAGAAGTTTCCTGACAGACCGCTTTGCCAGGTTTGTAAAAAGAACCTGGCAAAGCGTAGAGGAGACAAGTTTAGAAGTAAATGCAGTACTTGTGAGTCTGGGATGTCCAGGCATGATCGCGGGTATACAAAGCATAAAAAAGATTATTGCGAGAATAAAAAATGTACAGCCCTTATTACCAGTAAGAAACAGTTGATTGTTCATCACATAGACTCTAATCATAGTAATAATGATCCTAGCAATTTATTAACCATCTGTAGAAATTGTGATGCATTGATAACAGACGAAAATAGAGACTATTTGAATATTAAATACAGGAGCAATATTGGAATTTGATAAAGAAGTACTTATGGCAGCCCTCATTGTAGGCGCCGGAGGGCAAATTAAGATCAGCAAAGATGATCTAGAGTTTGTGATTGGTAAGTCAATCGTTCTAGATCTCAATGAAGAAGAAGGAACCTACGAGTTCACAGTGCAGGAGCAGGCATGAATTTTGACACGTATCAACAGCGCGCCCTTGAGACCGCTATTTACCCAGAGGCCACTACAGGGTCTTTCGCGGCCCTTAGTTACACAGTCCTAGGGCTGACTAACGAGGCCGGTGAAGTTGCGGGCAAGGTTAAGAAGGTTTGGCGTGATAATGATGGAGAATTAACTGAAGAGAAGAAAGATCAGATTGCTGATGAACTTTCTGATGTTCTTTGGTATGTTGCTACAGCAGCCAGAGAGATTAATTATTCTTTAGAAGATATTGCTTGGAAGAACGTTGACAAACTAAAAAGTCGAAAAGACAGGGGAGTTCTAGGCGGTAGCGGAGATACCCGCTGACCTGTTATAATTGATATACGAAGTGCCCGGTAGGCGAAAGCCGCCGGGCCTTCCGTATATAAGCCGAACGGAGTGGCTTTAAGACTCCGTGATAAAAAGGAGAAAAATGAACGTAGATGAGTTATTGGCGAATGCCAACATAAGTAATAAGATTAAGACACAGTTTACAAAAGCATCTGAGATTGAAAATACTTTTTATCCACTGGCTAGCGTAGGGCTCACCGACGCACTCGGCGGAGGTATTGGCGCCGGTAGGATGACAACGATTTATGGCAACACTTCTAGTGGCAAGTCAACACTACTTCTTTCCTCTGTTGCAAAGTGGCAAAAGATGGGACTAACGTGTTGCTATGTAGATAGCGAGATGACTTTTAGTAAGGAGTACGCAGAGTCTTTGGGCGTTGACACAGATAACTTGATCCTTCTTCAAACTAAATCATTCGGTAAGGTGAATGATCAGGTCACTCCACTTGTCAAAGCGGGATTAGACATTCTCATTATTGATTCTATCTCTGATCTTCTTCCAGAGCAGTTCCTTGATGATAAAGGTGAGATCAAAGAGTTTGAGAAACAAAAGCAAATAGGCGCCCATGCTCGCTCCACAAGCATTCTCATCAATAGTCTTCATTACGTTAATGATAAGACAGCATTGATTATGCTTTCGCAAACCACTACCGATCTTTCTGGCATGTATCCAGTTCAGATTCCTATGGGCGGAAAGAAACTTCTTTTTGGTTCTAGCCAAGTAGTTAAACTCACTTCAAGCAACAGCGATAAGAATATGATTGTTGGAGAAGTTTACAGTAACGGTAAAGTCTTTCAAGAGAATATCGGACGTAAGGTAGAATTTAAGGTCGAAAAGAATAAGATGGCCGCACAGGGGCGTACTGGAACTTATGATTTGTATTATGATGGCGATGTGTTAGGTATCGATTTCATTGGAGAGGCCGTAGACCTAGCCATTAAGTACGATATCGTTCAGGCTGCCGGTGCATGGAACAAATATGATGGTCAGTCATTCCAGGGTCGTAAGGGAGTTATTGCATACTTCAAGGATAATCCTGAAGCGTTTGAGCAACTAACTCAGGAAATTTATGCACTGAAGAACGGCGGGGAACTTGTCGGAGCGTGAGGAAGCAAAAAGAGACGGCGCCACGTTGGTTCCTAATTCCGGTAGGTCTAAAGGAACAGCGAAAGGTGATGCAACACTAGACCATTGGCTTATCGACTATAAGGAATATTCGAAGTCATATGGTGTTAGTGTAAGTAACTGGTCTAAGTTGTCTTCAGACGCTTGGAAGAATGGTCATCGAAACCCAACACTAAAACTAGTGTTGGGGGATGACGGTAAATATGTCAGACTGTTCGTTATCGATGAGAAGATGTTCCACGAAATGCATGAGGCATGGAAGGAGAAGTATGACCAAGTTTGAGGAAATATTTGGAAAGAAAAGTTCTGAACCAGATAATTTGTTTTACACAGAAATAGAAGGAACTTTTGCTTGTATGACGTGTAATGTCTATGTAGAAACGGGTAAGTGGTATCAAATGGACAGAGTTCTAGTCTGGGAGTGTCCTCAGGGTCACAAGAGTATGATTGAGAATTTTGGATGATTGCTGAAACATTAGAAGGTGTAAGTGACCTAAATGAACTCAATGAAATAAGTGAGTTCTTACAAGATGAAATACTGGATGAGTGTTTGACAAATGTAGTAAAATTGATTGCAAAGCCTGACATTCAACCTGCCACCGCAGCACGTCTCATCGTTCAGTTATCCGCAATGTCTTTGAAGTTTCGTATGATTGGTAAATATTATATGATTTATGATAAAGACGCTGATCAAGGAAGTAAGAAAAAAAACACTTATTTATCTTTGAGTGAAGGATTAGATAAGTTGGTAGATTCGTTGAAGTATATAGCAAGAGTATCTTGATATAACTTTGTGTTACAATAAACATAACTTAAGGAAAGCGGTTATCTATGATGAAAGACCTTATTGCGGCTCGACGACTGAGCCGCAAGAATAATGACCTATTAAAAATAGGTGACATTTTGATTGATCAGTATGAGCAGCAGAACAAGGCTGCCGCATTTCTGACCAAGAAGACATTTTCACCTTCTGGTGTAGGTCAGTATCAGGGCTCTTGTCCTAGATATTGGTACGTGGCATTTAACGGCGCTGATTTTGAGTATAAGAACACACCTCTTAGTGTTGCAATTATGGCAAATGGAACCGCCGCCCATGATAGATTACAAACCGCTTTTGAAAAGGCCGGGGTGTTGTTGGAGAAGGAACTACCTATAGAATTATCCGACCCCCCGGTCTTTGGTTATGCAGATGCTATTTTTGATATTGATGGTGAAAAGGTTGTTGGTGAGTTTAAGACAACTAACCAGGAAGCATTTGATTTTAGGAAGTTAAGTCAGCAGCCCGCCGAGGCCCACCGGTTGCAAATACTCTTGTATTTGAAAGCAACGGGTAATAAGCGCGGTGCAGTTATTTATGAGAATCGTAATACATTGCAGTTGTTAGTTATACCAGTTGAGATGGATGAGAAAAATGAAGAATGGTTAGAAAAGGCATTAGAGTGGATGCGAACAGTTCGATCCGCCTTTGATAATAAACAAAAACCAAAACAACCCTTTCAACAAAGAAATAAGATTTGCCAAGAATGCCCCGTGTACGAAGCGTGCTGGTCGGACAAAGAATTCGATGTAGAAATCCCAAAGTTGGACCTCAAGGCACTATGACCCATTGCGCTAATCCAGATTGCCCTAACAAGTTTGATCAAGTTAAGCATAATCAGAAATATTGCACCCCCGAGTGCTGTAAGATTGTCACCAATGCAGCACTCATGCGGGATTATTACAATAAAAAGGCCAGACTCGCGGGTAAGCCCAGAGTGTGCACCGAATGCAATACGACAAAATTATCAAGATACAATGAAACAGAAATTTGTTCGGAGTGTGTTGCAAAGCATAAAGCGAACAAGAGAGATAGACTAGTGCTTAGTTTGGGAATGTGAAAGTAATCGGATTAGACTGCAATAGCAAAAGTATTGCATATTCAGAGTTGGACAATGGTGTCCTCAAAGATTATGGCTTGTTGAGTTTTTCCACAGATGATAGAAATAAAAGAGTCAAAGATGCATATCGTCAGGCGGCCAAGTTATTTGAAAACAAAAGTCCAGACGCTGTTGCCATAGAAGACGCTGTATTTGTTCAAAACCAACAATCTCTTATCACTCTGTCTTATTATTTTGGAGCAATTATTGCCGCCAGTCCAGTTAAGGTTTACAGCGTTAGACCTTTAGAGTGGCAGAGCAATATTGGGAACAAGGTACTTAACGCCGGTCAGAAGAATTTAATTAAGATTGCTTCACCTGGCAAGAGCGAAACATGGTATAAAAATAAGTACCGTGAATCAAGAAAAGATTTTACTCGTCAATGGGTAAAGACAAATTTTGGTGTAGAAATAGAAAGCGATGATATTTGTGATAGTGTCGGCATAGGATGGTGGTTACATACAAATGGCTCCTAAGATGTATACCAATCAAAATTGGTTAAAAACTCAATATCAAACATTAGGTAAGACTGCTGCTCAGATAGCAAAAGAGCAAGGAACTACAGAGGTTACTATTTATAATTGGCTGAAGAAGTTTCAATTGATTCGTAATAGTCGAAAACTTAGTACTAGATGAGATACGTAATACTCTCTATAGATGATAGTAGAAAGAAATATACCGACTCAATCAGAAGACAACTTTGTGATTGGGAAGAAGTCAAGGTCGATTGCGTTAACGGTAATGATAAAGATCAGTTAGACAGTGCTATTGAAGAGTTTGGAGTGACCATCGGGCCTGAAAGAAAGGTGGGCCAGATTGGATGCACGTTATCAACTCTAAGAGCGCTTAGTGCAGATAACGAGCCGGTACTCATCCTCAATGACGATGCCCTTCTATCAGAAAATTTTTCTGAAGAGTTTAGTCGCAGACTTTCTACGCTACCTGAATACGATGTTTTTTCAGCGTTTATTCCTAGAGACCATGACTGGTATTTTTATTCAGGTGTTACTCTAAAAGATAGAATAACTAATCTAGAAAATCAGCATTATTCGAATGGTCATCCCATGTTTCAGTCAAATGGAACCACTTGTCGTGCCTATATGAGATATGGCGGGGTGGCACTTTATTTCACTCCCAATGGCAAGGATAAATACTTGTCTATGAGACACCTTGAAAAACAAATGGATGACGCATTATATTTGGCAAACTATCATCACACGATGAAAGTTTATACTAGTGTTCCACACTTACCAGACTTAGCCTATATTACGGGCACCGAGGACAGCATATGTCAGAATACGAGGTTATATTATGAGTGACAATGTAAATCATCCTACCCACTACACCGCGCACGAAAGCGGTATTGAAGTCATTGAACTTTCAGAAAAGATGAATTTCTGCACGGGTAATGCTTTCAAATACGTGGCTCGCGCGGGTAAGAAGTGGGATGAGACAGAAGATCTAGAGAAGGCTCTTTGGTATCTTAATAGAGAGAAGTCTCGTAATGTTATTCTTCCTGACCGACCCGAAGTGTTTGAACTATCTATAAAATATCTAGCAGCAGAGACAAACGATTACGTTTTTGATATTATTGCTCCTATCTTTGCTTATGCTTTTAAGAAGAGTGAGTACCCTCATGATGTTCTCAAAGACGCTATCGAACAATTAGAGGAGTATATAAAATTTGTAAGAGGTGAAAAGGATGGCGGGAACTGAACTAGACTTAGCAGAACGTTACCAGCGACAAAACAAGGTCATTGAGTTACATCTTGAAGGACATTCGCCGAATGTTATTGCTAAGAAACTAAGTTATAAATATAAAGAAGTTGTTGAGCATATTGCTGAGTTCAACGAAATTTCTAAGAATGATGAGATGCTACGTGAACGTGGCCGTCAGTCTGTTCATAACTATGACGAATCTATCAATAGAGTTCAGCGCGAAATGTGGCGACTCGCTCAAGATGCTGAAGACGCCGGTGATTTAAAGACTAGAGGGACCATTCTCAAGTCCATTGCTGATACTCAAGCAAAACGTGTGGAAGTTCTTCAAAAATCTGGGATTCTTGCAGACAACAAGATTGTCGAAGAGATGGCAGCAACCGAAGAGAAGATGCGCGTACTTACAGAAATTTTAAGAGAGGTGTCACGACACTGCGATAACTGTAGAGTAGAAGTTGCTAGACAGTTGTCAATGCTCGCCGGTAGAACCGAAGAAATTGTCGTGGTTCAATAATGAGTGTAGATTTTTCAGACATACTAGATCTTCTTAATGAAGATATCTTTGAAGAGACACCAGCAACAATAGAAGAGTTTGTTACCCAAAAAGATTATCTTGGGTTGCCGCCTTTATCTGATGAGCAGTATGATCTTATTAAAGCAAGCACCCAGATATATAAACAAGAAACTCTTGAAAATTTACTATCTGAGGATGAGGCTGCAAAACGTTGGAGTCAAACATTCAATGAGGTAGTTGCTATTTGGGGAAAGGGTAGCGGTAAGGACTATTGTTCTGAAATATCTTGTTGCTACATCGTTCACCTTCTTTTATGTCTGAAAAATCCTCAAGAATACTTTGGTAAACCGCCGGGTGACTATATTGACATCATGAACATTGCGCTTAATGCTCAACAGGCTAATAACGTTTTCTTCAAAGGTTTGAGAGCCAGAGTAAGGAATAGCCCTTGGTTCGAAGGTCGTTTTGATGCTAGAGGTAGTGAAATAGAATTTGATAAGTCCATTCGCATCATTTCTGGTCATTCAGAGTCAGAATCTCTAGAAGGATATAACGTACTTGTTGTTGTACTCGATGAGATCGCTGGTTTCGATCAGGCTCCCACCACGGGACTAAGTAAGAGGATCACTGCTGATTCTACTTACAAGATGCACAGAGCGTCAGTAAGTTCTCGTTTTGGTAAGCAAGGTAAGTTAATTCTTCTTTCGTTCCCTCGTCACAAGTCAGATTTTATTATGACTAAATACAATGAAGTCGTGGCTGAGAAGGAAATTGTCAAGAAGACTCACGAATTCAAACTAGATCCAGAACTTCCTGACGATATTGAATCCAACAAGTTCAAAATTGAATGGGAAGAAGATACTATTACTGCTTATCGTTTCCCAGGCGTGTATGCAATTAGGAGACCAACATGGGCGGTCAACCCTACAAAACAGATTGACGATTTTGCCCTGTCCTTCTATCGTGACTCTGCCGACTCAATGGGACGCTTCGCTGCACAACCCCCTGAGACTGTGGATGCGTTCTTTCATGACGATGAGGTAATTAATAGATCGCTGAGTCAGCCAAACGGTGTTGACGAAGAGGGAAGGTTTAGAAACAGTTTTGAGCCTGATGTTGACAAACAGTATTTCCTTCATGTTGACTTGGCTCAGGTCCACGACCGCGCAGCGGTAGCGGTGGCCCATGTTGAGACATGGAAGCAAACAGAACTGTTTGGTCAAAAGTTTTCTATACAACCTTATATAGTTGTTGACTGTATAAGATACTGGACTCCTACCAAACAAGATCCTATTGATTTCAAAAACATTCAAGATTTCATCATTGGATTGAAAAATCGTAAGTTCAATATTAAGTTAGTCTCATTCGACCAGTGGAACAGTTTTGCCATGATGGAGGAACTGTCTGGGTACGGTATGAAGACTAAACGTTTTAGTGTTGCAAATGATGAATATATCGATGTTAAGCAGATTATGCATGAAGGCCGGTTGCAGGGACCTGACATTCCTATTCTTAAAGAAGAGATGAGAAGACTTAGATTATTCCCTAATGGAAAAATCGACCACCCCTATAACGGATCAAAGGACTTGTTGGACGCTATGGCAGGTGCTATAGTTAGTGCAGCATCGAACAGCGATCGTAACAGTTCTTTTGAGATTGAGGTTATGACTGCTGCCGACATTAGAGATAGTGCTCGTAAAGAAAGAGAATTAGAGCGACCAGGAAAGGTGATCAAGGAAGCACCTAAGAATGAGATGCCAAATGAGTTGAGGGATTTCATTACTAAAATGAAAATGTTCTAGGAGGAAAAATGGGATTTGGACTTGTCACACGTCAGGAGATTGTTGAGGTTCTGACTGAAAGAGATGGGTATTCGTGCTATCTTTTTGGCTGCACTCTTCCATTTACCGAGGACAATCCACCTACTATTGACCACTTCATGCCTCAGGAATGGTGCCGCAGGCAGGGTTGGACTTTTGAGCAGATCAACGATATTTCAAATTTGAAGTTGGCTCACAAAAAGTGTAACTCTCTGAAGAGCAACATTGTTCCGAATGAGGATGGAACAATTGACATTCCTGTGCGAGAGCCTAGAAGTATCAAATCACCTCGCTCACCTATTTGTGATACCTGTTATTCAGGTCGTCTACTTTTGGCGGGTGAAGAGTGTGAAATGTGTGGCTCAGGTCCTCAACCTGCATCTGCTCCTAAGTATCTACAGGTTCCTATCAAGGAGTGTGACCACGATCAAACTTATTGCGCCTACTGTTACATCGGTATCATTCCTCGAAAGAGCGCACTAGAGCATCTTTTAGTTGGGCCATGACTCTATTTATTACATCTTATGTGTTATGCGGGGTGGGGTTATCACTCATGGTAACCTTTGCCCTGTATAAAAATCCTGTATTTCGTAAATATTTCTTTGGCGTATTTAAGAATGATATAGGTGTATCAAAAGATTGGGCTATTGTTATTATGTTTGTTATGTACATACTGCTATGGCCTTATTTTATGATAATGTCAATTTTGAAGACTAGGGCTTGACACCATCGTTTGAGCAATGTAGTCTTATAGCATATTGCCCCGTGGTGTAACGGCAGCACAAAAGTTTCTGGTACTTTTGGTCTTAGTTCGAATCTAGGCGGGGTAGCGCTAAATAATCACAGTTTTGTTATACTGAGTTAACACTTGCGTGTAACGCTAAGGAGGTGCTACAGTATGGCTAAAGGATTGAACGTAACAACAGCGAAGCCAAAGAAGAATGGAAAGATTGCTTCTAAGCCCGTTGGACAGAAGTTAACTAAGTGATTTAAGTTGTGCGAGTCGAATGTTATCGATTATCTTATGTCGAAAATCTCGATAGCAGTTAACATATTCGCACACATTGTCGGTGTAGTTTAATGGTAGAACAAGACGCTTCCAACGTTTTAGCGGGAGTTCGATTCTCCCTACCGGCTCGTTCACAACCTAGAGAGTCTGTAACCAGTTTACAGCGAACCCGCACTACCAGGAGGCGGGGAGTTTGGGAGGGTATTGTCTAGGAAGAACCTCTATTTGGCCTCATCGTCTATCGGTTAGGATACAGGACTTTCATTCCTGTGGACGGAGTTCGACTCTCCGTGAGGCTGCGTAATGGTACGGAGGAATTCGGTTATCTTCAATATGGTGAATCGCGGCTCGGCCGCATAACCCGAATCCATAACATGACCATTCATTTATCCGGTGCCACTGTGGGTAAGTCGGGGAGCCTCCAAAACTCCTGTCAGTTAGAGTTCGATTCTCTACACCGGGGCGTGGAAAATTTCTGGAAGGGATCTTTCGCTCCCATAAGAAAACATATTGTTGGATATGACTTCGGTAATTTGGCAGTCAACCCTGGCGATGGAGAAGTTTATATAGAAGTAACTTTACATTTTGGCGGCGTCACTCAAGGTAAGAAATGGGGCGACAACGGAGGTGAAGGTTATACATACTATTTACTGTATGATAGTGTTCCAGAACAAGATCTAAGAGAAATCCTAGATGATCCACAATACGTTGAGTTTGATTCAACATTAAGAATCATAGGGAATTATGCAGATGGATACGTAGTTCTATATCCAGCAAAATTAATTCCAAGTATATAACGGGATATAGCGCAGTTTGGTCAGCGCGCTCGGTTTGGGTCCGAGAGGCCGTGGGTTCGAATCCCTCTATCCCGACGTAGTACGATATGGGTGTATAGTTCAGCGGTTAGAGCACTATCCTGATAAGATAGAAGTCGTGAGTTCAAATCTCACTGCACCTACTTGAATGAGTCGAAGAGTTTCGGTTATCAACCTTTGTCTAATAAACAAATTAACACCGATTCTCACAACATATTCATTCTCAAGTTTCAAGGTACGAATGTCTTTCTTTATCAAAAGTTCAACTCTTTTATTTTCCACCACAAGGAAAATAGCCCGTTGGGGGCGCTGGAAGCCAATAACATGACCTTGATTTATGCATGTCGGTGGCGCTGGTGTGTCAGAGACTTTTACACAGTCTTGTAGAAGAGTTCAATCCTCTTGGCATGTACACACAGAAAGGTTCCTCATGATAGAGGTAACGTTCCTTACTCATACGTTAGAGTATATTATTACTTACAAAGATGTACCGGCAAACCTTTATTACACAATGGTAATACCTCAGGAGGTAATGTTGGTTAGTGATATACCTTATAATGTTATTGCATCAATAGATACTAAAGAGAAATATTTGCAGATGGCTAATGCTCTTCAAGATGTTATTATCGAAATGAAATCATTAATCAAGTCTGTAAACTTAACTGCTGGCATTATTGATCATAAAATGGTTGAATTGACAGACAGTAATAATTTTAACAGCCTGTCAGCACAACTACCGGCAATGAAAGAGATGGTACTATGTCCTCGTAAGGGCGAGGTTACTAAAGACAGCATTTACGGTTCTGAGTGCGAGGCGGTCCCTAATGCCCTTTGGAATGTCATTCAACACCTGAATGATGATCATAGACTTACCCGTGAAGAAATTGCTGATTGGGTGAGAACTTTACCGTTTGATACTACATTCAAAAATCCCAATATGGATAAAGCCTAAGGAGAATATTATGAACACAATGATTGAAGCCAAGGTTGCAGAAATTCGTAGTAATATCACTGACTCTGAACTAGAGGGTATGACTCGTCCGTTTGACCTAGCAGACGCAATTATGGAGGGTTCCAGTGTGTCGAGTCAGTCATACACTTGGGGTAACGGTGAAAATGCTTGTGCTTTGTCAGCGGCTGTCATGTCCGCTAAAGCACGCGGCTATCTAGATTGAATTTTCTGAGAAGGCCGGTCAAGAATATGATTCCACCGTTTGTTCTTCAATGTCAGACATTTTATAGATCTAGAGTATCTGAGACCGGTAGCGATGATCCATTTAAAACATATCCAGAACAACGCAAAAAAGTTACATTCGATGAGGCCAACCTTATCAGCAGTCGTGTAGACGACGGGTATGGAGGACAAAGTAATTATCATCGACCAGTTCTAGATATAGATATTCCTATAGCGGTAGTCCCTAGTTCTACATTAGGTCATAATCACCTCTTCATCAATAAGGAGATGACCAGTGATCAATATCAAAGACTGCTAGAAGTTCTTCGTGATCTAGGTATTATTGAACATGGATACATGAAGCAGTTTAATATTCTTGGAGAGACATGTGTACGAACACCTCATGCTCCTAAGGGTAGTGCTTTAGAGAAACAAATTAACGAAGAGTTTAAACAGTCTTCTGAGAAAGAAGATATTAAGAAACAGATTGAGATCTTGCAGTCGCGTCTTGACGCGCTTGAAGATGGTTGGTAGAGTTATACATGTTGAGCCGGAAGAGTTCGGTTATCTATCTGTCAAATAGGCGACACGGTTCGATTCCGTGATTGGATGGTTCCTAGTTAAAACCCGAAGTCTATAACACGTTCAACACTTAGATTTGCTTGTCTTGACTAGACAAGAGCCAGCGGATATACCCAGAGGGACTAGTCATTCTTCGCCATACCCGCCTGTCACAACAGGTATATTTGTAAAGGGTATGGATCATCGCGGCTGGCACCCTGCCCATTGGTGCTGCGTTGGTTGCGGCAGCGATTCTTATAAAATCGTGGCCCTGAGTTCAATTCTCAGAATGGGTACTTCAAGGTACGGATGCTATTCGGTTATCGAATTTGGATCGAGTTGAGGGAGTTCGAATCTCTCTGCCCGCACTTCATGCGGGTATGGTGTAATGGCAGCACGCTAAAAACCCGAATGCAATAACATGACCTTGATACCTGGAAGTACAATCCGAAAGTTGGCGACGGAGACGGTCTTGAAAACCGTTGAGCGTAAAAGCCTTGTGGGTTCGACCCCCACTGCTTCCGCATCATCCCTACTACATTAGGAAAATATGTCTGAAGTATTATGGACAGATAAACAGCAATTAGAAGATCTTGTAGGTCTTATTACAAAAGCCGTGATGGACGGTGCGTTTATTGGATACTCTGAAGTCACAGAGCCTAAACTCCTAAAAGTAATTTCAGATACTTCTATGGCTGTGACAAAACTTTACACAGATTTTCTCAACCGAGAAGCAAACACTATTTCCCAGAAAGGGGACGAATAATGAGTAACTCACTTATTAAGAACACCGCTGCTACTAAGGCACGCAAGAACACAACTCCTCAGACCGTTAAGGCTGATGAGGCTCAGGTCAAGAACAACGCGGGTGGATTTACATTCGTTGTTAGTGATCGTGACCGTCTAGAGCGATTCCTGATTCTAGGTACCGATGGAGGTACTTATTACGTATCAGAGAAGAAGATTACTGACCAGAATATTGCATTCCTTCGTAATCTTCTATCCCAAGACGAGCGTCTAGTCGTTGATGCTGCCGTTGATGTTTCTGTTAATGGACGTGCATACAAGAACAGCCCTGCAATTTTTGCTATCGCTCTTGCTCTAACCGAGGGCAAGGATAAGGAATATGCACGAGAGGCATTTAACAAGGTAGTTCGTACTGGAACTCATCTATTTGAGGCTGTTGAATATATTAATAACCTTGGTGGTTGGGGGCGCGCAAAGCGTAAGGCTGTTGCGGGTTGGTACGAGTCTAAGGATGCTGACTCTCAGGCATACCAGACTGTCAAGTACCGTCAGCGAAATGGGTGGACTCACAAGGATGTCCTACGTCTGAGCCACGCAAAGCCTGATCCTTACGTTGCTAATTTCGCCCTAGGTAAGAAGGTTGTCTCTGATGACAAGCCTCAGGTAATTTCTGGTTTTGAGGCTGCACAGTCGGCCGGGTCCGAGAAGGAAGTAATTTCTGTTCTTGAGACTTATAAGAATCTTCCTTGGGAGGCTATTCCTACCGAGTTCCTTAAGTCAGATAAGGTTTGGAAGACTCTTTTCTACAACAACCAACTAAACGGTCAAGCGCTTGTTCGTAATATTGTCCGTCTTTCTCGACTAAATGCCTTCAATGATATGCAGTTTGCTGCTGACTATGCCAAGCGACTAACTGACGAAGAGATGATTAAGAAGACACGTCTTCACCCAATCAACTATCTAAATGCAGTTGTCGTTTATGAACAGGGTCAGATTGAGCGTCAGGGCAATTACGGTTACTACGGAGGATCTCGTAAGAAGGATTGGCAGACCAGTTCAGTCATCATTGATGCTCTCAATGAAGGTTTCCATTCTTCATTCAAGTCTGTTGAGCCTGCCGGTAAGCGCACTCTAGAAGCAATTGATGTTTCAGGTTCCATGAGTTCGCCTGCAATTGGTCTTGACCTTTCATGTGCTCAGGTATCTGCTGCAATTGCTATGACTATTGCTCGTACCGAGCCTGCTCACATTATCCGTGGTTTTACTACCGGAAGTGGAAGCCGTTATAACTGGCGAGGCACAGCAGAACTTACTGATCTTGGTATTTCTGCTAAGACTTCTCTTTCTTCCGCAATGAGTAAGGTTCGGAAGAATAACTTCGGTGGTACTGATTGTGCTATGCCGATGATTTGGGCTCTTGAGAACAAGGTTGAGGTAGATACGTTTGTTGTCGTCACAGACAACGAGACATGGGCCGGGAGTATTCACCCTCACCAGGCTCTAAAGAAGTACCGCGATCAAATGGGTATTGATGCACGTCTTGCGGTTCTAGGTGTCGCATCCACTGAGTTCACTATCGCTGATCCTAAGGATAAGGGAATGATGGATTTTGTTGGGTTTGACTCCAATGCACCTCGCGTTCTAGCAGATTTCTCTGCTGGCCGTCTGTAACAAAGAGGCGGGGCCAACTGGCCCCGCCTCCCTTACGTTGATTGGATGACATGACTAATACTGGTTATATTCGCACGCCTAAAATTGGTCACAGCGTAAAAGTAAACGACACTTATACTGGCGATTTTGCAATTATTGGTGAAGTGCTTACTGTTGCGGCTGTAGGATCTCAAGGTGAAGTATCCGTTAAAGAATTGTTTGTTAGTAAGACAAATCAAAACAAGCAGTACCCTCAGTATTATAGACAGAATCCTATTCTACTTTCTTATGAGTATAATCTTATTGAGTATCCAACCATCAAAGATAAGTTTGATGCGGACGTTAACGTTGGGGATTATGTTGTAGTAGCCCCGGCGGTACATGGTGGTCACATTGAGCGTGGTGTCATTAAGACAACTTCTATTAACAACCAATATGGCAGAGATAATCAGGCATTTACTTTGGAAGTTGACACTGAGACACGGTATTGGGAGGCGGAAGATCGTAAATTTTCGGTTCCTAAAAAAACAATTAGGCATTATGGTTCCTCGGCGGGTCTATTGCTTCTGACCAAAGCAGTTGACAGGTTTGACGCTCCCTGACATAATTTAGTCATCAGGGAAGCGGAGGATGACGGTTACCTCTTGAAATAATCCGTCTTTGCCCTCATAGTATAGTGGTTAGTACATTGGTTTCTCAGGCCAAAAGTCGGAGTTCGATTCTCCGTGGGGGTACGCGGGTCTTTATGATATAAGCATTAGATAGATTCTAGATACTCGATCTAATCGAATGGCTGCTAGCATTAGCCCCCCGCTCCATACGCGCCCAGGGTTTGTGGGGGAACGTGGTCGGTGTCATAGGCTGTTGTAAAACCACGGAAGGTACAACCGTGAGAGTGCGACTAAGCCGGTCTTTAACGTTTGGAGGTTCGATTCCTCCTTCGCGTACGTTAGTGAGTGCTATACAATCCGAAACTGATGGACAGCATAAATCAGTATAGGACAAAGCACAGAGTCAAAATTCATAAGCCGTGCTGTGGCTAGAAAAGTAGACAAGTAGGGGTTAGGAACCTGATGCACTAACACCCGTCCTAGTGGTATAACGGTTATTATTTTTGCTTGCCAAGCAAACGACGCCAGTTCGACTCTGGTCTAGGACTCAACCGAAAGGATTACAATGATTACAGATTATTTTGGTCAGGAACTTCATAAGGGAGATCTCGTAACAGCGGCGGTTGCCAGTGGTAGATCCTCAGGAGGTCAAAGAGTTGGCATTTTAGTTAAAGAGCCTGAAGAGAAAAAGATGTTAACTATTGAACTTGTTCCTCCGCCTACAAACGGTTATGATCGATCAACTGTTTCAGTAAATTACTCAAGATCCAAAGTAATAAAACTTCCCAAGGAGTATACCTTTCTGGTATAGTTCTCTATGGTGTCTGTGTTGTAATGGAAGCATGAGAGATTGTGTCCCTCTCGGAGACGGATCGTTACCGTCCAGACACACAGCGGCCAAGTGATGTATTAGGTACCGTGATATCCGGTGGCTTGGTAATTGAAACCCTAATACTTTTATATCGGGTCGATTGAATTCGTTTATCTTCGCCAATGATTGAAGGCTAGTGGTTCGACTCCACGGCACAGGGATGGTTCCCATCGAATTCTTACACATATCTGATTTATGGACTGTTAGCATAGATGGCAATGCGTTCGGTTGAAGCCCGAAAGAATAGGGATCGTTACCCTGGCAGTCTACGTAACCCGGTTGAATGGCAGCCGGGTTTTTCTATGAGAGGAGAGCCTAATGTTCTGGCTCATTGTTTTTAGCGCTCTTGTAATTATTTTTCTTCTGGCTGTAGCAGCCGCTGTCATTACTAAATCCCCTGGCCCAAGGCTAGTAGCAGCACTAGTTCTAGTGATTGCACTAGTATTCACAGCATTTAATTCATTTACCACGGTTGGTGCTCGTAGCGTGGGTATTCAAACTGGATTTGGTAAGTACATGCAGACCCTTGATAATGGTTTCCACATCAAGGCGCCTTATTCCAGTGTTGAAGAGTTCAGCACTCAAGTTCAGTACCTTGACCTAAATGGTGAGGGTGATGCTGTTGCCGTGACATTCAAGGGCGGCGGCGGTGGTAATGTAAATGCTACGGTCCGCTGGCGTATCGATGCCAAGCAGGCTGAGAATCTTTGGAGTAAGTACCGTACATTTGAAGCGGTAAGGGATCAACTAGTGACTTCTTCTGCTAAGGATTCATTCCGAGTTGTTGTTGCCAACTACACTCCTAATGATGCTCGTAGTGGTGAGAACATTCGACCCATTACTGAGGCGGTAGTTGCTGACCTTTCCAAGAATCTCGCTAATGACGGTATTGTGATTGACTCTGTATCCATTTCTTCTCTTGGTCTAGATGCAAATAGTCAAGCAAGTCTTGACCGTATTGTTCAAGCCAATAATGATATTGAACGTGCTACCGCTGAACAGCAGAGGGCTCAGATTGATGCTGAGACTGCTCGTATCCGTCAGGAAACCGGCGCGCTCGCTCCTGAGGCTAATATTCGTTACTGCCTTGAACTGGTGAACAGTTGGGACGTTGCCAAGAATGGTAATCTTCCCGCGACATTTAACTGTGCGCTGACTGATCCTGCAAATATCACTCCCGTTCTCCCGGTACAGTGATGAAAGTATCAGCCACGATTTTTGGCGGCATAGTAATCGCAGTAGCAAGTTCAATAGGCACTATCATGTATATAGGTAATAAAATGTTTGGACATTCCTGATGGCTATTGTCGAGTTTCAAGTACTCAAAACTTATACAGTTAATGGTCGAGTATTTGAACATGGTCTCTATTCAGCCGATGATGAATGTGATCACAACGTTATCGGAGCAAATGGCGGCGGTAGGAAATGTACTAAATGCACCGGATGGTTCTGCTACTGATTGACAAGTCCTGAGTAAGACTATAAACTGCTTACGCCCCTACTAGCGGATCTAGGTTGATGGCTACGAACCATTTCTCGGGAGTTCAACTCTCCCTAGGGGCTCTTTTATAGTTTTAAAAGTACCGGCGTATAATCATTCCATGAGGTACTTAGCACAAGTCATACTGGCGGTAGAGGTAGAAGCCTATCAAGTCAGTGATGCAAAAGAAGCAATAGAGGATTGTCTTAATATGGAGAATTGCGGAAGTCTTTCAGTGGTTGATCTAGAGATACAAGATATAGATGAACTTAAATGAACTAAGCAATGTCCAGGTAGTTCAATGGTGTAATTCATGTAATGCTGACGAAGCGGTACATGTGATTGAAGTTGAACTAGATTGGGGTAAAGAGTCTTTGCAGATTTGTCACGGGTGCCTTAAAGAACTCAAGAAAAGAGGTTTGTTATGAACGTGGGTACAATAGGTGCTATTTGCGGAATCGTAGCGCTGGTACTTGTGCTGGTCTTGGTTCTCTGATACAGTAGACATCACGTCCTGAGGATGACGTATTGAAAACTCCTCATATGCCTTCGTGGTCCAATGGATACGACAGAAGATTTCTACTCTTTTGATGGGAGTTCGATTCTCTCCGGGGGCGCGGGTTAGCAGTTGAAAAATACCGGCATCGCCAAAAACTGCGTATGGACTCATAGTGAAAAGGTTATCACAATCGCCTGTCGAGCGATTAGTGCGGGTTCGAGCCCCGCTGGGTTCGCGGTAACGCTGGCTGTGCAGCGGATACAATACTAGGATATTCGCGTGAGAGAATCCTAGTGAAGAGAAGAGGGATGATTAATCACGCTCTACCCCTCGTAAATCACACAGCATATGGGTCGTTCGTATAACGGTTATTACTTGAGGCTCTTAACCTTAAAATCAGAGTTCGATTCTCTGGCGACCTACGTAATAGCACAGCAGGGCAAGCGCTGAAAGACAAGTTCCGAGGGTACAGTTAAGATGGTCTCGCCCATTTGCCGGGGTGTAAAGAGACAACCTGAGAGGAATAATTGCTATTAACACTGCTATGATTTGCAAGTCGTAGCAGCATGGGCTACAAGCATTAAGGTGATGCAACAGACTTTTAATCTGTGGAACAGGGATCGTTACCCTGGTGGCCTACAATACACCTTCTAACAAGGGATTAAAATGTTTATTTCTAGAAGATACAAATACCCTGAGTCACTAAAATTGTGGCGCAGTACGGGTTTTTATATGCATCTGCCTAAGAAGTACTATTATGGTTATGCTCGCATTGTCACCAAGAAGAAACTTTACACTCTTTGGTATCACGGTAATCCTTATCGACCGGGTAAAATCTTTGAAGTATCTGACCGAACCAAACTCTTTGGAGGATGACAATGCCTACTAATTGGGTTTACAAGCCTTATAGTTATAACTGGCGGTATGGATGGAAGAAAAACCTCAAGAACCTGGTTGATTATCCCGGAAAGATTAAAACTCACATAGTAGGCCGGGTTGTTAAAGGCTACTCTTGGTATGACTGGATTAACTTTGATGATTATCTTTCTAGTGTCATCATATCTGGCCTCAAGGATTTCAAGAATAATAGTCATGGATATCCTGGCGAATTGACCTTAGAAGAGTGGAATCGTCGCCTTGATATTATGATCGAAGGATTCACCATTATTAATAATGGATGGTCTTATAAAAGAACTGAAGACCAGAAGCGTACTGTTCGTCTCGCTAAGTTTTATTTGATGTATCACTTTGAAAGTCTTTGGGATTGAGAGTATGATTTTCATATGAAAACACAATTATATCCAGAGCCAGAATGTACCTGTATGAGAGTATGGCTTGCCGTCATTCCACCCCCACCATGCCCGGTTCACGGTCAAGCCTATATGTTAAAAGTAAGCAATATGGTTTCATCTAGTTTAGATTGTAAAACCATCAAAACTAATATGTTAACTATTAAAGATATTGCCGGTTATTCAATTACGACAAATAGTATTGTTAATGGATCAATTAGGACTCGCTACCTTGACGGTCTGTAGTAGATCATGTATGCTCAGTAACAACACCGGCCCGGTGTAAAGGGCACATGGCGTAGACAGCGGGATGCTGGGGCGTGACTGTAAATCACTACCATGAAGGTTCGAGTCCTTCCTGCGCTACTTGATCAGATTTCGAATATGATCTAGACATTCTCATGGTTTAGTGCGCCTGAGATGAGTCGATAAAAATAGCACGCCAGCCGGGTTAGTTTAATGGTAGAACATAAGACTCATATCCTTAGAACAGTGGTTCGATTCCACTACTCGGTACTTGCGGGGATGGAGAAATAGTGTCTCGCTAGGCTCATAACCTAGAGATCACCTGTTGCGAGTACAGGCCACGCTACCAATTTGTAACTACAACGATGGAGTTTGTAATGTTTGACATTCCTGATGATCACTCTGGTCCCTACGTCATTGTGGAACTAGTAAGCCATCATAATATCAAGCCAGTTCGTTATGTAGCGGATTTCAATATTGCCACGTATCTAATTAAGGTTGTTTATAACACAGGCCATCACAGACTTATGCAAGAATCAGACTTTGCTATTTATAAGGCTGAGGCTGACAAGCGTTATAGAACCTTCCTTCAAAGCATTAAGCATCTATCGGATGAAGAGATTAAAAATGGTGGCTGCCAGGTCCAGGGCAACCACCGCACCAATCCAGAAACTTTTCCCTATATTTACGCGGCAGTATCGATTCCGTGACGCTTCATTAGTGCGATAGTGTTACGGGCGCTAGCACCATTGGCGGCAGGAGTAGAGCCAACGTAAATCTGCTGGCCCTGCGGACCTCGCCACACGAGGTGCTTGTTGCCAGTGATGTTAATCGTCCATCCTTCCTTTAGAGCCTGCTTGGCGATCTTGCGCCACTGGCGGGGGATGCTGGTCATCTCTGCTGGCTTGTTCGTCATAAGGGATACAGTACTGCCCATGAGATGACTTGACAAGGGACCAAAGAACCTATCACTCGTTCGCGCTAGGACGTCACAGATAGTGACTGATTCATAAGGAGAATCATGACTATATATGATAGTAATTCAATCAATGGCACAATGTTGCCGATCAATGAGTATGTTCTTGCCAATTGCTTTAATCTATTGCAGGACGAGAGCGGCCAAAATGTATATTGGCTAGAGACTAAAGAACATGATGGGTTTGTTTTGATTTGGCCTGATGGTGAGTCATTCCATACGTATCATCACCCTGAAGATTGGTTTAATGTATAATAGCCTTATGAGAAAGGCTAAGATAGGAGACATAGGTCTCTACACCATCTCCGGTCCTTTGGGCTGGATCATTTCTGTTGGGCAGGCTGCTTTAGGAGATGGTTCTAAATATACTCATGCATTTATTGTGACCAATGATGATGAGGTTCTGGCGGCTCAACCTAGAGGCGCTAGATATGATCCTCTCCACATATACTATGGACACTCAGTCATACTTGATGTACCTTTGACAGACCTTCAGAGGGCTCTTATTGTTGAGAACACTAAGAGGCTTGAAGGTGTTAAGTACGGTTTTTCGGGGTATCTATATATCATACTTTCATCCTTTAATATAAGACCTAAATGGTTGGTGAACTATGTCACTAACAATGGTAGAATGATATGTTCTCAGTTGGTTGACTTTGTGTATGCTCAATCTGGTGTTCATCTTTTCAATGATGGACGACAGCCTTTTGACGTTACACCAGGCGACTTGGCTGATCTTATATGGAAGGATTATAAATTAAATGGCTAAGTTAAGTTCTAAGAAAAAGGCTCAAGCAAAAGCCAATGCTAAACGCAGAGGTAAAAAAGCCGGTGCATACGACAATCTTCGTGCTGCCGGTAAAAAGATGAAAGCCACATCTGGGAAGAAGAAAAAGAAGTAATTGTATGAATATTATGCCTCTTATGTAAGAACTGTTGATGGAGACACAGCAGTTTGTAATATAGATGTAGGTTTTCACATGACTATTAATGATGTCACTTTAAGGTTTCTTAGGATCAATACTCCTGAAATAAGCAAAAAAGATCCGGGAGCATTAGAGGCTAAGAACTTTACTTTGAAGTGGTTTGAGCGTAACAAAAAGTTTATTGTCAAAACATTTGAGAAAGATGCTTTTGGTAGATGGCTCAGTGAAGTCTATTCCATAAGTGGTACCAATCTCAATGATTTACTATTAGAAAAGGGTTTGGCTGTTCCTTTTACTAAATAGTTGTGGCGGTGGTGTTGCTGGCTGTGGCCGTTCGCCTGCAAAGCGAAATGTTTTAGGGTTCGATTCCCTTCACCGCTTCTTAGGAAGTTGATAGTTCCTAAAGGTGTTACGGTGTTCTACTATAATCAAACCGCGCTCGGATGATGCGACAGTTCATCAAAGGAAAGAAGTTGCATTGCTATCGTGCAAAAACTTTCCGCCCGCCCACGTATCGGGCCAGTTTCCTAAACTGTGCTACCGTAGTAGGATCAGGCGAGTTCGAATCTCGCCGTGGGCTCTTAATCGGTGACAAAGGAGATTAAATGAAAGTTGTCATCAAAGAGGTTAGTGACCTTACTGATGAGGAGTTTGCAAAGTGTTATCGACTAAACTTTGGTGCTAGAGGGCAGATGCGTGATGATCTTTTAGATCATCGTCATAATCCACCTGCAATCAAAAAGACTGCTAAAGTTATCATGATTGTTAACGAGGATAAACTAATTGGTTGGTCACTCGTTTTTCCTATTCGTAAGACAAAAGGCTACGCAGCACACTTTTACATTCGCTATAGCCACCGTCGTAGAGGCTATGGTACGCTGTTACTACAGAAGGTCGCGGAGATTGATCCGCGACCATTAGTTTTCCCCCACGATAATAGAAGCGGCGGCCTGCTCAAAAAGGAGCCGGTGCGCTGTCATGTCTCTGAGAGGATTTGGTTGAGATGAAATCTGTAAATTATACTGTATATGGAGACGAGACTAGGCTTCGTAATCTCGCGGAAGAGTACGAGTACATTGGCCGAAACGTCAAACTTGAACTAGAAAAAGGTCGTCTTACGGTCCTAGCACTACCTCCACGCAAACCTAAAGAAGATAAGAAGACTGTTCGTAAGCCCCGTTCTGACAAGGAGTAAGTATGCTGACTACCGGTAATGATGAGTATGCAATTTATAAGGCTGCTGACGTTCTCTACCGGCATCTAGCAGATCGGGGGGTATACAAGAGTGTTACATCCCTTGCTTACGATCTAATTCGTAATATTAATGAACTAAAGGACAAGCCTGCCGGTTGGTTTATTGGTGGAGCGGGTTGGCATATGGTTCGTCTTCTAGAGAATAATCTTGAAGATGAATACAATGAAGCACATGTATATATCGGTGTTAACGTTCTAGAGTTTTATCCTTATTCTAAGCACTACCATCTGGTGCATAATGGTAATAAAGATTGGGAGTATTTTGAAACGCCCGAAATTTCCGATGAGGAGCAAAGTGCATGAAACTTGAAGATTACATAAAGAAAGATGCGGACAGTCCTCTAAAAAGGTCTGAAGTCGTTGATACGCTAATCGCCGGTAAGATTGCTATCAATGCAATGGCTGATGGATTTGATATAAATAACCTTCCAGAAACTGCTAATGGTATGCGTGGTGTGGCAGCGGCGTATGAAGTAGCAGCCTTCCTTATTACACACATTGAGGTGCTAGATTGAGCGGTTTTAATCCTGATTACAAACCCCAGACGGCTCATGTCATTCTTAATCAAGAACAAACACAGGCTATTCGTGCCCTCCTTCAACTGGTACATTATGACGATCTAGCACAGAGTTGGAGTAATCTTCTTCCAAAGGTTCTTCAGGTGCAGTACCGTCCTAGCCAGTATGACAAAGATTTTGATCTTGCTGAGAATGAGCCGGGTGGTAGTTGATGCCACAGTTTAGGGCTTATATCCGAACATCTTCTCACATTGATCTTGATGCTAATGATATGTATCATGCAGACGTAATTATCAGGAATATGAATCGAGAACAACTTGAAAATCAAATGGTTCTTGATTATATCGATGTAGATTCGGATGAGTTTCCAGAGGAGATTGGCTGATGGTTGAATTAGATGATAAACAAGTTATGGCCTTAGTCACTATATTGTCTTACGTTGACTATGATAAGTATCCTCATTTACATAAATACTATGACATGCTACCGCCAGATATCTCAGAGTTTGGTGAGTCATACATTTGACGTGACCGAACGGGGGATGCTACGATAGACATATCGCACACGGACAAGGCTTTGGCCCGTGAGATAGTTCAAGCGGTGGTACGTCCACTCAATGATTATCAAGCCGGGATGGGAAGCGAGTGGTGATGCGATATTTATTCTCCTATAGCACAATGGTTAGTGCAAGCGGCTGTTAACCGCTGGATCTTAGTTCGACTCTAGGTGGGAGAGCGCAATGACGAGTATAAATAATAACTAAATAGTAATATTGATTACGGTACGAATGTTGTGGGTTACCTTGCAGCAGTCGAAAGACAACACTCGTCACTCCCATAGCAGCAAACAATACCGTGATTAATGCCAGTTTCGTACAATGGTAGTACAATTGTCTTGTAAACAATTAATACGGGTTCGATTCCTGTAACTGGCTCGCCGTCAAGACCTGAAAAGGCTTGTCAGAGCAACGCGGTGAATTTATACTAGTTAAACGGTTTACTGCACAGCCCAAATACTTGTGGTCATGCAATGGTATTTGGGCGCATGGGGAATTCGTTCAATGGTAGGACAGTTGCTTTGCAAGCAATCGACAGGGGTTCGACTCCCCTATTCTCCACCATGCTAGATGATTATGTTATATACACTATATCGGCCGAATAGTGTTGAATTTTTCACTAGCATGTTTATTCCGCGATGGTCTGCTGGCAGGGCCGACATGACTTTGGATCATGGTACGACGTAGGTTCGATTCCTACTCGCGGAGCACAAAATAATAACCCCGGCAAAAGTCGGGGTTTCGTCGTATAAGGAGATAAAATGCTCTATGCGGTTATGAGAAATTCAGACCTTAATGAAGGTCGTGGACATAATATTCTTGTCGGTATTTATGAAAACCTTGACGATGCTGTAGAAGAGGTTAAAAAATGGGGTGTCATGGGTGTAGGCACTGGTGATATCTATGAGGTCAGAATGAATTCTGCTGATAGTTACGGTCCTAGAATTTGGGGGTATCGTAAAGACTTGGCTGATAAATGGGGTTATGGCTTTGTTGATAATAGAGACGCCCCGACTAATGATCCAGAATTCAATGAATATCTAAGGCTTAAGAGGAAGTTCGGAGGCTGATATGTTCTGGCTTATTCTTGGTATTGTCGTCTTTATCTTTATGTTTTATGCTGCCGTAGCGGAAGACGAACCTGAATTTGTTGTAGGCGGAATTATAGGGTTCGTTTTTATTTTCGTAGGAATGAACGCTCTTTTTGCCGGGACTATGGATCAGTCTCGTACATATGAGGTAAAGCCGCTTGTTGCTATCGATGGTGCAGGCTCTCTCATTCAGATTGATGACTCGGAATGTTACTACAATAACGGTACTGGTATTGAGTCTGTAGGGCGCAATAAATGTGAAATTGTTGAGTCGGAGCGGTCCGAGATGAAAACCACTCATTATTCTTCTAATAATGTATGGACCTTTTTCGACTGGACTGATTACAATCGTTTCTATGTAACTAGGGAGCAGATTTCTTATGGGAATTGACTGGACTCGATGGTTCAAAGACCCTCCAATTGTTATTGACGGTTATAAATACACTCAAGAAGGTGTACCTCTTTGTGCTTGTAAACACGCTCGAAATGAACATATTGGTGTTTGCTGGAAAATGTTTTGCGCTTGCACAAACTTCACTCAGGCTAGAGTTATGAATGGATGATCCAGATTGGGATTGTTTAGATTGTCAGTGTGACACTCATTTAGAATATTATATGGTTAAGGACAAATTGTGGAAGAAATACGGTGCGGGTGAAGCCATGTTGTGCATCGGTTGTTTAGAAGTTAGGATGAGTCGTCAACTAGAACCTAATGATTTCACTAACTACCCAATCAACAATCCTTCTTTTTGGAAAAAATCTAATCGCTTGATCAGCCGACTGACAGGAGTATTCGATGATTGACACTCGTAATGTTATTGATTATTACAAGGGTTGGGAGAACGAGTTTATTGTTGATCATCTGGATACTTCTCGACTCCCTATGTCCGTTGTAACTGAAAACGTTTCAGGAGATTTTCATAAGGCCAATATTCTTAGAACTGCTGAGGGGTTCAATCTAAAGGAGTTTTGGATTGTTGGTTCTAAGAAGTGGGACCGCCGTGCAGCCGTTGGAGCCCACCACAGGATGCCGGTACGTTATTCTGCTAGCCTCGCAGACATGGTGTTCAGCCTTGATGCGGAGCCATACATCGTCACACTAGATAACGTTCCAGGCGCTGTGTCCCTTTACGATTACGAGTGGAAGCCGAACACAATGATGATTGTTGGTGAGGAGCAGCGCGGGGTAAGTAATGACGCTATTGATATTGCCAACGATGTAGTGTATATTCCTATGAGGGGCGCAGTGAGATCATTCAGTGTTTCTACTGCTGCCGGTATTGCCATGTCATCTTATGTGCAGCAAATGATTAAATAACTGAATATGGAGCGGTGGCTGAGTCTGGTCTAAGGCGTGCGACTGCTAATCGCATGGGTTTAATCGCCCCGCAGGTTCGAATCCTGTTCGCTCCGCATTAAAATAGATTCAGATATAATTAATTCATGATAAGAGATACCGTACTGTATAAACCTATTACCGTGTTGCTATGTTTGGCATCATTTAGAACGTTTTTTTACGGCTTAGGTTTTGCAGTAGGTTCCATTGAAGTAAAAGGTCTGTTGGTGTGGTCTTATATTGCAGCGACTGGTCTCAATCCTTTTTTGTTTGGGTGGATTGTTCTACTTGTTGCTTCGGCATCAATTATATCTTTATTCTTCTGTTCATATAGACTTACAAATTATTTTGTGACAGGTCAAGCGCTGGTATGGATGTATGTGACTTTGTGTTACCTGCTAAATTTAGACATCATATTAGCATTAGTATCAGGACTATCAACGTGTTTAATCATAGGTTATTTGAACTTTATTTTTGTTCAGTTTTCAAACGTTATGCCAAAAAGATCTAGGAAGTCAACTCCAATCTAGGCTTGACCCGAACGGGTGAACGTGCTTGAATACTCGTATTCCAACAAGGGAGGCACAATGTTTACTCGTCCTTCATACCACGACTACATCTTCTCCAAGGGTCATATTTCAAATAAAGGAGAAGTCGTTTCTTAATATTGCCATTCGTGCTGCTGAAGATTCTGAATGCTCTCAGCGCCACGGGGCAGTGGTTGTCAAGTCTGGTAGCGTCCATTCCATTGCTACCAATCGGTACAGAAACTCGCCCACCTTTGTTCCCAGCGATAATCCTGAGGGCAAGGGAACAATTTTCTCCTTCCATGCTGAGGGTAGAGCAATCGACCGGGCCGTTGGAGATACAATCTTTGTTGCTAGAGTAAGCCCCGCCGGAGAGCCAAGACTCTCTATGCCATGTGTCATGTGCTTTAACCAAATTGAGCAGGCGGGGTTTAAGAAGATTGTTTTCACAACCAACAATGGCGCAGCCAAGATCTATCTCTAGGGAGTACGATGCAAACGTTTCTAACTAGCAAAGATTTTAGAACCTCTGCTGAACAATTGGACAACAAGAGACTCAACAACCAACTGAATGAATCTCGGGTAATTCTTGCAGCACTTGCCAAGAAGGCTAACGGTGAGACAAAGGTTCCTTGGAGTAATCATCCTGCCCCCAAAATGTGGGAGGGGTATGAAGATGCATTTATGCAATACAACCTTGCTCACGCTTATGAAGCACAAGACCGAGGTATTAAGATCGATGTAAATTGGGATGCCATCGTAAGTATTTATGAGGATACTTTTGCATCTATGTTTCGGGGTTTGTTCTTCCCTCCGTGGTATGTAGATTCAGTTCAACTTGACAAAGTTCTTACCACCCACCAAGCCAATCTTTATCGTAAAGATCCTGATTTCTATGCTGAGTGGAAGTGGATTAGCGATTGGCTCTATGAGAATGAGTCATGGAGTGTTTGTTGCCCTGTAAGGAATAAGAAGAACGGCGCTTGGGTGAAGCGTTGTGATTATTACTGGCCTACACATAAGGAGACATCATGACAAAGATTGATTATGACACAGCAGTAAAGGATGTTCAGGAAATTATCAAGGGTCGAGAAGACTATGTTTACGTCAACCCTTTTGGAAAGAAGGCGGGTGGCGAGGATGGGCTGAATTGCTACTACTTCGATCCTAATAACGGTCAACCTTCATGTATTGTAGGACACGTTTTTGCCAAGCATGGTGTAACTTTTGAAGATGTTGGTGTAATGAATGACAATTGTATTATGGATGCAATTTATGTAGCCGGTATTGATCTAGATTATCAAACAAGGTATTTTCTTGAGGCTATTCAAGAGCGTCAAGATAGTGGTGTACCCTGGGGCGAATCTGTTAGTCGAACTATGAAAGAGGACTTTAGTGGCGATTAAACCCAACACATGTGTCCATTTCAAGTGGATAGACGACGAGCATTGTGAAATTTACATTGATGAGAATTATGTAGGGGCGCTCGACCATGAAATTCATGGATGGGCGGGTGTTGAAGATATAGTGCAAATGCTTAATCGTATGATCCTCATCAAAGGATGGGACGTAAAAGTAGAAGGAGACCGGGGTGTCTAATCGAGAAACTGAAAATTATCAAGAAAACCTAGAACTAATTCTTGCTGTAACAAAAACACTCAATAGTGATATCTTTCCAGAGAGCAAGGATTATTATGTTCGAGTAGAACTAATTGAAGCCGGGACTCACCGACGAGCCGGTAGTTGGAATGACGAGATTGCTAATGACTGTTGGTCTTTTGCATGGGATTGGGAGGATCAAAACAAATGACAACTATCGAAGAAATTAAAGCCTACGTAAAACAAAAAGGAGGATATTGCACTTGGGATGATATCCTACATCAATTTAATGGCCTCTCTATTGAAGAGAACATAATTGGTGATCGACGTTGGTATACTGATTATGAATATGTTGCTAAATTCGGAGACAAGTTTTTTAGAATGTTTTACGGAGTAGGTTCTACTGAGTATCAAGAGAATGAAGAAATGGAATATGCTATCGAAACACTCGCAGAAGTTGAGCCGGTAGAAGTTAAAGTTATTAAGTATAAGGTTAAGAAGTGATGTATCAACGTGATCCATCGATAGTGTGTGAAGATGCTGAAAATGAAATGTTCAGATACCTTGAGGACGAAATTCAAAGCGGGTATATATCTCGCGACCTTCTAAATGCATATATTCGAAAATATTATGAATGGTATGATCAATGGATTGAGTGGTGTGAACAGGGGGATATGTGACAGACAGCGTAGATATGTTCGGGCCTGGTATTGCTGAAAAATGTTATCTACCAGGTTGTGAGAAATGGATTACTGGTGCTTCAGACTATTGCAGTCCAGAACATGAGGAGATTAGTAGAAAATGACATTTTCGAAGCGTATTGATGCTGTTATTGAAACCCTACGGGATATTCATGATGATGCTGAAGATTGCGGTGCCAGAGCGGTGTACCATAAGATTCAAGAGGCTCTAGGCCCGCTTGAAAGTGCGTCCTACGCAGGAGATCAGTACCTTGATGGGACACTGGAATATGCTGATAATTGACCAAAACGAGGAGTAGTGGCAGACGTGGAGCGAAAGCGCGGCGAGCGCGTCGACTACTGGTGGCCCGACTACCGCGACCGCACTGAGAGGCGAACGGCCCTGGTCATCGGCGGCGATCGGAGGAAGGCGCGCCTCCGCACGGCAGAGAACGAGGTCATCACGAAGCCCTGGGGCGAAGTGCTGACGCACGACGAGCCCTGACCCGAGCGACCGGTATAGGTTGACACAGCCCTAAGCATCAACTAAGATATGAAGTACCAGAAACCGCCGGGTTTGCTCACGAAATCTTACGGCTTCTGGTCTTGCTGGTGTGGTGGAATATGGTATACACGTATGATTTAGGCTCATATGCCGCAAGGCTTGCAGGTTCGATTCCTGTCACCAGTACATAATTTAATATGGACCGATAGTGAAATGGCTATCACGCTTCCTTGACTCGGAAGTAATTCGGGTTCGAATCCCGGTCGGTCTACTGCGCGGTAGTGTAAGTAGGATAAGCGCTGTAAGTGAAGGATGATGCGGTAACATCTACCGGAGCGAATCAGTGAAAAATCCTAGGCGAGTTTACCGACTCGTTAGCACCCCGGCCTCATAAGCCGGAAGTGAGGTGTCAAATCCTCCCAAGCAACCATGCCCTTATGGTGAAATTAGGCAGACACGATTGATTCAAAATCAATTGCCGCAAGGCGTACCGGTTCGAGTCCGGTTAGGGGTACTCTGGGGTAGACGGGTTATTCGACGTTGGTAAAGCCGTATACGGAACCACGACGGACTAGGGTTCGACTCCCTACTACTCCACTTTATAATTAAATACTAAGCCTTAGTGGTGGAACGGCATACACGGCGCACTTAAAATGCGCTGCCGAAAGGATTGCGGGTTCGAATCCCGCCTAAGGTACATGGCTAGATACGGTCCTGTGACAACACAGGAAGAGTTAGATATTGCTCTTGAAGAATGGGATGAGTTGTATCCTGATCCTGATGAGGAGCCAACTATAGATATATTTGATTATCTAGGTTGGTCATCTTCTGATTTTTATGAGTGGCAACGAACTGGTGTCATTCCAAAGGAGGAATTGTGAAAATAGGAAGCGCAGCATTATTGAGAGATAAGCATGGCAATGAGTATTCCGAGGAAGCAATGTTGCTTGCTTTGCTTTTAAAGGCAAAAGGTAATGAAAGAGGATCAGAAGAAGAAGACGGTATTCGTAGGCTTCTTGATGATCCAAATATTAAAGGTGAACGCCCCCGTCGATGATGGGGGCGTTTTTCTATTTACTGTAACTAAAGTACAATCTAATTATGGCTACCTATGATTTTTCTGCTAAGTCTAAAGCAAACGTGTCTCTACCAGTCGGTATGAATATTACTAATCACCGCGTTTTCTTTAAGTACAGTGATTCAACAACAATGAGAAACGCTGTTGAGTTTGAAATTATACCTGTTGTCATGGATGGCAAAAACATAAAGTTTCAGTTGCCCCTTTTTAATTCAACTATATATTATGAGTTGTACAGCAATCGCTTAGGCAGAATATATCAGCAGCAGCAAGGACAAATAATTAATGTACCAGGCGGTCCGTCTCAAGAGTATGTTAGAACTGTAAACTTTAATGAGCCTGATAGAAATGGTAATGTTAATGTTGCTGGTGGAGGATCAGGTAGCGGTCCTATAGTTTATGTTGATCCAGATAATGAAGGCGTTCTTATTTTAGAATATTAAGTATCTCCATTTGTATATTTTGATGTTAGAATGACATCAAACAATTGGAGGGCGATTAATGACTGTAACTGTAGTAAACGGTAATCCCATACAACCTGCCGTTATCAAGGTCAATGTTCCGGGAATTCCTGGGGCTCCTGGTAAAAATGTAGAACTAACTAAAAGTGCCACACATATTCAATGGCGAGTAGTAGGCGATACTAACTGGATTAATTTAGTTGCTTTAAGTGAGATTACAGGTTCAGGCGGTGGAGGCGCACAAGACTTATCTGCCTATGCTAAAACAGCAGATGTTCAAACTGCTCTAAATGCAAAGGTAAATACGACAACAACAATTTCCGCTGGAACTGGATTAACAGGTGGTGGTGATTTAAGCGCTAACAGAACATTAGCGGTTACTTATGGAACTGCTGCTGGCACCGCTGCTCAAGGAAATGATTCTAGATTAACAAACACTAGAACTCCTACTGATAACACTGTATCAACAGCAAAAATAGTTGATGGTGCTGTTACTTCTGCAAAAATAGCAGACGGCACAATCATGAATTCTGATGTTTCAGCAACCGCAGCAATTGCTGTATCTAAAATATCTGGTCTTTCCGCTGTAGCAACTACTGGATCTTATAATGATTTAGTAGACAAGCCCGCCGGAGGCTCTGGCGGAACTGTTTCTGATGCGACAACAACTTCAAAGGGTGTCGTGCAATTGGCGGGTGATTTGGCTGGCACTGCCACTGCTCCCACCGTTCCGGCGCTGGCTAATAAGGTGAACAGTAACGACTCAAGATTGACAGATGCTCGTACTCCTACCGATGGTTCTGTAACTACTGCCAAATTGGCTGATAACTCGGTAACATCTAGTAAGATAGTAGACGGAACAATAGTCAATGCTGATATCTCGACTTCCGCCGCTATTGCTGCTTCTAAAGTAGCAGGGCTTTCTACTGTTGCTACCACTGGCTCTTATAATGACCTATTAAATAAACCGGCTTCTGGCTCGGGTGGAGTCTCAGTATCTGATGATCCAGATAACTCAGACGCTGTAATACTTGAAACTGGTGTTACAGCCACAGATAGTATTGTTAGTGGTTTTGTTTCTTCTAATGGAAGTCAAACTAACAATGCTGTGAAAACAGTCGCCGCTTCACAAATTCCTAGTAATATTGTTCTAGGTGATGGTATAAATAGGATTGTAAAAATGACACAATCTGCATATGACGCATTGGCGACAAAAGATCCAAATACTTTGTATGTGGTTTCTGAATGACACCTTTATATATAGGATCAAAATCCGTAAAACTTGGTAATTCTAAATTATTTTTGGGAACAAAGTTATTAAACGCTGTTTCAAGCCAAGTTAACCCAAATAATCTTTGGAAGCCTATACAGCAAGTAGATTACCAACTATCCACTCATCCTGAACTAAAGCCTATTGCTGATCAGCCACAGGCAAAATGGATTAATGGTGATACCCCTCAATCAACTATTTCTAGTTGGGCAGCAGAAGCCAACGGTAAAACTATGCTTCTTGTTGTTTACGCTATTCCCGGTAGAGATAACGGTCAGTATTCAGCCGGTGGGTTCGCTAATCAAACTCAGTATCTAAACTTTTGTAATCTTGTAAAGAATGGTATTGGTTCTGCTCCATCTATTATTGTTCTTGAACCAGATGCTTTAGGTTTGTCAGAAGGAATCAGCGATAGCACTCTAAGGGCTGAAAGAATAGATACTCTAAAAAAGGCCGCTGCTATTTTTGGAAGTATTCCAACTTCAGAAACTTATATTGAAACATCCAAATGGTTGACTCCGGCGAGGAATGCTGAATTACTCCAATCTGTCAATGTTCAAAATATCTCTGGTATTTGCTTGAATGTTTCCGGATACGAATCTCAGAGTTATTGTTACACTTATGGTAATAATGTTATTTCTATTTTGAACTCAAACGGCTTAACTGGTAAGAAATTCATTGTTGATTCAAGTAGAAATGGTAATGGAGATCTAACTAGTGACTACGGCGCAGTAGGTCAGCCTTGGATTAATGCTGGTTTGACATGGTGTAATCCTCCGGGTAGGGCTCTTGGTCCTTTGCCCGGTACAGTTTCAGGTCAGCCGAATTGTAGAGGAACTTTTTGGATTAAAAATCCTGGTGAGTCTGATGGAACCTTCCCTACAGTTGCTCAGTCTAATTATTTTGGTGAAAATGCTCCCTCTGCTGGTCTTTTCTGGGTACCGGCTGCTAGGTCGTTACTTGGCTTAAATCCTCAGTCAACTGCAACCGCTAGAAAACTTTCCAGCCTAAAGGAAAACTTTTCGTCTGGCTTGGGAGAGTTTGCTACGGCATCCAGCGGAGGTGTTTCTGTAGTTAGTGGCCGCGCCAGAATTGTTGCTGATTCTACTTATGCAACTTTGGGCACAACTAACATATTCTCGTTGAAAGACTCTGAAGTTTACGCGGCTGTCTATCCGCCATCATCTTTTGATGCCACAGAAACTTGGGCTCAATTCGTTGTTGAATCAAACACCGCCCCAGCGGGAACTAGACTTAGAATTCAAGTAGACAATTCTAAAATTGTACTATCAAATGACGCAGGATATTACGACTCGGCGGCGGTAGTGTTGGATTACAGTTTGAACTATCGCTACTTAAGAATAAGAGAGTCTTCTGGTACTGTTTATTTTGAGACATCAGCGGTTGGAACAGACTGGACGGTACTCAAACAAGTGCCGACCCCTAGTTACATAACAAATGCCGCTGATTGTAGATTTGCAGTAATTGCTTATAAAAATACATCAACTGGCTATGTTGAGGTTGATAATGTTAATGTCACCAGTTGATAAAATATATTACTTAGATAAAACAAGGAGGACTCATTGTCAATAAGAACACCAAAATTAGTAAACGGTAAGATAGGTTTGTCAACAATTCCCGATGGGATCTCTGCGGACAAAACCGTAGATGGAAGCAATAATAAAGTATTTACTTCAGCAGAAAAGACAAAACTAGCAGGATTATCAAGTGGTTCAGGTTCTGGCGGAGGGGCTAGTCAGACAGATATTGCTAATGCTATAGCCACTGAGGGAACTCAAGTTCGTAATACTCTTTTGACATTATTTGGTAACGTCAACTGGAAGATGGATACGGATAATGTTCCATACTTTACGGCTATAACCGCAGGAACAAATGCAGGTTCTTCAGGCTCTACAGGTGGAGGTTCTGCTCCCGGCATTGTTTACGCTATTGCCCCTCCATCGGGGTTGACTGCAATTGCAGCAGACGGTACAACCGATGACCGCGCTAACCTACAGGCGGCCTTAGATTACGTTAAGACAACTTTTGGTGGGGGGACAGTCATGTTGCCTGCTAAGACCATTAAGTGTAATACCGGACTATCCATTCCTTCCGGAGTGACCTTGAGGGGCGTATCTGGTAAATCAACACTAGATTTCTCTAGTATTAGTACTAGTGGAGGTGTGGCAATTAGCAGTAGTGGATCTGGTACATATCCACTGTTAGGTGTTAACGTAAAGGGGCCAAATGGCGGTGACAAAAATACTTATCCAAGCAACAACTGCACTGGCGTTCAAACTTCTGGTATTGGTGTGACAGTGAGGGATGTAAGTATTACAGGATTCTCTGTTGGCTTAGACCTTACTCTTTCTGATTCCTTTTTCTTCTTAGGGGATAATCTATCAATCGGTAATTGTGGAGTTTGTGTTGATATGAATCAGAGGGCTGAACACAATGGAGGGTCTGTACCATCTGAAAATGGCGAAAGAATGGTATTCCAAAACTGCGCTTTTTATAATTCTCAAGTTGGCTTTGATGTTGCCGGTTCCGGTATAGACGCATTTTTCTTTGGCACCTCTTTTGACTACTTGGGCTTGCATGGAAAAATTGATGACGGCTTTGTTCACATTGTTGGTTGTCACGTAGAAACAGGTTACGCGGCCAATAATAACAATTGGGGCTCTATGAACAGGTATATGTTCGACATGGTAAATGAAGGTCGTTTCGAAATATCTAATACAAGATTTGAAGTAAGAGATTCTGGGGTTTATGCACTGATTACTCCGGACAGAGGCCCAAATAATTACAATTCAGGTTTTGTAAGACTTGACGGTACAAATACTTGGTATGGTCAACTTCCTGCTGAGACTCGTCAATTCAATGACAGAGATATGCTTTACTTCCCTGGTAATTCTGCCACTAGAATTGCTTACAGCCCTTTTGCAAGTAAATGGTCTCCGGTAAGAGCGAGTTACGTTGCTAACGATGGCACTCCTGAGCCAGTGGGACATAGAGCAAGGATTTCTGCTATGAGCGTTTCAACTAACGCAGGTAATCCCCCTAATTATTCTGTTACAATATCTAGAGATTTAAATTCAGGCGCTACAGCCGCCGACGGATGGGTGGAGGTTTGCTACTAATGGTTCAAAATAAAAATGTTCGCACCGCGACAGAAAGTTATGTTGATAGTAAGACTGGCGCAGCAGGCGGTTTTCCAAATTCTTTTGCTGATGTTTATTTAGGAAGTGGAGATGGATCAACGGGGAGACAAACCATAGGAGCGTCTTTCACCACTGTGAACTTAGATCAAAAAAATTTTGATCCGAGTAACTTATTTGATGTTTCTAGCCATGAATATAATGTGCCCGCTGATGGTGTATATATGATTTCTGCTAGGATACGTATAGTAGATGGACAAAATACAGGTCAAAAAAACTTGGGTATAGGAGTACACACTTCTAATACAGATCACGTTTCATTTACTTGGATTATTCAGACAGTGACTGGAAGTGAATCTAACCGTAAGACTTACAGTTATCAGAGAATGGGTAAGTTCAATGCTAATGAAAAGTTAAGACTCTATACATATTGTGAAGGTGGAGATCAAAGTATTAATAACGCATCTCTATCGATTGTGAGGGTTGCATAATGCCAGATGTTGTTCTTCCCGGTGCTCCACCGGCCGCCACTATTGGCAATGAAGATATGCCAGCAAATGTAGATTTAAAGATCTATCAAGGAGATTATAAAGTTTGGTTGTTTCAAATAGCGGATTCAAATAATACGCCTATTGATGTTTCCAATTTGACTCCAAAGGCTCAATTTAAACTAAATTATATGGATTCGAATCCAATTACTTTAAATACAACAATTGAAAGCAATCAGGTTAAGATGGAACTTACGTCTTCTCAATCAAATAGTTTAGTTTCTGATGCATATATTTATGATGTTCAATTGACTGATTCTTTGGGTAGAGTGAAAACTTATATTACTGGTGATGTCACAGTAGTCCCACAAGTCACTACTTGAACATTCTAAACTAATTAATTTACTATTGTTATTGTTTTGTTATAGGGTCGGTTAGCCTGGTCCGTTTTGCCATGATAATATCTTCTTAGGAAGACCAAACTACGACAAGGATGAGATTAAATTGGCAAAGCATAGGGCTCAACGACCGTATGAAAGAAAAATTGAACAGTTATCTAAAGTAAATAAACCTAAGATGGCGGCACTGATACTAGTGCCGCCACTTCTTTTGGGTACAACTCCTGCTTCTTCGATTGAACAAACATCAGAAGCAACTCCAATAGTTCAAGAAGTTGATTCAACTGAAGAGTCTAAAGACTTAAATACTCAGTTAGTTGCTCTAGACACAAGTACTCCTGACATGTACTATAAGAGCGAGCGCCGCCGCGCTATGGCTTTAGAGCAGATGAATGCTGCTGATGCCGGTTTGAGAATACAAGCCCAAGAAGCACAAGCGGCCCAAGAGCGTATTGATGCTGAAAAAGCCGAGCAAGAAAGAATAATTGCAGAGCAAAAGGCAAAAGAGGATGCTGAACAACAGCGTTTAGCAGAAGAAAAGCGCAAGGCTGAACAAAAGGTTGTAGCCGTAAAGAAGGCTGAACCTAAGAAAGAAAAAATAGAACTTACTGAGGCTGAACAAGCACAAGCCAGTAAAGTTCCCGATCAAGAACTTTCAGCCACAGAATCATTTAAGATATCTGAAACAGTCAAAGAAACAAATAACTCAGATGTTTTTAGTATTGCTGAAAGGTACATCGGAGTTCCATACAAGTATGGTGGTACTGATCCAGACACAGGTATTGACTGTTCGGCTTACGTTAGACTAGTCTATAGTCAACTTGGTGTGGATCTACCCCGAACCTCTGGTGAGCAAGCAAAAAGAGGCGTGGCGGTTTCTGCTGATGAGGCGCGCCCGGGGGATTTAGTGTTTTTCGGTAGCACTGTTCACCACGTAGGTATTTATGCTGGCAACGGGAAGATGATAGATTCCCGTAAGACTGGCACCACAATAGATTATAGAGATATGTGGTATACCGAAAGAATCCAATACAGAAGAGTCCTTTAATGGTTTAACATTTGGAGAGAAAGTATGCGTCCTAATACACAACTTATCACTCAGCAAGGAGATCTTGGCGGCGAGAAAGTTGCAATGTCTTTTGATGAAAATAGCATTGCACACCTTATGGGTGTTCTTAGCGACCTTTACAGTGATCCAGAACTAGCAGTAATTCGAGAATATAGTACTAATGCCCTTGATTCTCATAAAGAGGCTGGAACTACGGCTCCCATTGAGATCTCAACTCCTAACCGTCTGTCTCCCTTCTTTAAGGTAAAGGACTACGGCGTGGGGATGAGCGCTGAAGATATTCGTAATGTATATTCTAAATACGGTGCTTCAACAAAACGGGGTACAAACACCCAAACGGGAATGCTTGGTCTAGGATGTAAGAGTGCTCTGACTTATACCAGTCAGTTCACTGTTATTGGAATTAAGAATGGGATCAAGACTCAAGTTTCCATTTCACGCTCTGCTGATGGCGGGGGAGTGATGGAGGTTATTGACGAAACACCCACCGACCTTCCTAATGGTGTAGAAATTAGTATTCCTGCACAGAGAAGTCACAACTTCGATGAAAAGATTATAGACTTTTTTAGGTATTGGGATATTGACTCCGTACTCATTGATGGAGAAAAGCGTAAAGACAACAAGTTTATCAAAATTAGTGACGATCTTTATCTAGATCCTCGTCGTAACAGCGGCCCAGATAAAATCGTCATGGGTAATATTTCTTATCCCGTCGATACAAAAATCAATTATGATTTTAACTTTCCCGTAGTTTTTTACGCACCCATTGGCTCAGTAGACTTCACTCCAAGTCGTGAGCAGATGCATATGACCATTAGGACTAATGCTTACATACAGCAACTTAAAAAAGATGCTGAAAAAATAGTGGAAACATATACCAACGATGCTCTAGCCAATGCCACAACACGGGCAGAAGCGTTGATTGAATCTGCTAAACTGCACAACGTTCTTCGTATGCAAACAATTACGTGGAACAAAGAAGTTGTGCCTTCTTATTTTACTCGGGATGGGTGGAAGACGAAAGGTTATGGCTACAGCACTAACAAAGTCTACACTTTGATTCCATATGAAAAGATTGTCACAAACTTTCCTTGTGTCAGTGTTTCTCCAAACCAGAAGAAAAAAATTACTGAGTGGAAGAAACTGAATAATGTTGATGAAAATGTCCCACTGGTAATTTTTGATAAGTTGCCAGATAACCCTTGGCTAAAAGATTTTCCAGCAATTGACTGGAAAGATATTGACGCTATTCAACTACCGAAGGCTCCACGGGCTCCGGCTAAAAAGAGGGTTGTTCAGCCTCAAGAAGTACTTCAGTTTTCTGACGGAACTTACGTTACCCCAGCCCCGACCGGTAAGGATCTGGTATACTGGTTCAAGTCCAACCGGTACCAGGGTTGGCAGTATGAGCCGGTGAGGTCTCTTCTTAAGAATGCTGTAGTCGCTGAAATACAGCCACGGCAAGAAGATAAATTTAAAAGAAAGAACCCTAAGGCTCAAGAGTTCCGTGAGTACCTTAAATTAAAGATTAAAGAACAGGTGGATGCACTACCTCCCAACCCACCTGTTAAGGTGCTTCTAGCCCATGAGGATGAACGATGGGCTTACGGTAAAAACATCAATGACTACGACGATCCTGATCTCAAGAACATTATTGCAAGATTTAAAGAAAGTCGTAATGGTGTTGATCCCCAAGTTAAAAAGATCGATGAAATTATTGATCTTGCCGTTCGATGGGGCGTACCTCATAAATATGAAATCAAAAAAATCAACCAACCAAGCGTAATTGTTAACAGGTATCCGTTTGTTCACCAAAGTTATCACCACCACAATCTTATACAGCCAATGAATGCTGTATACCATCAGTATTACAAAACTAACTAAGGAGAAATATGAAATACTCTCTTGTCAACCACGACACCTTCTCTAACATTACCGTTGTTCACGACGGGGAACTTTATACTGCTAGTAACGATCATCCTGCTTTTGAATCTATCGTAAAGGGAGCGATGAGTGGAGATGAATCCATTATTTCGCTATTTAACCCCGAGAAGGCGGTAGCAGAATCGTTTAACAAGGTATCTGAACGTGTATCACTACGATCAGGTAAGGTATATCTAGACAATGAACTTGTAGATGGCTCTCTTACTGACCAAATTGTTCGATTCCACAGCGAGGGACAAGACTTCACTCCTCTTGTGAAGTTCCTAGAGAACATTGCTAATAATCCTTCCTCTCACAGTCGTACTCAACTTTATGATTGGCTGCGTAACCGAGACTTCACTATTGATTCTGACGGTCATATTATTGGTTACAAGGGCGTTCAGACAAGTACAAATAGTGAAGGTGTTACTGAGTACCATTCCATTAGCCGTGGTGACGCGATCGTTGATGGTGTCGAGCACAGTGGGGCGATTCCTAACTATGTGGGTGCAGTTGTTGAAATGCCTCGTAGCGCTGTTACATGGAACCCCAATATTGCCTGCAACACTGGCCTGCACGCCGGTACATGGCGTTATGCAAGTGACTTTGCCCGTGGCGCTACTTTGACCGTTAGCATTAATCCTCGTGACGTTGTGTCCGTTCCTCACGACTCTGACTCTGAAAAGATTCGTGTATGCCGATACACTGTTCTTGAAGTAGTTGATAGTCCTTATGGTTCTTCTTATCACGATACGACTCCTGTTGAAGAGTCTACTGATGATGCAATTGACTATGAAACTGAAAATGACGAAGACACTGTGGCGACTGATCCCGCCAGTGATGAGGCGCCCAAAAGCGGAGTTTTTGATGACTCGCAGGAATCTGTTTCAGACGTTGAAAGCGAAGATGAAGACGATTCTGACCTAAACGCTGAATGGGATGCTTCTTACGCTTATGAATATAACGAAGATGAAGACGAAGATGATGGAGACGACGAAGATGATCTTGAAGAAGAGCAAACTGTCGATCCTCCCGTAAAGGGTCTTGATTTTGGCAAATGGGGTACAAACTAATTAAAACGGTGGGGCGGAATCTTAAGATTCCGCCCCACTTCCCATACAATACGGACAGTGTTAGGGTGTAGCCATGAGTGAAGATGCATTCGAAAAGTTTGGTTCAACCCATAGCAAGCAGGCGTTGATGTATGGGCAGAAGCAGAAGACAAAGACCTGCACCTGCGGCCGAGGAAAGATTTACACAGGAGAGAACTCTAAGTTTAATCCTGTTGTTGACGGCCGACAGGTATGCCAGGAGTGCAAGGTAGATTCTATTTACGCAAGCGTGGGTCTTAATCGTGGATGATAAATACTATTACGGTGCTGTCGCTAGAGCCTCAGCGCTTATTGCGGGGTATCATGATTGGATGAATGTCACTAAATGGCCTATCGAAGATGACACATGGGAAGAGGATGAGATCTTTGGCTAGTCTAGAGTGTTTTGATTGTGATACAGTAATCACTTCTAAGAGCGTCCACGATTTTCAGAATTGCAAGTGTGGAAATATCTTTGTCGATGGTGGAAATGATTACACTCGTATTGGCTGGAAAAACGGGAACTGGCGTGAAATTGACGCAAGCGAAGAGTAGGAGCAGACGAGATGGAGCGCACCGCAGACGACGTGATCGCCGACGTGAAGGACGCCGTGCGAGGTGAGAGCGACGATGACAGCATCCGCGTGCCCGTGCGGGACCTGAGACTGCTGCTCGACCGCCTGACCTGAGCGACCGATACCATCAGACGAAATCAAAATGATTAATATCAAGCCTTGTAAAAATTGTCATTCACCTGAAAGGCTACAGCGTGTTGATGTATTTCAAACTGCTGATCCTGCACCGCACACTATGACATCGTATAAGATGACATGTCTTAATTGCGGTTATATCAACGGCGAAGGAGAAGATAATGGGAGCACCTAGGTTTTGGTTTAGTGAATACGAATGGCCTAAGGGAAAGTTCTTTGACAAAGGAAATGACGAGTTTACTCGTTCAACTTTCGTAATTCGCCTGCCAAAAGAACACGCTATCGTAATCCCCTACAAGTATTGTACGTGTGAGGATTGTGATGTTCAGCGGGGTGAGAATAACGGGTATAGGCTTATTCTTGAAGACATTGAAGATGATGACGAGTTTGTAGATTATCTCATCAACGTTCACAAGTATTCCAAGAATAGACTGCCTCTGAATGAGTTTCTTGGATGGTCTGAGGAAGAACTCAATCGGTATTTTAATTACGGGCTTGTTCCTGTATTTTGATTTGACAATGGAATATAAGACTCCTACCATTAAGTAGATTTTAGAATCTATTTATTAGGAGGTATTAATATGGCAATTCCAGGTAATTCAGTAAATCCAACACCTGAGACACCCGCTAGCCGTTGGGCTAGAGACACACAGTCTCGTCGTGGTGATGTTCAGATGGCTAAGGATGGAAGCGGTAATCCTATTTTGACCGAAAGAGGCTGGACAACTTTGGCTTACCAGTCCGGTACACGTAATGATCGTGAATACGTTCAGCGTCGTGGTGACTGGTACATCAGTGAGACTAATGGAGTGCAGACTTTGGTTTACGATGTTGACGGACGTAACGACCGTGAGTATGTAAACTACACTACAGGTATTTCCGCTATCACTGGCGCTAAGGGTGATAGATTTGATGCTTTGAAGGCTGCAACCTGATCTATTAATCACCATCAAGTTGTAGTACACTAGAAGGCGGGAGCAAAACGCTCCCGCCTTCGCCATTTATTAGACTAATGTAAGGAACATAATGATTCTAAATCTTGCTAATGCAGAAGTATTTGTACGTAAAACTCCCGGCTATTCTTGGGATGGCTGGACTATTGAGCAATTCGTACCTAATGATCGTGCAGCAACAAGGGTGAACGGCGCATTCCGTAATGGTGTTTGGGGCTTTCTCAATCGCTATGAAGTAAATGAAAAGGGTAAATACAATCTCCGACACAGTAATAAATCAGTTAGGTCTTGATCTTCAGTCTTTAGAGTGGCAGAAACTAAGTCTCTGTCCGGGGGTTCCTCCCAAACTCTTCTATGAAGACTATGAAAAAGATGCAGAAAATGCCAAACAAATAGATGCTTTATGTTTATCTTGTCCAGTGATGAAGCAGTGTGCTGAAGCGGGCATGGATGGGGAGCACGGTGTTTGGGGTGCTATTTTTTGGGACGGCACTGGCAAACCTGACAAATCAAAGAATAAACATAAAACTGAAAGTGTTTGGGAAGAGATAAGGAGCAGGCTTAGTGATTGATACGATTAAAAATGTTATCAGTTTAAAAGCCGCTCCTTATCGCGGTCTTGAATATGACATTGTTGAATACCCAGGTTATTACACAATGAGACTCTATAGAGATAATTTTGACTCATTTCCGGATAATAAACGATTAGCCTTTTCTGAATGGATATCTGAAATAATCAAGAATACCCGCGCGGTAGGTATTGATTTTTATTTGGAGGTATACAATGATCGAGAATCCGGTATTCATTCTTAGCGAGTCAGTAGTGGGTAAAATGGTAAGACGACTGGCTTATGGGGCAGAAGTAGTATTTACTGCTGATGGCATTGTCTACCAAACCTTTGTTGACGATGAAGATTTTATAGAGTTGGAGGGGTATATTAATGAATAAACAAGGAATCACATGCTCTGTGTGTTCTGCTCAAAAACTGAACCTTGTTGTTAGAAAATCAAAACTCATGACAGATATGAAATTATATTTGTGTAATGAGTGTGATGAAGAGGGTAGAGAACCAAGGTATCTAATTATTTTGGTAGGTAGGGCTAAAGGTGGAGAACATGTTTCTAAATACCTTAAGCAAAAAAAGTACGTTGGAAAAGAAATTCTTGCCATTGAATTAGTAAAATAAGTAAGGCAAGATTACAATGAGTTTGTGAATAAAATCAGAGCAGAAGTGTGGCGCTTCATGGACCGTCCTGAGTACATGGTGTTGTTTCTGTTTGCTCTGTTTATTACTATTTACGGCTTCCTAACTTGCACCCCCATTGTGGGGTTTGGCATGGCTTCTGTAACGGCGTCCGCGTGGGGATTAGATGTTCAAATATGGGCTGGTGTTTACTTTGCTTTTTCAGGCTTAGTAACTCTTTTTGGGTTTGCCCTAAAAAATAAGTTCGTTATTATGCAGGGATCTTTATCGATGTTCTGCTGCTTTTTGTTTGCATCTATATTAAGAATTCTTACCTACGGTCTGGACCCTCTTGGATGGCTAATCTTTTTATTTATGGCTATAGTTGTTGGAGCCTGCCGACTATGCCTTGAGAGTAAAAATTCCCCTTGATGGAAGGTTCAGCCGCAATATTTGCGTTACTCGGGACTATATTTGGTGGCGCTGGGCTAAAGATCGTTGAGGCTTTACTTTTAAGGAAAAAAGATAGGGATACAACTGCTACTGATTTGAGGCAAGAACTCAGAGAAGAAGTAAGATATCTGAGAGAACAACTTAAAGATGCTGAAGAAGAGTTAGACGAACAAAGGCAAAAACATCTTGCTGTTATGCAAGATTACTTAGATGTTCAGTCTAAACTAAATGCTTTGGCAACTGAAATAAAGCCACAAGCACCTAAAGGAGAGTAATTATTCACTTCCACGTCATGATGAGCGCGGGTGGTGTATGTTTTAGAGAAAAGACCTTTGAAGATAAGTATGAAGCAATAGAACTGTTTCTAACTCTTCAAAGGTCTTTGTATAGCAATAGCACTACTAATCCTGCTACGGCTGAATTGGCACTCATGAAAATGATCGATGCGGAAACCTTTTTAGGTGTTTACATTGGTGATGTTCTGTCAGTATCTCTTCATCCATGTGATAAATGTTTCTTGTATATCTACAATTAAGGAAGATAATGAAAACACTTGTTGTTGAAATAGATTTTGATGATGACATTCAAGGCGCCGTTGCTTCTGTATCTGAAGTCTTGGCGAAATTTGAGATAAGTAAAATCTCTTGGAAAGACAAACAACCCGCTGGAACGTGGAATCATCGCACCGCTTCAACCGCTAGGAGTGCTCTTGAGGGCATCTGAGGCTGTCCAGAGAGTTTTATCTTCGGGCGGTCAGAGGTGGAAGATTGACGGGCAGATGGTTTTGCCTACTGAAAGCCAAATAGAAGATACGATTGATTCAATGGTAGACACATTAATTAGTAATCCTGAAGCCTCGCAGATTGAGGTTGGTGGTGTTATAGTTGCTCGTCTAGAAGGCCATTTCGACATATACGTTAGGGTGGGAGAGTATAATGATTGAAAAACTGTATTACACTCATAGTTTTGATGCTGATTCAAGCGCCATGCTAAAAGTTTATTATGCAGCGCCCGAACAAAAACTTGTTATCGAGTGGGATAACGAAAACTATAGCGTCTATTCTGACATTAGTAGGACTGCCTACGAAGAATTTAAAGCGGCTCCCTCTAAGGGGAGTTTTTATCACACACGTATCTATAAGAGTGCTAAATGGCAACCTGCAAGTAATAATATTGAATTGGTTGAAACACCTAAAACGATGGTCGCCAATCAAATTTTTACATCAGAAAAGGATTTTTCTGTTGACAATGGACAAAAGTACTATGAAATCACTACCCGTGTTCCCGCCGGTAGTCTAGAAGAGTTACTACCTAAACTATCTGGCCTCAATGTAGTAAACATCAAGGTTCTCTAATGGGAATTCTTATTGGCTCTATTATTTTTGGGATTCCACTAGCCATTCTATGTATCTTCTTGAACTATCTTATTGATAGATACTTCTTTCTAAGGATTGACCATCAATCGATTGAAAAAGAGACAATTCGTTCGGCTGAAAACCGGGACGATAGTTTATATTACTGATATTGTTCAATATGATGATGCCCTCATTGGTGAAATAGACGATGAGGGTACGCTCTTAGTATTTCATCGTTGGCAAGTTAAAGAGATTATTGCTTAAGTTTTAACTCTCAGTGGTTGCGCCGTCCCGCTCCGTCATGTTAGGTTGTGACAACAGCAGCGACCAAAGAGGGGGTTGTGCATGGACGATATGTTTATTATTCGTGACCAAGAAACAACTTTGTTGGCTGTAAGAATGCCGAATGATTTCTTTGCTGTTGGTACCGTTAGTAAAGACGGAATACCTAGTGTGTATATGAGCAAAGAACAAGTTAATGCATTCTGCAAATGGGTCAACCAGCAGGAGGACAATAATGTCTGATACATTCACCCGGGAGCAGATTCTTAATCTTATCTGGATGAAAATAGGAAGTATTCCCGGATTCGACCTTAATTCTCAAATTGCCAGGGATACCATTACAGACTATTTTGATAATGAACTAACCTTGATGAAGGAGAATCCTTATGCGTAACACACCTAGGCGTCCCAAGCGGTATCTAAATGTTACAGGTTTTATTGTCGTGGGAGCATTTATTGCTCTAGTTGTTCTTGCTATCACATTCTTTACAAGTAAGCATGAAGAAGTTATTACTGTCAGTGACAAAGAGCGGGTGTGTTCTGCCAATACTCATGACTGTAAGTATCTTGTTTTTACCGAAAACGGTACTTATGAGAACACTGACACGCTTCTAGCGTTTAAGTTCAACTCTTCTGACATTCAAGGACAACTCAAGCCTGGTGAAACGTATACTGTTGACGTTTGGGGTTTTAGGCAGCCTATTCTTTCTTGGTATCCGAACATCTTGGAGGTTAAGTAATGTATCGTTTTTGCATTTATCAAGCCGGTTATGAAAGCATCTGGGAAACCGGCAAACTAGCCAGCGCAATTGCTCGTCTAGACGAGTACAAAGATATGTATCTAGATGTTGCAAAGATGTGGATTGAAAAAGATGGAACCGTTATTTACGAATTCGACTACGAGGATGCGGCATGAGCGAAAAAATTGTCTGTCGGATCGACGCTAACAAGCGTGAGGTTATTGTCTTCCGTAAGGATGCGGACGGAGAAACCACACAGGAGCGTTATAAGGCGGTACTACTCAAGGATGCTGAGTGGGGCGCGGGGATGGTGAGAGGCGAAGTGGTAGAAACTTATAAATTTCCTGTCACATCTAATATGCCTAGGCGTGCATATTACAACTCCAATCACGTTCCACGCTATGTGGATAAGTACACCAGGAAAATTCTTACTGAGTCGTCTGCGGTTATGCTCACTGGAAGTTCCGCGCTCTATGCAGACTGAACAGGCTCTAGGCAATCTAGATTCAGCAAAGGCAATTTTCGAAGCAGATCGTAAAGGCTGTGTTCCTGATGGATGGAATCGTGTAGGTTCGGGAGCCTATCGTAATGCTTACCGATCTCCTGATGGTTTTGTGTATAAGGTTTGTAAGCACAGATTTAATTCGAGTGAAGACAATGTAGAAGAAATTAACGCATATCAGAAGATTCTGGCTAAAAAACTCACTAAAAGTGGATGGCGTGTAGCGCCGGTAGTCAGTTATGATTTTGTTCACGGTTCTTCTAATGTAACAGTCAATGTTATGGAGTTTGTAGAAGGACAACATGAAAAGATGACTTTGGATAACCAATATGAAAAATGGGAAGAAATCGAGAATGCTTTCTTTGCATTTGGTTTGATTGACGGTCATTGCGGGAACTATATAGTGACAGGTAATGGTGAAAAGGTAATTATAGATTTGGCTTCGTAAAGGAGATCTAGATGGCAGTGTCAGATTTAGATCTCCTTGCGTTGGAGATCGAAGAACATAATATTCCATGTGATTCTCTTTGGCATGAAGAGTTTGCATGGCCTATGGAGAGAGCAACTTACATCCTTGATGCTTTCTGCAATAACTGTAGGACCAGTTTCAATAATCTTATGATGGACGATATTTGTATTGCCTACTTAGAAAAACGTGGCAGTCATAATTTCCATTGTAGAAAGTGTCGCAAGGTTGGCTCAACGGTATGGTCTTACATCCCAATTTGATATCTATTTGATACCGAAAGGGATATACTGATCAAATCCCGCCCGCTTGGGTAATTTTAGGAGAATTATGGAAGATACCGCTAGAGTTTTGGAGGAAACTCTAAAAAGAGTTAACATTGCGCTTGAGAGTGGATCACTGGTAGAGCGTAAGCAGCAACGTGTTCAAGAAAACTTTGACGTTGTACGCAGTAGAATTTCATCTATAGAAAATCGCATGAGTTCATTCGATATTAAATATCCATACGGCAACTAGGAGAAACAATGAAAATCACCAAGCCGATCTTTGCTGAGGACATTGCAGTTGGCGACTACCTGTTTGAAGGAGAGGTAGTTTCAGTACAAGATAATTATGAGAGTACTGAATGTGTTGATGTTTATGTTGAGGGCGAAGATGACCCAATCGTTTATCGATGTGATGAAACAGTTGAAATTTACCTAGACCGAGCATAACTATTAAGGTGCGGGGCTCAAAAAAGGCTCCGCACTTTTTTAGTCTCATCGTAATACTTTATAAAAATAGGAGAGACATGTCCGAGTGCGGGTGTGACCCTGGTGATAATGAGAATGGTTATCACGAAACAAGATCAGATGCCTGTAAAGCAATTGAACTAGAGCAATGGGCTGTTGCAGTTAAATTAGGTAGACAGATGGCTTATGAAGAGTTTAAAAAGACTCATTCCCGTTTTGACTGTTTAGTGGCTTACCCTGATGAGTATTTTGAAGAGGCTTGGGAGCGTGCTGAAGAGTCTGTAAATAGATCTATTGAGCGTTCCAAAAGATCTTGAGAAACTTTGTTCAAGTTGTTGCATAGACCGACCGATGCAGGTAATGTTCATTCCAACGAACCGAACTAACCGAGGAGTTGTGACAGATGCTCGCTGACCATTTCGAGGTGGCCCTGAATGAGTGCAACTGCGGTCTGACCTTCTCCGACCAGCGACTGTTTGTAGTCCACTACGCCTACATGCAGATGTGCGAGCCCCGGCCGCGTCCAGCCTGAATCGACCGTTAACATCAATTATTAAGGAGTAAAGATGAAGCGACGAACTCTTATGGGAGGTGTTGCTCTATGTCTTAGTTTGAGCGCATGTGCAGAACCATCCCCCGAGATTACTTTGGTAAACGCTCTTAATGATTCTGGTTACAAGATTAATGAATCTAATATTGATGCTGTCATTTATGAGGCGGATAAGATTTGTGAAATGAATCAGTCTGAATTTGACCAGTGGTATCGCGCTAGTGTAACGGCTGAAGTTCTTATGTATGGTGAGCCTCGCTATGATGATGATCAGGCTTGGCGTAATTATTGTATTTCCACGATGCCTGAGGGCACTTATCCAGTTTGGAATTTTAATGGATAGTTGGATTCGCAAGGACCGTGACGCATGGGGAGAGGAAAGCATTAAGTTGCTTCTTTCTATCTGCTATGCCAAACCAGCCAAAATTGTCATTAATATTAAAAAGGATGAAAAGGCTTGGAACCCGGCGGGCGAAGATACATTAGGACCGGCTACTATCACATATATTCAAAAGAAGAAGGACATTACTTGTTCTATTGAGAGAAAGGTGAAGAAGTGATTCTTATTCCCGGCCTACTGCTTATTTTTGCTTTGTATTCTGGGGCAATCCAATTTTATATGTTTTGCCTGGGTGTAGCAATGATGAGTCGCACCAATATTACATCTGTTAAGACGAATTTTACTTATGGTATTATTTCACTCGTCTTTGCTCTTGCAGCCATGATCACTTGGACGCTCTAAAAGATCTTGAAATCTTTTGAGATTTGGGCTTGACGCTCCCGCCTGGGGCCTGTAAGTTTTACTCATACCAACCAGCACAACAGGAGGATCTAATGGTTACGATGCGTGACTACCTTGTTGGCCTCAACCTTGCAAAGCCGGGTCGGGGTAAGTTCAGCGCTGCTGCTCATGAGGCTCTTGCAAAGGCACGGGCTGAGGGTATGATCTTTGATGAGCCGGTCAAGCCGGTCAAGGTTGACAAGCCCAAGACTGTTTCAACTGACGTTGCGGTTGAGGATGTTAAGACTGTTCCTACTCAGACAGTTGCCCTTAAGAATGTTGAGCGTCCTGCTGCTCGCAATTTTGGTGGGATGATGGTTGAGGCGCCGCCTCGCTACATGCACAGTGACTACATTGCTACCGACACTGATGGCTCCAAGATCAAGAAGACGTTTAGGGACATTTGCTGTGGTTGCCAGTACTCGATTCGCTGGTGCCGTTGCTCCGGTGGGCCGACGATCTTTTCTGTTGCAGACACTGTGACCGTTCTTCGTCTTTCTACGGTCGGCAAGGCTGCTTGATACTCATTCTTTTTGCAATGATTATGATCATAGCAGCCATCATCACTATAGTTGGTTTGATTAGTACGACAATGGGTGATGGCTTCTTCATCAAAATGTGATGTTTGGACCCTACAGTTCTGGGGTAGTATTAGAGTGCAACCAACCTAGGAGTGACTATGGCTGTCATGATGCCCGAGCAGATCGCAGCGCGTGCTATTACCAAGGCTGTTAATAGTCTCGATTTCAATGTAGACCAGTTTGCTGTTTTCTTTAGTCGTTCAGGTTCTGGTATGCAGGCGCGTATGTTCAACATGTTCCTCGGTATGTGTCGTTATTGGGGTAGTCTTGTTGACACGGGTGCTGTTGATGAGCGTGACGGTTCCTTCTATAGCCTTTGTGTATATGCAAAGCGCGTTCTTGATATCACTCCCCACGAGGTGTAGGTAATGCGTATTTCTCTACCTTGTTATGATAAACCGCATCGTTGTCCCGGTTGGGCCGGTGCTGGTTGGAAGTCTGCTAAAACTCAGACATGTAATAATGGCGCTATTGTTCTATGGAAAATTAATGACCCAATACGTGAGTGGTTTAACCCTTATGATTGGCGTATTGGACATTGCTCTGCTTGCGGTATTTACACTATTCCCTTTGCTTTGCGTAGGCTAGACCCGCGCTGGTGGTGGGGATCTTATGCTTGGCGCGTTAAGTATTGGATTGCTGATCTTAAGCATTAGGCCCTTGCGATAGCCCCTGTATTTTGATAAAATATTAGAACAACAAAAACGGGGGCACAAAGATGCAGCACTCCGGGGGATAGATAGGCTAATCAGCCGGGTCAGGCGAGTCTTATAAACAGCGTAATATTGCGGTCTATCCCCAAACCCCATCTATTCAGGAGTCTTGATGATAGAGATAGCCATTGCGGTTGTCATTATGCTTTTTGGTGCCGGTGGGTATCAAGCGTTGGCATCAGTGGATTTTAAACCTATCAGAATCAATATCGATAGGCGCCCTAAAATAATCGAGAATGTTTATAATGATAATCCAGATACAGTTTTGGCTTATAGTCATTTGACTGATGATTACAAGACATTACTTGATAAATATGCTAATAAAGAAACTGCTTACAATCAGTTAGAAAAGCAAAATAAGAAGATGCTATCTGAAGGAGTAAGTCTCGAAAAGAAATATAACGCTCTTGTTTCAGGAGTCTCTTTTGATCAATTTGAGACTGGCAGTGGTCAGATTTTTTTCCGTCCAACTCTGAGTGGTAACAACGGAATACAGCATGTTGATATTTATCAATCGAGTTATTTAGATCGCCTTGAGAAGAAAATTGAGTCTAAGCCTCTTAAATGTATTTGGTGTAGGGGTAATCATGGTACTTCATCATGTCCTAAGATGTGGGATATGATGGCGTCCTATACAAATGCGGAGGGTCAGCCAGGATGTAAGTGGTGCACCAAGAATTACACCTGTTCTGATTGTAAATGGTATGTAAGTGGAAATTTCTGACTAAACCCCCGCTAATCGGCGGGGGTTTAGTTGTATATGAAAGGAAAACTATGAATAGATTTTTTACAAGTGACCATCATTTCTCTCACACTAATATCATCAAACTTGCTAATAGAATGTTTGTTGACGCTGAAGAGATGAATGAGTTTATGATTGGCTATTGGAATGCCATAGTTAAACCAGAGGATATTGTTTATCATCTAGGAGACTTTGCATTAGGACCAATTGCTGACTCTCTGCCAATGGCATCCAAACTCAATGGATATAAGGTTTTGATTCCAGGTAATCATGACCGAATCTTCAAGGGCAATAAGAAGAAAGAAATTAATAAGTTTCGAAGAAAATACGAGCAGCAATTTAATTCCATTTGGGTCAATGGCGGGGCTTTGACTATCGGTGGTATCAATGTTCTTTTATCTCATTTTCCTTATGATTCTGATTCACATGGTGAAGATAGATATAAAGAGTATAGATTTAAAGATAATGGCATTCCGATCATCCACGGTCATATCCATTCTAATAAAATGATTAGCAGAAGTGAAAATGGAACTTTGCAAATTCATGTCGGTGTAGATGCTCACAACTACCTACCGGTTCCTGAGAAGGAGATCTATAGTTTGATCAGACAAGAGCGTGTACAAAAGATCATGAAAACTTCTTAAAAGATCTTGGTAGGAATCTCAAGTTAGGGGTTGTGGGGCCGATAGATAGGGAGTAGAGTTCTCTACATCAAGGCAGACGGGAACGGCCCGGAAGCCACGACAAATAGGAGATATCATCATGGGTGCTAAGGCTGCTGTCATCGTTACTCCGACCGACGTTCGCGAGTGGGCCACTAAGAATGGTCACACCGTTTCCAACAGGGGTCGCCTCCACTCCACGATCATTGAGGCTTACAACAAGAGCAACAAGGTCAAGTACGACTCCAACATCAAGCCCGACGCTGGTAGCATGGTTGCTCTGAAGGGTAAGCGTAAGACCGAGAGCGGGCGTACCGTCCCGTGGCAGAAGACGGTTTCTACTACGGAGATTCGTAGGGCTGCTCTTGAGGCCGGTATCCCGCTGGGTTCGCGTGGTCGTATTCACGCTGACGTGCTTCAGGCTTACGCGGACAACACTCTGGCTGACCTCGCTGCTAATTGGTCTGACCGTCAGGCTAAGGCTGCTGCTGCCTCTTCTACCAGTTTTCAGATTGTCGCTATGGACTCTCTGAAGGATGATGAGCAGAGCGTTGAGGTTGAGGATGAGGGCGGGGCCGCTGTTCTTGAGGCTCCGGTCGACGGGGAGCAGACTGAGATCACGGTTTGATTCATCAACGATGAGGCCACTTGACGAAAGTTGAGTGGCCTTTTCGTTTACCTAAGGAGATTCATGGATAAGATTGAGATTACTTCAGTAAGAGTTGGCGATACTATTATTGATTCAAACAATGAGTCAAGAACTGTAGTCGATTTTCTCGGTGACACTCATAAGTTCATTCCTAACAGTGTCGCTCTCCTTATTAAGAAGCCTGGCTATGATCCTGTAGTTGAAATTTATTGTGTACATGAAAGAGTTAACATCCACCGTTCTATTGAGGCTAGACCGTCTGGTCTACATGCACTTGACGTAGTTGGAACGGGGGAGTAAGTTCTCTTACATGGACCTAGCAAGGTGTTAGGCCATAGAAAGGGATCATGTCTACTCTCTCTGACGTTAGGGAATGGGCCGAAACTAAGGGGATGGATGTTGGTAAGCGTGGACGGTTAGGTAAGAATGTGATTGAAGCCTATAACAAGGCCAATCCTCGCAAGAAGTATGGCACTGACTCTGAGCCTGTAGAGGATAAGCCTGCGCGTCCCGTTCATGATGCTATGCCGATCCACGTCACCCGCCGTCGAGAGGGGAATCGGGAGATCGTTACTCTGATCTTTGAAGTCGATGCAGCCTAGTTCAATTCGTTAGTAGGCCCCCACCTGTAGGCTCCGGTGGGGGCCTACTTATTTGTTTAGTTCTATATTTCAGATGCTTCCAATATTGATTAATCTATATTGTTGATTCTTACACATGAGTGTCAGGCAACTGTTAGTCTGAGACTACATCGAAAGCCAAACGTTCAAGGAGCATGATGTATTCCGTTCAGTCTGCTACCCAAAGAGATGTGAGCGAATGGGATGTTATCGCATCTCTTGATCCCAATAATGAAGTGTGTTCTATCTGTAGAAGCAATGCTTTTGAGTTAAAAGACGACGTGTGTCCCTGCTGCCTTGACGACATGCTGATGCTCGCCACCGGCTGCCGGTTCGGTGAACCCGATACATGTACGCCCTACAGTCACGTTGACTGCCCTATGTGATGGCTAAACACCGGGCGCACAAGACGTATGGCAAGGAAGCCTCTTTAGCGGGAGCCTTTGTGTTCATTCTAAGTGGATTAGTTACGTACACATGGCTTGAATGGAATGATGTTAAGTCGTCTTTGATGATCTTGTTTGAAGTGTTGACCCGAACGGCCTAATGCCCTATGTTTATCTCATACCCGCCGGAGCGGTGGGTGGACTGAAAAGAGGAATGATGTACCCCTATATCCCTAACGGTGCAACCTATCGCAATGAGAGCGACGGATTCTCCAATCCTCGTTATGATCGGAACACATTTCGTAACATGTCGCAGCGTGGACATTGGGATGATGAGGAGACAAATAACTGATGGAGTCTGAAAATCTTCTTAAGGTTGCTGTTGGAGCACTAATCTTTTTTTCACTATGTGTGTTTGGCCTTTGGTTAGGTGCTATTTGGTCTGACACAAATGGTGAACAACTTTTTTGGACTGGCCTTCTTTTTATTATTCCCGCTTTTATCAGTTTTCTTGTTGCTATTTTTGCGGTGGATGAAGTGTGATGAGACCACTTCGCACTATCCATGATGCAGTTATCGGAAATAAGATGAGGATGGGTATCAGTCCTGGCGGTGTATTAGAGGGCCGGGATCTAATAAGAATTGAACTTAAAGGTTTTGGAATGCTGATGGAGATTCATGTTCCGGCTGAAGAACTCAAGGCAATTATTACTTACATTGAGGAGGGGTAATGGAGAAGTTTGGTGATAACTGGATGCCAATGATTGAAATGAAAGTTTATAAAGAATATGATGGTGACAGCATTATTTTCGAAACCACAGAATCTAAATTCTATCTCTCTGGCCGTGACCGAATGCGTCTGATTGGACTACTCTCTAATGGTTGAACTACAAGCAACTATTAATCTTTATGGTAATGATGGAACCATCGTACAAATTTCTAAATATAGCGATTGTCCCGATTTTTATCTCACCGTCGAAACCGCAGAGGGTACTACTTCAGAATTTCTATCGACTCAAACACTAAACACCTTTGCTTTCAAGTTGAACAATATTATGAAAGATTATGATGCTTGATGAATTCGGCCTAACTCCCGAGCAACGGGCACAGCATCTTGCAGATGCTCGTAAACAATTGGCTCTCAATGCCAAGCGCAATAGGGGATATGCAAGTATTCCTATTGATACTGACGACGAAGAGTTAGTGCTGCGATGGAAGATGCTTAAGGACAAATTAGATAGAGAAATGGAGCGGATTCGTGAAGATGCGATTGCTAGAAATAACCGACAGCCTACTACACCGCATATATGTAGCCCTGTATCAGATTCTCCCCGAGAGAGTAATAGAGGGCTTGTGGCAAAGATCCGGCGCTTCCTGGGTCTGTGACAAATACGACGCTACGATGACGGAGGATGATGATGTTTGATTTTACTGACGCGCATTTCATTGATGCGGAACTGCCAGAAGTAAATCTTTATCTTGCTCTTGATGATGACGTAAATGGTTCATATAAAATTCTTATTAGAGGCCCCATCCATGCCGCCGCTTTTGTTCTCTCTGCACACGACAGGGTGCGTCTTATTGAATTGCTGGGAGGAACTGATGCAACTTGATAAGGATACGGTGAGGCATCTAGCGGCTATTGCAAGAGTCTGGCCTTTTGGTGTAGACGATCATTATTGGCAGCGACATGAAAAGACGGACTTTAGTAATTGGCTCCTTGAGCAAATTGGAGAGACAAATGCTGATGAATATTACAAGTGGCCTACAAAATGATTGAAATGTGGAGTGACCCCAACTTTCCCGGTGAGCCCAATGTTAGTATCGATCTAGAGCCTGACGGCTCTATTGATCTCACGGGGTTTGCAGATCCGGGTGATGTTTTTGCAGTCGATGAGCAAAGTGATGGCAGTATTCTTCTTACTCCCGTTCTAGGACCAAAGACTAAGGAGTGGCATGCCTGAGGAAAAGGTTCTCAAAATTGAAGATCAGTTTTTCAACAGCACTAGTGTAGTATTTATTCAAACTATTACTGATATGCTTTTTATTTCTGTGAATGAGGGCGATAGCAAATTAACTGTAATTCTTAATGAAAATGATGTTGAGCGTATTCGTGACTTTTTGAAGAATTGGGATTAATGATAATCAGCCTAGAACTTAGACGACGGATAGAAAATCTTGCAGAAAACCTTGAAGGTCACGCCGGGCATCTGCTACAGTCTCCATTCAACATCAACAAGCAACTTGATGCAGCCGCTCCATATAATGCTATTGCATGGGAATTGAGGCAACTCTTGATTAATGATGAGTAATATACCTATTGCATACCACAGCGCATATCCAAGTGAAGAAGACAATACAGTTTGTTGTTTCTGTCATGAAGATATTTACAGGACAAAATATGGTCCGGGGTTCAGTTTTACTTACTATTGTCATATCTCTGAGATACAGGAATTGGAGAGTTTCATTGTCTAATTACCCACCAGGGAGTATGCGTGGTTCTGGTATTTATCAAACTGAAATGATGATTGATGTCAAATGCGATGCCGAGTTTGAACTCGGTAATAGTAGACACTACGCAGCATGTGTTTATGAGGGTACAGTAGAGGGTATTGTCAATGATTATGGAACATCAGGTTATTGGGAATGCCCGGTGTGCGGCTCCACCTATGATTTTGATGTAAGTGACTATAAAGACGAATATTATTATGAGGAAAAGGATTAATGCCTGATGATAAGTACCGTAAAGCCGTTAGTGCTGTTCTAGATCTTTGTCAAAGCGCAGACACTTATGGTGAAAATGAATGGGCTAATACTGTTCTTACCGGTGAAGTACGTCATGCAATTTTGCTAGCATTGGAGAATAATGCTTGAAGAACTTTTAGATAAAAGACCTAGTATTAGAAAGATTCAAGAAGATCTCAAAGAGTTAGAGCCTGCTCTTGATATTCTTATCATTGCTTTGTCTGATTATAGAGATGAACATCTACAATTTTTTATTGATCGACTTGACGACACACAGCATGAAGAGTTGTTAGAAGCAATTGCTGACATTTATGTAAGGATGACTCGTGACTGATTTTAGTGAATATTTTGTTCACAAAATGAACATGAGAACTGAGATTAATACTTATTGGCCTAGGGGTTGGCAAATCTTTCGTAAGAGATGCACTGCTCGATTAGAAAGAAACGAAACAGGGTTTTATGGACGTTGTGATTTTATGGTCCACCCCCGGGATGTTGACCATTATATAGAGCGAGGTCTTATGGAAATTCGATTTAAAACAGAGATTACGGGTGTTTAAATGAATAAATGTTTAGGTATCTTTGGTTTTATCTTTGGTCATAAGTATGTAAAGATTGTTGGTTTTGAATATATATATCGAAGCGATAATTGTTTTCGATGTGGAAAACAGGCGGGATCGTGATCATTCACACACTGCCCGTTAATGATCTTATTGAACATGTTGAAGATAATTGTTTATGTGGACCTAACATAGAACCGGCGGGGTCTGGTTTTGTTGTTATTCATCACAGTCTAGATGGAAGAGAAAGATATGAATGATAAATATGAAAAACTATCTGACTATTTCGCAGAAGGATTTACACCTATGAATCCACAGGATCAGGCTCGTCATAATTTTTTGGACGCTAATGGTATTTATTTTGATTCTCCTAACTACGATCTTTTTACAGAAGCATTTGATAGTGGTTATACAAAAGGTAGACTAGACGGTAGCGTTCATGGTGCTGATGAAGGATACAAGAAAGGTTATGAGAATGGATTTAATGCAGGTGCTCACTGGGCAAAGGAATATTAATGGGTGACAAGATTAAGAAATTATTCAATGAGTATTTTGACACATCAATTTGGACTAACCATACAAAAGAGTTTCAAATTTCAGATTTAGAGCATGCATACCGAGCGGGATTTAATAAGGGTCGAGAATATGGTTATAGTGACGGTTACGATGAGGGTTTGGATCATGGTATGGAACAATCTCTAGGTCTAGATGCTTAAGGTCTGGCTTCACCCATCCGATAGATAGGTAACAACCTACTAGGAGGAAACATGCGAGTCGTTCTGTACATTGTTGGCCTGTTCGTTGCTGGTGTCATGATGATTGCTACTGCTGTCCCGGCAAATGCTATTGGCCTTGAGAATCAGATCAAGATCAATACCGCCGCTGTTAAGGTGGCTGATAAGTCTTGTGGGAAGTGGCAGTCTAAGATGAGTAATGCAAAGAAGGATTGCCGTTTTAAGACGCTTAAGAAGAATGGTTATATTGCGCTGTATGATCTTTCTGATCTTCCTGTTGTCTCTCGCCTGGCTCCCTACGCCCCGCCCGTGTCTGACTCCCGAGCCGTCTGAAAATTAGCCCCCGTGTCCTCTTGACCAGGACACGGGGGCGCTTTAGTATTGACCTACAGCAGCCGATACAGGAGGCATGACGATGTGTAGAGACCACGGCAAGCGCCGTAAGCACAATTGCTCCGCCTGGCATCGTGCGCTGATGGAGGCTTACTACGATGCGAGGAACCGCCAGGAAATGCGGGCGGAAGAGTACAGCATTGGGTATGCTACTGAACTGAAGCAGTTTTACACAGAAGTTGAGTCTAAGATCACTTTTAAGTTCTTCCTTTCTAATTGGCGGTTCTACATGTCTTATGAGCAGGAGATGGCAGCATGAAGGAAAGTTGGAAATTTGTTGGTAGTTACAAAAATATTTTTGGTACAGTAATGTATGAGTGGCAGATTGTCAATAGTAATAATGAAACACAAAATTATTACTTTGTACCCGTTTACGCATTTTGGAAGACAGACTATGGGTTTGGGAGCGAGTGAGACGTAAATACAAGTTTATTGGTCGATATACAAACGTTAAAAACATTGAAGTTTACGAACGGATGGAGCCGATGAGTCAATTTAAATATAACCTAGCAAGCCTTGTTATGTTTGGAATTTTTCTGGCGGCAGTGAACTGGCGGCTTGCAGGATTATTTGTTTGCTGGATTATCCTTTGGGAAGGATGGAGATTGCTCAATGAAACCTAAATACAAATTTGAAGGCAAGTATATGCTTTCTGATGGCTCTTTTATTTATGAATGGATGCAGCGTTATGAAGTTGACGGACTAAGCCGCACTTCTCTTTGTTGGATTCCTGTAGATAAATTTTGGAGGAATAATGTCTGATTACTCAATCTATACTGCACTAGCGACTGAGATTGATAGGCTTACTGCCGAATCTAAGAACCCATTTGCTGATGTTGCCGCCAATGCTCTTCATCAGCGAGAGGGTATTGCTATCGCTATGGCTATTATTTATTCCCAAAGGTCTAAATTTCAGCATATTGAACAGTCAGAGCGCCGCTGGCGTACTCAAAAGTCTTACTTTATGGGAGACAATAATGATTGAAGATTTTGAGTATCCTTTCCCTATTGTTACTAAGCCCGCAACTATCTGGAATCGTTTTCAGATGATGCGGCTAATGTGGAATGTTTTAAATAATAAGAAGTTGGGCGATCGTGCTCCGTGGAAGAGGCAGATTAAGGCTTTTGCTTTGACTTTCAAGTTTTACTTTCTTACCCGGCGTCCTGAGGTGGCTTATCGTGCGGACTAAATATAAATTCCTCAAGCGTTCTTCTATTCAAGGTTTTGAGTTCTATGAGTGGTATTCAATTCAACCAGAATATTTAGCCGCGCCAACCAATATGTGCTATAGATATGTCGATACGTTTTGGAGTAGATCATGAGCCTGCTCTTTTCAATTATTTATGTATATTGTGCTACCGGATTTTTAATGGGAGCCTTTGTGTCTCTTGGCGTACTGTATCCCGATGCAATGACTGATGAATCCAAGGCGAATGTCAAAAGGAATATGGATAGGAAGGGTATCACTAACAAGTACGTCTTTATTCTTTGGATCATGTTTAACTTTACTTTCGGCTGGTTATATGCAGTAGTTATGCGCTATGTATATTTGCGAAAGAATAACAATGGAACCTCGTAACTTGATTTGCACTAGATGCTTGAAGCCCTTTATTTTTGTGCCTAATCATGAAAGTGATACATCTCCTCGATATCATAGTAAATCTTGTAGAACACGGGCCCAAGAACAACGAAGTAAACAATTTAAAAAATCATTAAAGAGTAATGGTGCAGTCTGTCCTACTCCCTACAAGAAGTGGTATCGTACATGGGAGGAAGCAGACCGGGCGGTTATTGAGATTAATTCAGTTCAGCCCGGTTTACGTCCTTACAAATGCCCGTGCGGGGTAATTCATGTCGGTCATGGAAAGAAGGTCAAGAAATGAGCGTTAGGTACCGAGGTTATGCTGTTGATTTCAAGGCTCGTCGGGTCCGGCGGGAGCGTGACCATATTACTTTCACTTTCCATTACACACCCGATGGTATTAGACTTGAGCCCTGTGGAGAGTCTATGCTTCCTACATATTTGAAGAATTGGATGAATAAGAACTGTATGGACTATGTTTTTAGTGACTGATAATGACTGACACTTGGCTTGTTGAGACTCAAGAGTTTTTATTTATGCGCCTTGCAGACGCGGGGGAATATGCTGAATCTATTGTTTGTACCGAATGTTGTGAAGGTTTCACAGATGAAATTGAATACATCGGTGACGGTAGATATTTAGCGTTTTGTTCTTGTTGCGATAATTATGAGCCGTTTTCTAACGCTGAGGTGTTCCAGTTCAAAAGACAAGACGATCATTATTGGATGGTAGAAGAACTCGTAAGGTATTACGATCAAAACAAACTTGAATTAGTTATTGCTAGTGTATGTGGTCAATGGGTTTGTGACGGTCACCATAGAATTGCAGCGGCATTAGATTTAGGTATCAATATAGTGATGGTGGATAATAGAGACATACCCATATATGATAACCCTAGTGAATGGGCAATAAAGAGTCCAGCATTTCACTACATCAATGAGGAGATTGTGCCAGCGAGATATTATGCAGCGAATTAAAGTGAACAATGTTAACGACATAAGCGAAAATGATCAGTTTGTTATCGACATGGAGCGGGTTTTCCATGATGTAATGGTGTTGGATGACACAGGCAATCAGATATTTTTATCTCAACTTGAAACAGCGGATAAAGATGTTCACTGAAAGTCTGAGGGCATATCTATACGCCGCCCGTGCCACTCCATTTACAGCGCCATTGCCTGAAGATAATGAGGTGTTTGAAAAGAGCAATCTTACGAGTCATGTCGGCGCGTATTTTCATGGCTATAATGATGGTAATCTAGCGGGTCAAGATCTTATTATTTCTAAGATTCTTGATTATTTAGATTCAGAAGACGCATTTAACTCCTAAGGCTAGGTTTAATAATGTATGAAATAGAAGTTGAGGCTCCTTTTATTGGAGCAAAAGAAATAAAAAGTGCTTATGAACTTCTTGGCATTGCTCCTGACAATCTTTGGCTGACCATTCCGCACATTTCTAGGATGGAACAGGCTTGGAACTATATGTATTGGGAGGCCACAGCAGCCCTTGAAGACAATCATTTTGTAGAAAGGATTGTTGATATTGCTTTAGATAGAAATAAGAATAGATGGTTTGGGACGGCCATTATGAAATCAATATACGAATGATGATTTTAGGCATAATTTATGCGACAGGTTGCTATATTTATATAATTAAAACAATTTATCGTATGAATAGGACTTAACATATACCTTTTGACTACTCTTGACGATTTTTGGAGGTATCGTGAAGTACTTGACGTGGCCTAAGTCATATGCTTGGATGACTACGCAGGAACGTTGGCAGACCATTGCACTCCTTTTTGTCAGTTATTTTGGTCTTTTAATTGCCGTTACGCTTCTAATTATTTATGGAGGATGACGTGAAGAATCTTGGTGCCGTTACTATTGTCAATACTCGTTACGGTGGAGCATATGAAGGGGGACTATGGCTGGCATTTAAATCTTATCCCGCCGGTATTCCATTCGATATTTATTCCGATGACGGTGCATGTGCAGCATGGTTCAACGGAATTAACGATAAGAATGTAGGCAAGGGTAACACTCCTACAGAAGCATTTAATGATCTTTATCATAATAAGAGTTGACAATACAAGGAGAAATAATGTCTAACATTGATCATTACAACAAAGCAGAAGAACTACTTACTCGATTCGACAACATGACTCTTATCGATAAAGGTAGGTATGGATATGTTTTAACACAGGCTCAAATTCATGCAACACTAGCAACCGCCCGACAGGGCAGGCTAGAATATGTCATTGATATTGATGATCTGAAGAAGGAAGCATCTAAAATTTGACACTACCATTTTATCTGCTTACAATACTCATGAAGGACAAAGGTCGCGCGGAGGTCCTAGAGTTGTATTGAATTCAATACAGTAATATTGAGACCCTAGAGGGAAGCGCGACCCCCTCTAGGGTCTCTTTGTTTTTCTAGAACCATCCTTGGTGGGCAAGGGGATACACATGCATTGCCCGAGGCTTTACAGGCCGAACCTGTACCGGGAAAAAGAAGTGACCTATGAATATCCGAGTCACATGAATCTATTATCAATAGGGCAACACGGGTCGCCTGTCCTATATTATGCGATGAGTAATAGATATATGCCGCGATACGGAACGTAATTCCTCCGTCTTGGAAACCTCACTATACAGATGTTTCTAAAGTCTTTGTTAGGCTTTAGTTTGCCTTCAACCAGATTAAGTCAAAAAATTAAATCTATTATTTTAAAGTTGATATTTCAGTAAAGACATTGACTCTAATAAAACATACTTATAAGGCTATAAATGAATTTTATTGTAGTTCTCAAATAGTTTCTAAAAATCTCATTGATTTCAAAAATCTCACTAGAAAACTAAACAGTGTAAAAATCTCACTCCATCGTAACCTGTTCGTTACATACAGGGCTAAAGGTCTCTCTCCTAGGGACGATAAGTAATGCATGAACAACACTACTGAGCCAGTCACCGCAACGATGATGAAGGAGATGATGAACGGCACTAATGAGACTGCTCTTGTGCGCTATCCTGACGGTTCTCTGGGTGTTATTCGTCATCTTTCTCTTGAACTTCCTGATATCCCCGATGATGTAGAGGTGCTTCGTTACCCTGCAAAGCCGTGGGCGGGTGATCTCATTAAGGCCGCTCGTGAGGTGGCTCGTAAGGACGGAAAGTCTGAGCATCTTGCAACGCTTAAGAAGAAGGCTATTGAGTGGGCTAATGATGAGATTAAGGAGGATGAGAAGCGCATGGGTTTTCGGATTCCTCCGGATATGATGGGGGCTCGCTCTCTCAGCCGGACGGAAATGCGAATCTGGATGGAGATTATCGAGCGCCTAATTCCTCTGATGCCGTAAAGCCTAAGGTCACTTACCGCCGGTCTCCTAATGGAAGATATGACGGTAGTGAATCAGATAGAGATGTCAAGCCTACTCAGGTAATCAATAAGCCTGCACGAACTAAGGTTTTACCACCACCACAATCCCCCACTATTTCTGAGTCCATCGTAAATAACAACCCTAGGAGACCTACTGTGGCTACTTCCGCTACTGCCCTTGACAAGTCCGCTATGCTGAATGTTTTCAAGGTGCTTGCGTCTTACACTGTTCCCGGTTACGCGCTTTACCTTATCGCTCGATTCTTTGTTTACTTCCCGCCGAGTTGGTCGGCTGCTGCTGATTTTCTTGGTTTCAATGTTCGATGATTGATGATCGTAAGGTATGAGACACAATCTCTGACTTACACACATTCACCCTCACTGACACAATCGGTGGGGGTTTTTTGTGTTTTCAAAATTGAAATAAAAAATATTTTGAGAAAAAATCCATGTGGTTTTTGCTTCTATCGTAAAGGCCGGGGGCCCTGTGCATTTTGGCCGCCATCGTAAAGGGGTGTTTCCCCATGATCAACAACTCGGTTGCCCGAGGCAACCATTTCCATGATCGTTGATCTTGAAAAGATGATCATGGACAAAACGGTCAAATCGGACAAAATATGCCAAAATAGGACAGACCACTCAAAACGGACATAGCGGACATGCATACAAATTCATGATCTTGCATAGTCAAATGTCCTGACAAAGTGCCATTGGATCATGAAAACTGTAGTTTGATCTAAGTATTGACCAGCGGAAATGCACGCTGAGACACGAACGCACCCTAGATGGCATCCCGATGCCAAACCGGGCCCCTAGGGGCTCCCAGGGCCCCTACAGGGCCTCATATGGGCCGCATAGCCATGCATGGCGGGTGGGAGCGGGTGCAGCATAGAAACGATCTTGAAAATGGTTGAGCGTTCAATGGTTGTATGTTCAATAGTTGCAATACACAACTACCTAGAGATCAATCTAGATAGAAGGAATGCGCGTGCGCGCGAGTACCACAGACTCAAGATCAATTGTGGCAGACACGTCGTCCCCCTGTGTCCCCCAAAGTAGGGACACGACACGTTGCTCAAGATGGTTCCAACTAGACCCGATACCGGTAATGTTCTTCTCATCACCCCGGGGAGCGGCTGAGAGGCAGGGCTCCGGAGAGTGACCGATACGCACCAGACCTCAACTACATAGATTCGCCCCGAGTGTACGGGTGCCCGACCATTGCGCCTAGCAATGCGGAAAGCACCTACACTATCCGATCCGCAAAAACGGACGGGTAAGGCAGAGTAGGGAGCGGATATGCGATATGCGAAAAGCTTCATTTGATCTTGATTGAATGGCTTTTTACATATCGGGAGAGATTGGAAAGTGAAATGGGTACTTACACAATTACTTCCGAAAAGACCGGTATTACTAAGACTTATCAGGAAATCATTACCGCCGATGATGTTACCGATGAAATTCTCGCCGATTGCGTGAGCATTGAAGAGGGTTTCTACGGTAATGATGCTCGCATTGATTGGCAGGATTTTTTCGATAGGCGCCTGGACGGTATGTCGCTGAACAATGGCAATTACATTTGTCTGGGAAATGAGTACAACACTCCGGCAATGCGAAAGATTAAGAATTACATTAACAAGATCCGCCGCGAATCCTGAATAACTAACCTCTAACTACTCCCGATATGTAAATGGTTATTCAATCACCGAGAGGAATTGAAATGCTCACTTATCAGGTGGTCGCATACGGTTTCGGATACGGCGTCAAGGCATGGCGCACGGTCACGCTCCCGAACGGAAAGGTAATTCATCCCTACAAGGGAATTGTGTTCACGACTCCCTGCCTCGCTCGCGCAAAAGGTTGGGTGCGCGACGGCAAGTGAATAACGGAATTGCATTAGCCATAAACTATGCGACAGTTTATGGCTTTTGTTGTTCACTTATTCATTCCCATTTCACAGAGAGGTGACAATGATGATGATTCTCAAGAATGAGGACAACGGCCGGACGATGATGGTGGAGTTTTCCCGCGCGGCGTGGGACAGACTCTCCCGCCAGGGCTGGCGGCTGGTCGGTACCCGTCCTCTGTGACCTAGGTCACGCTGACAACTTCCGGCGTGTCGCTCACGTTCGCGTGGCAAATGCCGATAGATTGGTGTCACCAGCACAGAGGAGAGGGAAAAATGACTGACGGACAGTTTTTCCGGGCCATTGCGGTTATGCTCGCGCTTTACGCGATTGCATACTCTTTCGTTTCCGCCTCTTTCTGAGAACTAGGAGATATCATCATGGGCAAGCACGCACGGGACGCCGTTTCTGCTATCAAGTGGAATGAGCGTCTTATCCGCAATCTCCGCACTAACCCCGACCCCTCTTGGTCTTCCCAGGACCGAGTTACTGAGATCTTTCTTGCTGAGAAGGAAATTCACGACTTTGCCCGCAAGATTGATTCTGAGGTGGTCGCTATCTTTCACCTTTCAAACGACCGGTTCACGACGACTAACTCTATGACGGCGGTGTGACATGATTGAGACTACTTACTCTGACATTGTGAATGACTATCTTGATTCGATGATTTGGGGTGACGGCAATGTGGAAGATAGTATGTGACTGGTGCGACGGTATGCTCGCTAGCGACACCAGTTTTTACGCGATTGTCAGACTTGCTAATCGAATTGACAAGTGTGCCGATTGCAAGGATTCCACCTCCACCATTGTGCAGGCTTAGTGGCATTGCGTTAGTCACAAATTAGAAATAGTTTGTGACTTTCGTTGCGTCTCTAAACTGAGATAGCAAATCGACTCACAGAATAGGAATTCAAAATGTCTCGCGAATCCCTTGAGTGGCTGAACCAGAACACGCTCATTGGCTTTACTGACAAGCGTGGCAAGGCATGGCATTACTCGGAGCGTAGCCAGGGTGATAAGACGAATCACTATGCTGGTGCAATTCCGGTTGAGGATGTTCGCTCGCGTATTCTTTCCTGGGAGCCGATTAGCCTGCCGCTTTCTGTGACGATTCCGGGTGTTATGAATGCCGATGGTGTTTCTCCCGACCGCACGGTTACTGACCCTAACCGTCAGGTGATTGTGCGTCCCGATAATGGGACCATTATGGGAGTCTTTAAGTCTGGGTATCGAATTCACGGATATACTGAGTGGCTTATCAATAACATTTCCACGCTTATTGACGATTCAAACCTCCAAATTGCTAGTGCCGGTCTTCTCAAGGGTGGCGCCCAGGCATGGGTGCAAATTGAAATGCCCGAGAATGTCGATACTCCGGAGGGAATTACTTTCCGCCCCTACCTTTGTGGTTCTACTTCTCTTGACGGTTCTCTTTCCACCGGTTACACGCGCGGTTCTACTTTTGTTGTGTGCGATAACACCCTCGCAATTGCGCGTAGCGCGGGAACGACTATTAAGGTCAAGCACACTAAGAATTCTCTTTCTAAGATTTCTGATGTTCGGGCCGCGCTTGATATTGTCCACAATGATGCTGACGATATTGCCGCTGAGATTGCTACTCTTTGCTCCACTGCCGTTAGTGATGCGGTTTGGGCTGAGTTTCTTTCTCTTGAGACTGCACCCGCTAGTGATTCTAAGCGCGCCGTCACTATGTCGGAGAATTACCGTGACAATCTTTCTGCTCTTTGGAATAACGATGCCCGAGTTAGCCCGTGGAAGGGAACCGCTATGGGGGTCGTGCAGGCCGTGAATACTTATGCACACCACGGGAGCATCGTCCGGGGCGCGAGCCGTTCGGAGCGGAACGCGGAGCGCATGGTGAGCGGCAAGATCAATGATCTTGACTCGTCTACCCTCGCAACTCTTGACCGTGCGCTGACGATGGTTGGCTGATACAGGCCCTGTAAGGGGTCTAGGACGCTCTAGAGGGGTGGGGCCGGTACTCACTACCGGCCCCACCGGCCCAGGCCCTTAGGCTCAAGAAAAAAACTTTTCAAGATTGTTTAAGGTTTTGAGGGTTAGGGCCGATGGGATGGGGGTAACCTACTCGACAGAGAGGCCGGAACGATGGCAACCAAGATCCGCCGTTGTGAGTTCGGATGGAATTGCAACCGAATTGCATTCCGGATGATTAACGGAATTTTCACTTGCAAGACTTGTCACGCTCACTCAACTAAGGGAGTCAAGCGATGATTTCCACGAATAACGTCCCCCGCCCCGTTATTGACGCATACGAATTGACTGCAAGTGAGCGCGCCAAATTTGATTATCTTGATTGGAACCGAATTGAAATCGGTGAGGATTCCGCTAGTTTCTTTCGGTACCGTGACAGCCTTTATGATTTGGGCGACGCGCAACGCATTACTGAGACAATGACTAGCCTTTCCGGTTGGCATGGTTTTTATGGTGAGAGTTATTTTAGCGCCGTTGTGTTCCGTTATTCTGACGATTTTGAGCATGTCACTGTCGGACACTGGACGGAGTGAACAAAATGAATACCGACACGGTTTGCTTTACATGCGGATTCTGGCCGAATACCGATAACCTCACAATTGCGGAGCAGGAGCATCGTGCATTTGATGGGGCGCATTACCCTAATTGGGTTGAGGATTCTCTCTGAGTAGTTAGTGGCTTTCGGTTTAGTCGGGTCGACTCATACTCCCCGACTACTCCGTGAATTACTAAACACAACCGAGAGGAATTGACATGTTCAAGGTCGTTAACGAATTCGGCGAGGATGCATCCGATTTCCTTGTGAACGCTCTTAGTGATGCTGACCTCAAGTGTCCTAGCCCGTGGTACTTCCCGCTTTACACCCTTGAGATTGTAGAGGAGAACTGAAATGACTATCTCTTACATTCCCGGCGGGAAGTACGATTCGGCCCGGGACGTATTTCTTGATTACATGGTCAGCCAGGGATGGGCAAATGAGTCTGGCGGTGACGTGGAGTCTAATGCTGGACATTTTGCCATTATCAAGAATCCCCCGGCGGAAGTCACTGAGATTGCCAATGCTTTTGATGATGAAATGCGGTCCCTTAACGTTTTCCGATCCGACATTATCGGATACTTTGTTCTCCACACTGACTCACAGGGTTTTGTCAGCGTGCATGCTTTTGAGACTGAGACAGCCGCTGAGATTGTTTATGCCGAGTATGAGCGTGAGTACTCCGATTGGCTGATGGCTACGGGAGCCTAAAGGTTCTAGCGTTTCTTGCCGATAGATAGTTATCACCCACTAGCGATTGGATAGAATCATGGCTGGCACCGCGAATATCCCCCTTACCTACATCCACAAGGGTATTAAGCGCCGTACCCACATTACTGCCACCCATAAGGGAGGTTCTTACATCGATCTTTCTTTCGGCGGGGCTCACCCGTCAGAGGTAATTAACGTCTGGGACCACCAGGCCGGTAAGTCTAGGCTTACAGGTAAGCGCGGGGAAGTTAAGGCCATCCTTACTGAGTGGATTAAGGATGAGGACGATTACGAGCGGTCTTATCAGGATGAAGGGGATAAGTTTAACCGCAATTGGCTTCGTCTTTACGTTGAGAATTCCTGACTTAGTGTGATTGGGTTAGCAATAGACATAGCGCTATTGCTTTCCTTGCTTCACTAATTCATCCACTACTCACAGAATGGATATCATCATGATTGCTACCGTCGATAACCTGGACGCAATTACCATTTTTGATATTGCTTTTGAGGTTAGTGAGAATCATGATGTGAGCACGCGCATGGACGTTTATACTCCCGCCATTCTTGATGGTGAGATTGACTCTGACAATTGGGAGTTTTTCTCTGACGGTTATACGGGCCAGTACGGTTACAGTGGCCCGATTATGCATGACAGCGAGTACATCGGCGGAATGCTTGCGGAGGACATTCTGAATGAGCCTGGCATTTATGTTGTCGTCGCCGCTATGTATTCCCCCAAGAATGACAATGATGAGTTTGTCTGGGAGGGTTGGGCTGTCCTCCGTTACGTCGGAAAGGATTGATTATCATGGATGCTCCCCGTACTCGCGCAATGATTCTGAAGTCTCTTACTGAGAATATCGAATACATCTTTATGGGTAATGCTTCCATCGGTAAGGATGATTATGCTCGACTTGACGCCCTTACTCACGAGTTTGAGACATTGACGCGAGATATTCAGACTGCCCGTCAGCGGCGGGGCCGGTAAGGTATGCGTATTCTTTTCGGTCCAGCCATCATCTACGGTTTCTTTATCTTTTGTGTCATCATTCTTCCTATTATTCTCGGTGCTATTTTCATTCACACGCTGATGACAGGATGAGCAATGCCTACTGAAGTTAAGGAAATTCTTATGGCTGCTCTTGATTATGCGTTCGCCACTCATTCGATTACCGATAGCGAGCACCTGACCGCATATGTTTATCTTGAGGAGAACTGAAATGATTGAGGCTTTCAATTCTGCTATTGATGCTGACCATTCTCTTGCTTTTGTTATGAATCACATTATCAATGGACAGAATAGGAGAAAGGATAGGGAATTCACTAAGTCTCTTGACAGCCTGGCCGACCGGCTGGGCCTCTAGGATCGACGCAGAGCCTCTAAGGGGGGCCGCCAGGCCCCACGGGTCCAGCGGCCCCCTTGCTCGCGTTACAGAGCCCTACAGAGCCTCACAAAAAATCTTGAAAAAGTTTGTGTGTTTGGCTTGAGTTTGACCACTGCGTGCCCGAAGATACATACATGAACCCCCGGCGTGTCGCAGGACGCGCCGGGGCCCGATCGGCTAGGTTCTACTCATTCAATCTCGTGGAGGTTATTGAAATGGCTAGCGCTCGACCTGACATGCGTGACTATTTCCGTGCTCGCATTGACTTTCATGTCAATGGTATTTTTTCTAGGAACACGCGACTTCCCTCTGGTGTTCGCAAGATCATCGGTGACGTTACTAGTCGAGAAATTGTCGTCATTATGGATGATGGCACGACGCACAATTATTCTGGCGGTCGATACGCGGAGCGGAAGCGAAATGGTTGTTACGCTCCGCTTATGCCTCGCCCCGCTTGATTTAGTGTCATTGCCTTTCCCAATAACCGGCGGTTATTGGGATTGGTTGTGATCCTAACTCTGGGATTCCCGAATGAGAGGATATTAAAATGTCTTTCGCTTCCTACCTCGCTGAAAACAAGACTCGCCTTGCCAGTGAGGCTAAAAATCCTCGCGCAATTGTGAGCAAGCCTGTTCACGTCATTTCGGCTCACGGCGTTTCTACCATTAAGGGGAAGTGAAATGAAGCGACTCAACTTCAAGACTGACGGTAGGTCAGGACAGCATGTCGCAAGCAATAGTGATTACTACGTTGTGATTACTTGGGTCGGAAATGCTTTTGAAGTTGAGCACACCATGCGCCTCCCGGGTCGTTCAATTTTTTATGGGTGGACGACTGTTGTTTATCGCAATTCTTACCGCGCCGCCGTTAGTGCAGCCGTCCGAATGTCTAGGGGGTAATTGTGGCTAATTATCGAATTGATAAGGATAGTACCGGTAAGGCTTATGCGCGGATCGGTACTCACGAGAATGGTGAGAGGTTTTACATTAGTATTGTTGACGGCGGTAAGTCTGCAAGTATTGTCATTGACCGTCACGATTTTCTTGAGACTATCCGCACGATTCTTGAGGAGAACGACTAATGGCTACGGCATATCGACTCAACAGTGAAAGCCCTCACGGATTTGTTATGGCCTCTCAATCTAATAATGGGAAGACTGTTACTGTTTTTCTGCAAGAGGCTGATGAGGCGGAGCATCACGCTACTGTGACTTTTGACACCGCCGATTTCCTCAAGTACATGACTACTCTGCTCAAGAATTGGGGGAAGTAAATGTACAACGATATTATTGGTATTTTTGAGGACATTCACAGCAATAAAATGACCGTGACGGTTTTTGAAGACGATCAGTATGTTTACCTTGATATTGAGACTGCAAGCGGAGTTGTTGGGGACTCAATTGCATTTGACGCCGACACCTTTCTTAAGTTTGCCGATACTGTTGCTGAGATTGCTAAGACGATTAGGGAGAACGGCTGATGACTACTCGCGTTTATGTCGAGTTTGACAATGATGATTACGCAGCCCGCTTTCTTTATGACCTTTCGGTGGGTTTGCTTAAGCATGTTACCGACAGCGGTTATCTTGAGGAGGACTAATGCGATACGTGGTCGTTAATGTCGTTGACGATATTGTGTATTCAAAGACCTGGAAGGGTGAAAACTTTACAGAATATCAGGCGCAGAATTTTTGCACGATTAACAATTCACGTTACCCGGCTGACTCCCCGCGCCTTTTCGTTTTTGAGCGGGTGTCTAATGCTTGACTTCACTGATGACATTACTGATGACGACATGATTAATTATGACCGGGATTCTTTTGTGGAGGACTATTGGGATGAACTGGCTTTTTGAACTACTCGGTATTGATAGGGAATGCGACTGTGAAGACGACGACAACGATTGGGGATGGTTCTAATGGACGATTTCACTACAGTTACTGTCTACTTTGATAGTGCAGAGAGTGCGAGCAACTTTTACGACAACGTTCTACCGAATATGAAGGGATTTATTGAGGCGCATATCTCCTGACCAGTAACCGGCCCTAATTGGGCCGGTTACTTTTTTTGGACAAAAATGGTTGCTTGCGGCAAACAATCACACATGTCATGACATACGGATAACTTCATGATCCACAATCAATCTAAAAAATCTTGGAACACACCTCAAGAAACGGGGTTAGGAAGCCGATACTTAGGGCATACTAGAGACACAAGGGCAGGGACTCACAAGGGAGAGAGATCATGGCAAAGTGTGAGCGTTGCGGCTCCACCGATGTGAGGTGGGCAGAGTCAAAGACGACCGGTAAGCCCTATCTTCAGGACACCGTTAACTGGACCGGTGAGCGCTACGCTGTTTCTCGGACCTACGGGCGTGGTCCTCACTTCAAGACGTGTGAGTCCCGCCAGCGGATGAATGCCGAGTACATGAAGACACTTCGGGCCAGTACTGCTGATCGAATTGCCGCCCGGTACACATTGACCGTCGTTATTCCTCTGAGCATGGCGGGTGACGTCGACACGGCAATTCGATGCATGGAAAAGGTTCCGGCGTGGCGAGAGGGTTTCATTAACCGATGATCTTGGGTAGGGCCGCCTACGGGCGGCCCTACCGGGAGGCTAAAAAATCTTGGAAAACGCTTACAGGAAATCCACAATCTTGCCGATACCTAGAGTAGAGTGAAGCCATCACCTAGAGAGAGGGATGATCGTGTACAAGATCAAGACCGTTGAGGCCGGATATGCTCGCGTTGAGGTTGACGGTGTTGTAATTGGCACAATGACGCGAGACGATTTCACGGGATTTTGGCGGTGTAAGATGACTAATGGTTATGCTGTTGGTAGTGGCGACACTCGAAAGTTGGCTGCTGAAAAGATGTTTGCAATGCACGAGCGTTTTCAGCGCGGTTGATATCCATATCTATTAGAGAGGAATGACCATGAACGGATACATTTACTGCGATTTTACAGAACGGTTTGAGCGTATCGGTGCAGACGAGATTGATAAGCCGTTCTGTACCGGATGCCGTGTTGATATTGACGCATATGGTGAGCACCCCTGATATTAGCAATTGGCCCCCGGTAATTCGGCCGGGGGCCGGTGGATGAGAAAGGATATCGATATGTCTAATGATGTGTGGCGTACAGACGCTAAATGTCATTGCGGAGATAATGTCGTTGTTCGTTTTCAGTGGAATGGATTTACGCGCGGTTTATGTGAACATTGTGACGATGTTAGGTGTGATGCATATCCGGGGGAGTGCGGACGATAATGGCACAAACAATGGAATGCCCTAAGTGTGAAGGGGAGGGAAAGATCAAACGATTTACACAATGGGATAACGGCCGGTGTTTTAACTGTAGAGGAACAGGCAGTGTAGTCATTACCAAGATCAAGAAGAAACTACCTGTTAGTTAGTCGATTAGATTTACTAACTACGATCATGAACCAAGATCAACAACAATCTAAAAAATCATGAACAGAAACCTCAAAGATGGGGCTCTAACGACGATTGATCCTGTAGAGTCGTCCTAAGACGAAACCACAACGGAGGAGAAGGAACCATGACCAGCACCGACTACATGATCAAGCCCGCTACTGTGGGTTTCACCGTGACGCACGTTCCTACCGGGATCATGGACGTTTTCGATCTTCGTTCGCTTTGTGAGCGTTGGATCTCCCGTCACGCTGAAATGGTCACCACCCCCGTTGTGGCACCTGTGCAGGCGCCTAAGGGGCTCACCATTGGTAAGGCTGCTGAGATGGGTCTAGACGGTACTGATGGTGCGTGGGTGGTGGTGTGTGAGGACCACAACACGATCGTTAATGTCCGTACTCGCAAGGATGCGCGGACTGTGACTGGTGTTGACTTCTGTGATGGGTGCCGGGGTGACGATGAGATCATGCCGTGTGGGTGCGTTGAGGGTTTCTGCTACTGCGATTGATTATCCTTAGGCCCCGCCCCTACGGGGGCGGGGCCGGTGGGGTAAAAGATCATGCAACACACCTCAAGGAATCACCATTAGAGGTCGATACATAGGGTAGAGTGTGAAGCACAAGGAGAGAACAACCACCAGGGAGAACGATCATGGCTAAGACGATCACTTGGAAGAAGATCGCGAACAACGACATTGAGGCTAAGACAGAGTTCGGTACTTACACCATTGCAAAGGTCGCCGGTAGTGCGTATGTGACTATGCCTAATGGAAATGTTATCAAGGTTAGGACAATCATTGAGGCTAAGGAGATTGCATTGGTGTCATGGCTTAACGGTGGTAACTGAGACAAAAGAAGAAGGATGAAGGAGGGAGTAAGACTACAAATTAAAAATTAAGAATAGAAAAAATAAAAGACAGAGATATAAATGAGTAATCGCGCTAATATTGATTGTTTCATTAAAACGAACAATTGTACCGGTAAAACGAACGATTATGCCCTAAAATGCCTATTTTTTGCCCTATTTCCCTAATATTTGATTAAAAATACCCCCTAAATTCAATTGTTGGGTGTATTTGTCCCTTATATAAGGTATAGCCCTTGTCTTTATATGAATTCTTACATGGATTCTTATTTGTTTATGAATTTAAATGTGCGCTCTATTGTTTTTGATTTTTTGTTAGGAAATACCACATCGTATTCATATATCGCTGACTTAAATTTCAGTATTTCAAAGTTTGGTGACTGTGTGTGATTGAAAATGGACGCATAATAGCATGTCAATAAAAAATGATGCTAAATTTGGTGACTGTTTGTAGTATTTTGTTAATTTTGGGCATAAAAAAGCCCGGTCGGCGCTTTCGCGCCGCCGGGTTTGTGTTATTTGTTGTAATATTGGACGATTCTGTTCAAGATTTTTTGACTGTTTGTGCTGATAATACGATTTGATTCTAACTGTGCTAGATCTTGTATGAAACTGTCTAGTTCTTCTTGGGTGAATGTTAGTGTGTATATGGTTTCTTTGGTAATTTCCATTAGACACAAGCCTCTGTGAGTAATGGGATGAACCATTCACAAAAATAGTCAATGTTGGCAGGTACGTTGTCGTGTTCATAAGCATATGTTAGGGATTCACGAAGAATATTTAGTTCTTCATTGTCTAATTCAAGAGTATGAGTTGTCATTGAGTTTATTTTCATCGTTACTCCATATAGTCTTCTGCATCATTATAACCGGCGCACTCAACTAAAGCGTTGTTAATGCTATCGGCTTTCTTTGCAACATGTGACTTAAAAGCATGGTAGACACGACCGTTGGCATGGGACTGATAAGTCACTTTTGCTGACTGGTGTGTAAAGTCTAGAAGAAAGATGAGTAGCGAAATTTCACTCTCAGCCAGCCTAATGTCATAAGACTTTTCTGTAGGTTCTACCACTTGAAGTAGTTCAGCCATCAATCTTCCTTAGGTTGGTGAGTTCAAAATATACATTGCGGGCATGATCGTCTAACACACTACTTTTGTTAAGATAGGAAAATTTTTCTAGAATCATTTCTAGATATACATGAGTTTCTTCTGTCATCTCCCATATATATTTACCCATTAGAGATCCGAGTCATCAAAAGAATTAAGAATAGCGGCAGCCAAATCTTTCTCCGCCGGGATAAAAGCATTTGCACCATTCAGTGATCTAACCGCGTTCATGATATCGGAAAGAGTTGTTGCTTCTTCGCTGTTGAATTCAAACCTGTAAATGGGGTTGCTTACTTTTTCGTAATTCATACCCGCCTCACACCGCCCCTAATTTTTCGTACATGTCGCTAAGAATTTGCTCGTAATAGTAAAATTCCGGGTCGGTACTGGCACGGTAAAGAAAACTGCGGAAATCGTCTGCTTCATTAGCATCTAGTTCAATGACTATTTCACTACGTCGTTTAATCTTCATGATACCCCCGAAAATTTGGCTAGAGTGTCGTAGAGTTCTTGGACAAAATCGGCATGGTCATAGGTCCGCCGGTCCAACTTAGAGGCTGTAATAAAATCTTGAAGCATCACAGCCTCATCTTTGGTGAGAGTGACTGTCATACGTTCGTAAGTTTTAGTTTTCATTTTCCATCTCCTCAAGAATTTCTGCCGCTAGATATTTTGAACCCCCAAAACCCTCTAAACCCAAAAAAGCATTCATGATGGTATATAGGTGTTCGGCCTCTTCTGGATCAAAAGTAAATTCGTAAGTTATGTGCTTAATCTTGTTGGTCTTCATAACTACCTCACAAAGAATACTTGTCGAAGTTCGGCCATAAGTTCTTTATCTTCAGCGTCTTGATCTGGGTGGATAAGATTCAACAGGCTGTTGATCTTATACATTTCATCTAATGTAAACTCGATGATATAAGTTGTTCGGTCTGCTCTTTTCATAATACCCTCACGGCTGATGGTTGATGGTGTACTCAGGTGTTGGCATGGTCACAAGAAAAGTGTATCCCTTTTCAGACCCGCTCAACACCATGTCCGGTATCAGATGCTCGATAGTAAAAAATCCGTCCGGAGTGCGAATCACAGCGTAGTCATCGGGGTTGCACTGATTAAGCAGTGCTCTAAGTTCTTTTACTCTCAATGTGAATCCATAAAGAAAGTTACCCAGGAGACCGCCGCCATAATCCCACAGAAAACAACACAGGCTAGGGTGAAGGGTGTGAATCCTACTGCAAGGTTGAGTCCGAGCAGTCCAACAAAAATAAAGGTACAGATAAAAGGCCAAACTACCATTATTCCTCTTTCATAGCATTATCGTAAATAAACTGTTCTCCCGCGCGGGCGGTTGATTTGTCACTGCTATTGGCATAAGCAGCGACCATCTCCCAATTGATCTCAGTCAATTTGAACCCTTTCGGAGTTGGCGAGATGGGCATCACGCCTTCTACTTTCAGCATAGCGCCGCCAGTTCTCTTTTTCCTCGATCAAATGCTGCAAAAGGATATAGGACCCTCCTTTAATATTTGTGACATTGAACTGAGTAGCAGGATAATCCTTCTGTGCTAGATCCCAAGCCTCAATAATCCAGTCATAAGAAGTCTGCAAGTTTTGCTGTGCCTTGTTCAAGTAATTTTCTATCTGAGCGGCACGATAAGATCCCTGTTCGTCAATCATAGTTCCTCCCAATGTTTTGTCCACTCGGGACTACCATAGCGATTTTGTTCAATATTAAACCAGCCAGAAATTAGTCGAACGTAGGTAACACCACCCTGCCGAACAACTGAAGAAATTTTATCTGGCTTGGTCGAACTGATGTACTCAAGAAAAGCCTGGTTGATTTCAGGATAGTTATTTCTTAGTGACGTTACTAGTGACACCGGTATATGATGAATATCAAAATCACCGCTCAAATCTTTACTCACAAAAATGGGATCATTCTTCATCAATCAAACCTCCAACTTTATAAGCAGCAAGAATAATAAGTGGTACAACAACGATGGTGGGAATCCACCAGTAAGAAGTTGCAAAAAGAGTAAGCAGATAAATGACACCAAAAATAGCCCCAGCAACTACTACTGCTGGAATAATCACAGAAAGAAAAAATAGCATTCCACCAGCAACACGCCTCAGTGGTTTTGGCAGATTTTGAATTTTCTTAGTCTGATAGATATCACCGGCATAATCAAGAGGGTGTTTCATCAAAGTCCTTTCCAATCCAATAGAGAACGAAGATGATAACTGATAGACCTAGAACAATAATGATAGGCCAAAAATTAAGACTGATGAGGAGGAGTATAGATGTGATAGAAATAATCAGAGAGCAAAATATGAGTGTGGGGACAAGAATAAAGGTCATAACAATAAGACCGCTCAGTACATTACGTACCGGCGCTGGTAGTCGTTGAATAAAATTAGTACCAATTAGATCTTCAGCGACTGCTAGAGGATCTTTTATAAACTTAATTACCAGTTGACTTCAATCCTTGCCTGGTCGCTTTCCCAAGGACGGTCGCCCTTAGTGATTTTAACATCAAAATTAGCATCGTCGGGTGCTTCAATATCACTGAGAAAATCTTGGACATCTTTAACACTCGTAAGAAGGTCTAGATACATAGTAAATCTACGATCAATGTGTTTCACCAATGATTCTTCCTCCATTGTTTTGCGTACTGGCGTCGTTCCCAATATGTCAGACCATCATTGCCTGTCATCCAAAAGAGAATGGCACCTAATCGTCCATTAACCTCATGCTTGAAGTCTTGTTTATGTATACGCATCTTCCCCCTTATAGAAAGACACTCCTATACGCATAAACGTATAGGAGTGTCGTATCCAATACTAAAATACCCAGTTTTTATCAGCGTGAAGTGTGCGAATGGTTGAAATCCATTTGCGTGAGACATAATCCGCTTCAGTAATTGGCTCATCAAAACTTTTACCATCACGGCGCCAACCGTCAGGGTCCATAATGACAATACCCTCTTCAGCAGCCCACTCTACAGGCTTCTTTTTAATCTTAGTAGGTGTCTTGTCTACCTCTTCATCCAACCACACTACACGAGTCGCGCCGTTGTGTCCATGAATTGCAACAACGTCTTTTATACCGCCCTCATAAACTACGGTAGACCTAAACGAACTAAGCCAGCGAAGACTAACCGTTCCATCAGTAAACTCAATACCTTCAACAACAGCGCCGGTACCTGAAATACCGGACACATCAGTATCTCTATGAAGTTCAAACCTCCGTGACATCATGATCACCCCACTGCTTTACCTCATCATAAGTTTCCTCGAAAATGTCCATATCGCAGGGATAAAACTCGCCTCTGACACCTTTGATAATATAATCTCCGGGCTTGGCAAGGTGGTCGCCTTCAAGAGTGTGAATAACTAAATAAGAACGAATTTCATAGTATTTCAAGTGGTCATTTTTTTTGACTTCTCCGCCGCACCATTCAGCAATATCATAAGCATTATCGCCGTAAGGGTAACTGAGTTGATAAGCCTCAATGACTACTGGCTTTTTGCGGTACTTCTTAATTTCGCTCACTCAGCGTCCTCTTCTTCAAGACTTGCTAGATAATCATCCACAACTTGTTCAATATACTGACCATCTGGGTCATTAAAAGTTGCAAAAGCAATAAGTTCCTCACGCAGCGGAATAACTTCACGCCCCGCTGCTGCATAAAGAGCATCAACAATCTGATAAATTTCTTCAATATTGACAATCACTCGTACTGAATCTCTAAAATTGACTTTAAGATAAATACTTGCTTCGTCTTCGTTACAAAGACTATTATCAACTTTGAGAATTGACTCATCTTCACCTATTAGTTCCAGCATTTTATCTCCTTAGATATGAACGACTGACTTTGTGTCTGCTAAGAGTGCATCAAACGTAGGCTTTACAGAGTGGTAGCCAAAGGCGTACGAGCCTTGAGCGGGGTTCCAGGCTCTAAAAGCCCTTCCAGCCCTTTCTACAACTACTTTTTGAGCAGCGGTAGGACGGTTGATCATAGGGTTCTTTGCTTTGACATCTGATCTGTTTTGATCTTCGTATTTAACATAGTAGCGAACATCACTGATCAAACCGGCCTGCTTAAGTTCAAGAGCCGCCTGTCCCATGTTTCGATGATCTGAATGAGAATCCAGATAAGTCATGACCTTATGTGAAGCGGCAGGATACTGACGTTCGTAATCTCTAATAATATCCTTAGAAGTGTCTACACTAATACCTTCAGGAAATCCAATAACACCCCAACTAACATTTACTCTACCATTGGCATAGAGGCGGTAGGCTCCAATTTCTGAAATGAATTCAGATTCACGAGCAAGTGTAATATCAGTAGGGGTTAGAGGGTTAACTTCATAATTCTCTAGTGCAGGGTTATGACGATGACCTTCATAGGTATCCGCCGATCCATTGAGAACGTTTTGCATATATTGACTTGAGCCTAGAGTTGCTAGAACCACAATAATGTCTCTACCGGCGTCAATATGTTGAATAATATCTGTACTCATCGACAGATAAGAATCATCAGCATGTGGTGCATAAAAAATTGCGGGGGAACGAGTTACCATATTTCTCCTATAAGTTTATTCTTCAATTCCATCCCAACCAACTTGGTTGAGACCATAACTGTGATGCGGCATTGAATTAAGTCTAGTTTGTTGCTGATTGCCAAGTGCTTTAATTATTTCTCTGGCAAGCAAGCCGTTATGCGGGGTCTTAACTCCAAATGAATCAAGAACTTTTACCACAGCATTTACGGCAGAATCGCTAACATCTTCTAGACCTCCATGAATTCCCATGAAGCCACCTCATCATCTTGGACCCATATATCTGAGTCTCCATCAGGAAATTTTACCACCCAAAGTGGTCGTCCATCTACTCTTTTGTCTTCACGAACAATTTCAGCCCACTCACCACGGCGGTAGTGAGCCCAATGATTAGATTTAACTAGTTTAGGCATTCTTCATCCTTAGTCCGATAGTGTAAAACGTTCCAGCAAGTCCATAAATTGCGCCTAGTGCGATAAGAGAATCAATCAAGTGGTACGCTCCTTAATAGAAATAAAATTAGACACAATGGCTTTCTTACGGCCACGCTCATCACAGAAATAAACAAAATAATGACTTATTTCTACACCATGAGCATTATACGTTTCGTATTCCTCTCGACCTGTAGAGGGATTGATGAATCTAACTTCATAGCGTTTCATTTCGGCTCCCGTTTTCCCTATTGCGTCGTTTGATTCTCACAGCGGTTTTAATATTGTCAGTTTGCTCTTTAACAAAGATATAAAGCCAGTAAAAAATAACGCCCACAACAAACAAGCAAACAGATATTAGAAATATATAAGAAACGATCATATTTAATGATATGAGGTAAAAGAATAGCCATATAGAACCAAACGCAAGTGCAATAAGTAAAATAATGGCGGCCACACCGAGTAGCCGCCATCCAATCTCAACAAGATAGTCCTTCACCATAAACTCCTAGAAGCAAGTATCGCAAGTGCAGTGATTATATTTTCCTGATTCGCAGTTGGAACCTGCATCATGCGGAGGAAACATACCTCTACCCCATTTTTCACAATAGTTGCAGCCTTCAACTTTCATCCGTCTTTGATTCGACATTTTGGTCCTCAAGGTAGGCGGGCGGGGGTGCGAGGATATGACCTGCTGCGTGCAACTTGTTAATAAATAAAGCGTCTTCCGGATTGATGTTCTTCAATATAAGATGCATCACGTCATAGATACGCGACAAAACTATATGGTTTGCGGCATCTAGGTTTTCAAACAGGTCGTGCTTCACATCTTCCATAAGACCTACAATCTTTACGCTTTAGTCATAGTTTAGGGTTTTCTTCATGCAACATCTTAGCCATTACAATCATTGCAGAGAAGGTCCATCCTGAATGCCCTTCGTCAACACCCGGTACAAGTTCAATTTGTTTCTTATAATCAAGGCCGTTGAACTCATCAATCTTTTCAACTGGATTGTCAAACTGGAGGGACCATTCGTATAGCATCTGGGCTTGGGATACACAGAAAAGTTCATAGGCTCCATCGTTGAGCCAGAACTCTACTGTACCAGACTCAGACTCGAAACGCTCTAGGCGCTGACGAAGTGGCGGTAGCAGTTTATTCTTCTGCTCTAGCCATTTTTCGATATTTTCATCATATTCTTTTTGTTTACGATCTTTAATATCCTGAAGATAATCAGCATGTTCTTGATCTACTTCAGCGCGGGTTTTATACATATACTGGTATTCTCCGACTCTAACACCGGTAAACCTACCTCCCCATCCAGTATGGTTATACCAATGAACAGTGGCGATATCGCCGGGCTTAGGTAGAGGATAATCATTTTCATTAGGGACGTAGATGGAACCACCCTGAATAAAAGTAATAGCAAAATGCTTATCGTAAGGGTCAACTTTTTCAATTTCTTGCGTTGTAACAGTCCATCCATCGGATGCATCAACAGTTGCCATTTTTACTCCTTATTGAAGGGTCAGTCTTGATAGACATAATTTTCATCGTAATCATAAGATTTTTTATAAAAGTCGAACGCTTCTAGCGGCGGGTTGTGTCGAAGAAGAACGTAACAGTCTTGATGCAATTCAGTTTTAAAACTTACCCACCCATTATGGGTAAAATAACTTATATCTTCTAAATCAAGTTCTGGTCTTGGGATAACTCTTAGTTCAATAACATTATCGATCTTTAAACTTGATGTAGTCTGTGATGAAGTCATATCTCACCTTATTCCACTTAGCATCCTCAAGAGCATTGTGTAGCCCTTCGGGCTGACGAGGCATTTGCGGGTTACCTGCAAGTTTCACTAGAGTCTTAATATCATTTGTGAACATAGGTACGTTTTTTGGGAGGTCCATCATGGTCCCGAACGTTAGAGCCAAGCATACATGATCGTAACTACCATACCAAGCCCACAGGTCAGCGTCTTTTCCAATAAAATCGGAAAGTTCTTCGGCAATCTGTTTTCTAGGTTTTGCATTTGCTTCTGGCAGTAGATCGACAAAAGGCCGGGGCATATCATCAGCCCTAACGTAACCTGCCGCTATTGCATGGGGAATATTACACATAACATTTTCCATAATCCACTGATGTTTTGCTACTGCATACCTATCAAAGTCATCGTAAACAGCGTAATACTCATCACCTAGATCATTAACGATCCCAATAGAAATTGGCTCAATTGGATAGCCAAATCCTCGCTCGATGAATTCAAAATCATAATAATATCTCATTACTTCCCCTTAATTTAAGGTAACTATTTGTTTTTGTCTTTATGCTTTTGGATTTCAATAATAATTTCAGCAACAAGGGGGTGTAGATCTTCTATGTGAACCCATTCAGCATTTCGATCTTGTGGACCTGCCAACCCGTATCCATTAACGGCTTGATCCCACACTGCCCATACTGAATATTCAGAATCTTTAGGATCTTGCTTTACCGTTCTCCAGCGCCAAGGCGCACTCATCCGTACATCCTTTTATCCCATTCACCTCTTGTCTCAAGAGGTTTTATCTTATGCCACCAATCATGATGGACCTGAGCAACTTTAAATCCTTGTTGATGACTTTCGACAGCCTCGTGGGTTTCGCATTTGTAACAAATAAGCGTCCAAGTTTTACTAAAACGCCCCTTTTTAATTTTGAAAATACTCATATTCACCCAATCAGAAATATACAGATAACAGCGATTAAGATGTGGAGGGTATTATCTGTAATAATCATTAGCCAAGTTGACAGCCAATCCGGCGTACCCGGCGGGTATCCATTTTGGGGTTTATAATCTTTCCAATATCTTCTATGCTTAACTTTTTTAGCCGACGGTGGAGCCGTTGACATATTAGGGTGTATGGGGCGTGACATTGCAGTATCTAAACTATCCCATCCCGTTTCATACTGTTTGGTTTCTCCTGTTTCTAGCCACTTGTATTCATAATGGAACGACCTAGGTCCAAGTAGATTCTTTAGGTATGAAAAATGTTTAGCCAATCTATATCTATCAATCACGGCATGAGTGCCAGCAATGATAATAAGAGAAATAGGATTGAGGGTGATGAACAGGAACGGCAAAGTGTAGGTAATACCGTGAACAATCGCCGGGAACCAGCGTTTTACCTTCTCATTAGCCATCCAATGTGACTGTAATAGATAATCACCGATCAAATGAGCGAGAATGATAGCGCCTATCATTTAATATAGCCTTTTCGTATGGCAGCAGTAACTTGTCCTGGTGTCATCTTAGTAAAGATGGGATTACTCTGTCCACCAGCGTCATAGTTATTTCGTACTGAATAATAAGTCCCATTATATAGAACGATCGAACCGTGATGCAGGTCGCCAAATTCTTGTTTCATCTGCATGTTAAATTGTTGTTGCGCTTGAACTTCTGCGATTCCACCGTCATAAACCACTCGGTTAGTCAATTTTTCCTCGCTTTCGAGCCCACCAAACACTCACACTATTCATCTCAATGAATGTTGGTTCAGCCCAATAGGTGTAGTCAATGATGAACTTATAGTAGACACCTTTGTGATGAATGATCGTACCTTCAATAAGGTTTTCACCGTAGTACTCTTTAAGTTCTTTTTGAATCTTAATATAGCGAAGGTTATCTTCTGGTTCATAAATGATGGGACTCATTTGATTCTGCCTACCAGTTTGAGGAACCATACATGAAATTGTCCAAGACGTTGCCAATACCCATTGCCAAATTCAGAGGGTCCAAAAAATCCGTGATAAGCCCAATAGTTGCCCTCATCTGAAAGAACTATCGCTCCATCAAAAGCATTGTCTTTGAACTGCTGAGTAACCTTGCGGCGTTCGTCATTATATTCATCATGGTAGCGCTTGCCACCATCGTCAATCAGTTCAGCCAATTTTGATCTTTCCAATCAGTGTGTACCAGAATACTTTCCAATAATTAAGCGGAGCCCATCGGTTACCCCAATAATTATTGGTATAGCGCCAATATCGTCCCCCCTCTGTCTTGGCGATCATTCCAACCTTAGGAGGAATACCAGACTTACGAATCATCGACTCAATTTCTTTATACTCTTTGTCAATAAGTAAATACTTATTGTTTTTTCGATCTAAATCGGAAATCCATTTATCTTCATTAATCAACTTTGCCATAGTCAATCTCCATTCCCGGACAATCCCGAGCATAGTGCCAATAAGGCATCGGATTATTGTTTCTAGAGCCATGAATATTACAGGTGGTATGGATAGCCTCGTAAAATACGAGGCCACACAGAGCCAACTCACAGCCGCAATCGTACTCCAACTCAAGGCCGGTGCCTAGATGGATGTCATTCTTTTTTTGAACAACTAACGGCTGTTTAAACTGTTCGCTTCTTACAACCATTAAATCGCCGTCTGCTGTCTTTCAAAGATTACTTCAGCAGCCAACCAATCATCGAAATTATATTGGTCTCTACCGTCTAATTTAGCAATGTAAAGAGCAATAACTTCAATACGATCAGATTCTTCAATCATGTTCATTAATTGTTACTCGATTCTTCCAATACCACTTATGAACTATATAAGCCTCGGTTACACGTTGGTTGTTAACTATGTCGTATTGATAATGTTCTATCAAATATCTGAACCTAGATTCTTTGATGACGGGACAGCCAGACATGATTTTTCCACCAAAAAGTCTTACAGTAGCCGTTCTTATCATGGCGCGACCCTACCATTATCATTCCATGTCTGCCAGGTTATAGGCATAACCTCTTTGAAAATTGATTCCATCTTGTCTGCAACCATCTGGATTTCTTTTTGAGGTCGTGATACATAAGTTGACTCTTCATTCTCAGTCCTTAAAGAAAGAAAACTCATAAGCGACCTAGCATTACAAGTAGCCCAAAAATTGGTAAATATGTTAAGGGGCAATACCATGCGAGCAACTTCTTTTGCTACTCCAAGATTAAGTAGAGTTTGGTACTCGTTCCAGCATTCTTGAGACGACCTACGCAAAGTTCCTTGAGTATGATAAATCATTTCATAAGTGCCTGGCTCAAATGTGTAATGCCCAGGTTTACCTTTTTGTTGAAGATTTCTATCTTCATTAGTTACATAGAAAACCGGCTTGAGTTGAGTGTATCGTCCACTTTCCTCATTATATGACCATCCCGCTCGATGGCGGTGGAACTCTCTAACAACAAAAATCGGACAACTGATAACGAAAGTGAATGAATTATGTTCAAATGGACTCCCGTGACGATCTTTCATTAAATAGTTAATGAGGCCGGGGACTCGATTACTGTCCATATCCACTGCCTCTTCGCCTTTAGTGCTCACCCATGCAGCACGAGCAACATCTAGATCTGAGGCATTAGTTTTGTAAAGACTAACATCTACATCGTTTTTAAATTCAATATCTTGGAACGTCATCTAAATTTTCCTCTTCTTCTTTGGCAATAGGGCAATATATCTGATAGTTAACTAATTGAGGGCATTGCGACCAGTAGCACTCTCCGTCACGGTCGGCATGACACCTATTCTTTTCCAAGGAGAACCTTGTCCACATACTCAGCCATGCTTGAGACTCCTGCGTCTTCTAAGATGTGTTTAGTTGCTTCGTGATTTATCCCGGACTGGATAGCATTAGCGAACCATCCGATCATAGTTTCTTCATCATAAGGTATGTTGTGGTTGTCGTTGATAGTTTGAAGCCAGAACTTAGTCCAAAGTTCCGCGTCGACACTACCGACCACTTCTATCATACTTATTCTTTTGTCAGTCATCTTCGTACATCCTTTCATATTCTTCAAACGAGGTGTATTCGACTTTGATGTGCTCGCAATTTCTAGCATATTTAGCAATCGTATTAATTTTGTCTACCAAATCTTCATGCACTTCAGGATTTGAATATGATTGAAAAATTGAAGTAATCACTTCTCCCTCGAACTCAACAATAACATTTTCGCAAGTTTGTTTTTCATCAGTTAGATGGTAGATATTCATATAATTACTCATCTTCATATCTCTTTTCGTATTGTTCGTATGTCATATGATGAAGTCTAACAAAATCGGCCCCGCCGAGTTCTGCAACTTCTTTAAACGCTTCAGCCAATTTAAGGCGGGAGGCCGTGTTATCTTCTGGAATCCCGTAATCGGTATAGATTTCAGCGACTTTGAAGTCTTCATATTCAACAATAACTCCTTCTCCATCAGCACCATCTGTAAGAGAATAGATATTAATTGTCTTACTCATCGTGGTCCTAACTTGTTAAGAAACAGGAACCATCGGTACACAAGATACCAGTATGCGTCTTTGATTTTTTTCATACTCTTTGTACGTCCTTAAAGTTGCCATCGGGTCTAACAATTCGCACCGGCAATCTTGCGTCTAATGCTAGATTAATGCAGCCGGTGGTACCTCTAGAATTGTCTTTGAGGAATGCTATAACTCTGTCTGTTTTAGGGTTAAGGAGACTGACCATGTACTTGTTTCTCAAAGGTCCGGCAGCCTTCCCTTTTGACCAATCAGCCGGATAGGACTCAATGCTAGTTTCATAACATGTATTAATGTAATCGTCAGCCATAGCATCGGCGCCAGTAGGACATTGACCATGAACAAGAATGAACGGTCCTCTTTCATCCCATTCGTCATCTAGTTGGTCTTCAAGAAGTTCTTTTTCTTCCCAATTTCTTGAGCCCGTAACAAGAATGCGTCTCATTTAACTAGATCGTCTTTGGTGATCGGAGGCAGTTCAACATCATCGTCTGTTGTGAGGTCTTTACCATTAATATTAGCAATTAGAGAACGCTTGAAGTTATCACGTAGAAAAGCAACATCACTGTCAGCGCTTTTGTCAGCAAATATCTCATCAACTATTCTTTCGATAGTTTCAATGAGCATCTTTTTTACCGGGTCTTGTTTAACTGTTCTTGCCATCAGTTATCTCCTTCGTAGAAATTAGAACCAAGTTGAACCTTAGTGTTACAACTTAAACATCTTAACATTGGGTCATCGTCCTTGTTGATGCCGGGATATAAAGGAAGTTCATCATTAGGACAAAGAGGAATCTCAACTTCTTCATTCTTAACTTTATCCCAATATCTATGAAAGTAACTCCATTTTTTTACATCTATATTTTCATTCATACAATTATCTTACTCCTTAATCTTAAATATTAAGATATTAAGTAATAGTAGATACTTTATAAGTAAGTATTCTTATCTTAACTCTTAATTTTAGACATAGACGTACCCTAAGGGTATAAGCCCTAGAGGTCGCTCACAACAATGTTGCTTAGGGGCTGGATTAGTCATTATGAA